TGTTAACTCCAAGCCAGCTTTTCAACACATCCTTGGAAACATCTTTAATCTTCGTACCGTTGTCCGTATAACCGGCAATGTGCGTCAGGTTCGACGTGTTAAGGCCGTCACCATCATAACCGATTTCAATGACATGGCCCGAGTTGTTATAGTTAGTGACCCCACCATCCAGCGAACCAATGAATTTGTTGGCCCTGACATTTGCAAAAGCACCACTTCCTCGACCATCATTAAACCGATACTCATCAATGGCGTTGTCTCGGTATCCCCAGCAGACAGTGTTGTCTTTTGGAGTGCCAACAAAATTCACTTCATTATTTTGCTCGAACGCCAATTTTGAGTGGTTATGCTCACTCGGTGGAAACGTACTCGGCTTATCCGTCACGGAATTCCAGTCGGTCTTGATGCTCTTTAACTTGTCACCCACGGTCTTTGCGTCCGCGGGTGCGCCGTCAATGGTAAGGGTCTTGTCGGTGTTCACCACCTTCTTGGCCGCTTCCACCAGTTGGCGGGCTTCGTTCTCGCTGGCCTTGGCGTTTCCTTCGCTGGTCTTCGCATTCCCCTCGCTGGCCGCGGCCTTCCCTGCGCTTGCTTCGGCTTCCTTGGCCTTGGCGGTGCAGGTGGCCACGCTGGTCCCCATGCTGTCGGCGCTGGCTTTCGCATTGGTCTCGCTGGTCTTCGCGTTGGCCTCGCTGGTGGCAGCTTTCGTTTCGCTGCTCTTGGCATTGGTCTCACTGGTCTTCGCGTTGGTCTCCGAGGTCTTGGCAGCATTCTCGCTTGCCTTGGCGTTGGTCTCCGAGGTCTTCGCCTTGGTCTCGCTGGTCTTTGCGGCGTTCTCACTGGCCTTGGCGTTGGTCTCACTGGTCTTTGCCGCACTGGCCGAACCTGCCGCCGCAGAAGCAGAGGATGCCGCCGCGTTCTGGCTTGCCCTGGCTGCATTCTCGCTGGCCTTCGCGTTGGTCTCGCTGGTCTTGGCAGCATCCTGGCTTGCCTTTGCCGCATCCCGTGCCGCTTCGGCCTGACGGAGCAGCTCTTTGATGTTGACGATGCTCTGGTTCACAAAGTCCCGGGTCCACTCCATCGAGCTGGCGATGTATTCACGGACTTCCCGGCCATAGATCGCCTTCCGGATGCCCGTAATGATCGCATCAAAATCCATTGATATTCTCAACCTCCTCCATTTTGAGCCCTTACGAACTGCTCAGGTTGCCCAGCAGCTGGTTCAGGAAACTGATGATCGCCTGTGCGATCGTCCATACGCTGTCCATGGCCTGCTTCTGCACCTGCTGTTTGGTCAGCTTCTCGGGGGTCAGACCAAAGGTGAACTGCTTCTCGTTGGGTGCGTCCAGCGGCAGCTTCAGCTTGGTGCACACCAGCCATTTGTCGATTTCGTGGGGGCTGGAGATGATGTGGGTCTTGATCAGAAATCCCAGTCGGTCATTGCTTTCCCCGCTGTCCACCCGGTCGTAAGCGGTCAGGGTCATCACAGGCTCGATGTTCTGCTTGTACCCCTTCAGCTCGGTCTGTGCTTCTTTGCGCAGGTTGTCGCTGTTTGTGTTGCCATCGACCTGGATACACTTCTCAATGATGCCGTACTTTGCTTCTGCCGCCTCGTCCCGCACCGTCTCTGAGATCGCGCTCACGGTGGTCGTCTTGAAGATCCACCATCCGCTGGTGGTCGTCTGGGTGCCGTATGCGGTCACACGGGTCACCACGTCGCTGGACATCTGCTCCACATAGCTGAAATCCAGCAGATTCACGCCATATTCAATGGTCTGGGTCGTGGTGGCATCCGTTTCCACGAGGTAATCGATGTACACCCGCCATACCGCAGTGCCGTTGTCTGCCCGCACGATCCGTGTCCGCAGGTATCCGTCGTATTCTTCCAGCAAAAAGGTGTTCAGCAGACTCCACTGGCTCTCGAACAGGGTTCCCTTGCTGGAGGTGTCGATGGTGCGCCCGGGCTGGATGTTCACCTTTCCGATGCCAAAGGTCCCGTAAGGCCCCTGATAGTAGTCCTTCAACGCCTGCGTTGCAAGGTAGAAGATGCTGTTGGAGGGCACGCTCGACCACTGCTCCAGCGGGTTGTCTGTGGTCAGGTAGTAGGTTCCGCCGTTCACCTTCGGTACAAATCGCTGGAGATATCCCAGCACGCCCTCGGCATACAGCTTGTAGCTCAGGTCAAACAGCTTTTCCGTCTCGGTCACGTAACCCAGCCAGATCGGTTTGCCGTCCTCTTCCACCACCAGCCACGTTTTCTCGTACTTCAGGGTGGTGTACACGGGGTTCTTGTAGCTGCCGAATGCCGTGTTGATCTGGTACGGAATGGTCGCTTCAAAGCTGCCGAACTCGTTTTTGGCCAGGTTCAGCACCGGGTCTTCAAGGAATCGGTTGGAAACGCTTCCCTCTATCGTGTCACCCTGGGAATCAAAGATGCACTCCCGGGTGTCCCACTGGAACCCCAGAGCACTCGTGCCGTTAAAGGTCTCCGTCTTCTTTGAGATGGTTCCCGCATAAACTTGATATCCGATGGCTCCTCCCTCCTTTCTGCATCCATTTTGAAATTTCGTAAAGCTGACGGAGAGGTTTATAGATACGCTGGCTGGTAATACAGGTTGAGCGTTCCCGCATCGGTCGTGGTGCTCGCCCGCACTTCGTACACGTCATATCGCAGATCGTTGTCGATCAGGCCGATGTCCACCTTTCCCATGCCCTCGTCCATCATTGGGCAGTACGAGACCTCCTCTGCCGGAAGTCCCAGCTCTTTTGCCTTTTCGTAGGGGTAGGTCTGGCTCTTTGCCAGTGTAACCCCCACATAACCGCCACCGGTCCATTTTGCTTGCAGCAGGCTCGGTTTTTCGCTGGGCGGCATCCGGAAGGTCTTGCTCTGGAGTGCCTTGATGGGGATGTCCTTGCAGTAGGGCACGGCCAGATCGGTCTCAAACCCAAAGGTATCCCACACCCAGTCCTCCTGAATGTTGTCGTACAGGAACTTGAACGGGTAAAGGCTGTAGGCAAAGGTCACGACGCTGTGTCCGTTCTTCTGCTTGATGCCTCCGTTCACCCAGACACGCCCCAGATAAAAGAACGCCGGGTCATCCTCCAGCCGCACCCTGGTCTGTGCCGGGATCGAGTTGCTCTTCGCCAGCGCTCTGGAAAGATACTCCAGCGCTCCGGTTCCCACAGGGGTCGAAAGGTTCTGTCCCCGCCACTCGTCCGTATCCAGATAAAACTCCCAGCTTCCCTCCCGGGCCTTGAACACCGGGTAACCCGTCAGGCTCTTGGAAAGGTAGGTGGTTCCATCTCGTCCGGGCACGTTCACAGAGAGGACTTTCTCCACCGGGGGAGCCACCACAGGCCGGGAGACCGGGATCATCTTCCAGTCATCCCAGGTGTTCTTGTCACCAATGGTGATGGAATGGTACATGGCTCCTCCTTAACTCAGCATGTCGGCAGGCGGCCGGAAGTCATAGGAGATGGTCAGTGTCACCCGTCCGTCATTGCCGTTCTTGACGTTGCTGATCCAGCAGCGCCCTTTGTAGCTTCTTGTCTGCGCGGTGGAGAGCACGGTTCCGCCCAGTTCCATCCGCACCTCGCATTCTCTTCCCTGGATGATCCGCATCAGCCGGAAATAGGTGCTTGTCCAGTCACCTTCCCGGCTCGACCAGTCGGGATAAAGCCGAATGCTCTGTTCGGTCTTGTCGGGGATGCCGCATCGCTCCCGCACATCGTCCATGGTGTGCCGTCCGTAGTCATCCCAGCTGGAATGTGGTACGCCGTCCGCCACATAATAAAAGTCCCAGCTCCCGGTCGAGTTCTGGAACACCCTCTTCCCCAGCGGAGCCTTTTCCGGCGTGCCGTGGTAGGAAGGAAAGTCCATCGTCTCATATTTTTCCTCAAAGGCATTGACATGCAGGGGGTTCAGGGGGACCAGGTTGAAGTCTCTCGTGCTGTATTCCCGGGAAGCCCCTGCATTGTCATATACCTTAAAAATAAGCCCCGCAAATGTGGGGATCTTTGAGGAAAGCGCCGGGTCAGTTGCGCTCCGTCCCATCATCGGTTGTTCCTCCGGTTGATCTTCCCCAGCCCCTCGTCCACGTCGTTGATGATCTCGCCCACCAGTTTCCGGCCGTTCATCTGGACCTTCATGTTGGCTACTGCCCGGGCAATGCTGTCGATGTGCTCGCCCAGTGCCTCCACGCTCGAAACGATGTCGGCGTTGGGGTTTGCCTTCTGGTCAGCCTTGTTCGCCTCTTCCTGCTGGGCCTTGGTCACCTCGGCTCTGCGCACCACGTTGGCGGCAAGGCCTGCGGTGCGCTCTGCGTTCAGGGCGACCGTGCCGTTCTGGAACAGGGTGTCGTTCAGCCAGTCCACTCCATTTTGAACGTCGCTCATGTCCACTACGGGCTGGATGCTGGGTTCATACTCGAAGTCGTCGCTGGCAATGTCGCCCACTCGCTGGGCCAGATCCATCATGGTGGAAAGAGCCGTGTCGCTCACGTCCTGTACGCCCTGTACCACGGAACCGGTCTCGTCGGTGATGCCCTGCGCTAAACCAAGGCTCAGGTATTCGCCGATGCCCGCCATCACGCGGCTGGGGGAATGGATGCCAAAGAAGTCGCAGAATCCGTCCACCACAGCACTGCCGAAGTCGCAGATACCGTTCCACACCGCACCCGCCGCACCGGTAATACCCTGCCACAGGCCGGAGATCAGGTTTCCGCCCACGTCCACCAGGCCCTTGAAGCCGTTGCTGATCCAGTCCCACAGGTGCGAGAAGGCATTTCCCAGCCAGTCAAAGAACCCGCTGAAGAAATCACCGATCTTGTCCCAGTTGGCGATCAGCAGTCCGCCGCCCGCAATGGCCGCGCCAATGAGCCAGCCTTCGGGGCCAATGGAGCCCAGCACGCTCACCAGAGTGCCGCCCAGTTCTCCAAGACCGCCCAGTAAGCCGCCGGAGCCGGTGATCATCTCGCCGATGCTGCCTAGTCCGCCCAGTGCTTCTCCCAGCAGTCCCGTGCCGCCCGTGGCAGAGCCCAGCAGGCCGCTCATGTTGCCCAGGATGCTGCCAAGGTTCTTGGCCGCACCGGTCACCTTGACCACCTGGCCCATCACCTTCAGGGTACCGCCGCCCTGGGCCAGTTTGTTGAAGGTCAGCATGGTCTTGCCCAGATTCATCATCGTCTGGCCAAATTCGCTGCCCATAAAGTCCAGCACGGTGGTAATGCCGCCGGTCACTGCCCCGCCCCAGTCACCGCTCACAAGGGCGGTAATGGTACCAAAGAGGTCGGTGATCACTTCGGTCACGCCGTCCTTGGTGGCCACGCCAAAGGCTCTGCTGAGCTTCGAGGCCATTTCCGGGGCGCTCTTCTGCACCTGTGCCCAGACGCTGTTGAAGCCCTCCTGAATGGGCCGCCAGTTCTTCGAGATGGAATAGCCCAGCTGCATCATCATCCGCTTGCCGGAGTCGTCCAGCTCAAAGGCATCCGCCAGATTTTCCGCAAAGCCCACAAAGTTGTACTGTTCGCTTTGCAGGTCTGCCAGTGCGTCCAGTGCGGTCTCGCTGTTCTTGCCAAACTTCTTCACAGCCTCGTCGTACTTCAGCTGCTTGTTCGTCACTTTCTTCAGGCTGTAGCTCATGCTGTCCAGTGCCGTACCCACGCCAATGATGGCGGTCATAGTGCCCTGAGTGGCGGCTTTCCGTGCCTGGACGCTGTCGGCTCCGTATTGTTCCACCGCAGCCTTGTAAGCATCCTCCCGGCCCGCAAGGTCACCGTCTCCGTAGAGCTTGGCCAGCATGTTCTGCCGGTTGGTCACCAGCTTCTCCTGCTTTTCCAGGTAGGAGACCTTGCTGTCATAGGCATCCAGCTGGGCCTGATTCAGCTCGTTGATGAGCTTCTGCTGTTCGGTCTGCGCCTCCAGATACTGCTGGTAGGCCGCCTGGGTCTTCTGGCTTGCCTCACCGAACTCGTTTTTGATGGCGATGTAGTCCTTCTCGGTGGCCAGCAGGATCTCCGCCTGGTTTTTGATCTTCCGGTTGATGTAGTCGATCTTCTTGTTGGACTTCTCGGTCACCTCGGCGCTGTCCTCGTACAGGGCACTCCAAAGCTCGTATTCGTCCTCCGCGGTCTTAGCATCGGTCTCGTACCGCTCCTGAATGACCTTCAGGATACTGTCCTGCTTGCTCCTCTGAAGCTCCGCAAGGGTCTTCTGTTCGCTCAGCAGGGTGCCGTAAGCGTCCTTGGTCTTGCTGTTGTTTGCGCCCACCTTGGCCAGCAGGGTGTCGTACTGCTCTTTTGCAATGCCCACCCGTTTGGTCTGGAGCTCGATCTCCCTTGTCAGACTCTCGGTCTTCTTGGTGATAAGCTCTTCCACCGTGGCCGTGTCGCCGCCCGTCACTTCCCACAGCGCGTATTCGCCGGTGGCGTTGGACATCTCGGTCTTGTTGGCCTTCAGCTTGTCGGAGAATGCACTTGCCAGCGTGTCTGCCAGTGACTTGCCGGCCTTGGAGGCTTTGGACTTGGTGGTACCGCCGCCCGCTCCGTCCAGCGCATCATCCACGGTGTTCTGGTAGTAGTCGGTCAGTGCGCCAAAGGGGTTCATTTTGCCCCATGTGCTGTCCACAGCATTCTTGATCTCCTCCACGGTGGAGGGGGTCTTGTTGCCGGGCTTCTTGATGCCGCTGTTGGAGGGGATCGGTACAGTATCCTGCGCCGCCTGCTTTGCTGCATTCTGTGCGCCCTTCAGTCCATGTTGATAAATGGGGTTGCCCAGATGGAGCGAATCCATCTTCATGGCGTTGTACAGCCCAACCATGCTGTTCTGTACGGCAATGGTCGCCTCATCCAGAGCAGTGGTCATACCGTCTTTTACCGCAAGGGCCGCATTGTAAGCGCTGTTCCGCAGCTCGTCCTGTTTCGTCTTGTCGCCAATGCCCAGGATCGCACCCTCAAGGATGTTCTCTGCGTCGCTGGCTGCAACGTCACTGGGCGAATGGATGCCCCAGAAGGTGGTGAAGACATTCCGGATGGAGGTCGCCGCGTGCAGCATGTTGGCCTTGGCCTGCGCCAGCGCACTGGGGTCTGCAATGCCCTGTGCCAATCCCAACGTGACATATTGGCCAATCTGCGCCATGACCTTGGACGGAGAATGGGTGTCGAAGGCCGTTTTGCTGGTGTCGATTACAGCGTTTGCAACTTCTTCGGAAGCGTCCGTCGCGTCTTTCTTGCCTTCGAGCTGGCCTTTTGCCACGCCTTCGCTTGCATTTTTGCCAACGCCTGCAAACGTCTGGTAAATACCGGCTGCAAACGAATCGCCGTTTTTCAGTTCATCCAGAATATCGGCAAAGGGCTGCCAGAAACTTTTCTGAACGATCTGTGCATTTGTGGAAATTTTGTCGCTCGTTCCGCCCCAATTGGCAGGATCAAACGGGTTATGCTCAGCGCACCAGCCCTTGAATTTACTCCACAGGTCATCCAATGCGGGTTCGATCATCTCCCAGAGATTCGCCAACAGTTTCACAATGGCAACGATCGCCGCTGTGCCCAGAGCGGTAAGTGCAAGAGCGATCGGTTCCGCGCACTCGATGATCGTATTGCAGAGCACCTTTACCACTGCGATCAATGCTTCCTGAATGTCCGGTGCAGCGTTGATGATGGCGGTGCAGATGGGGCCTGCAAACATGGAAAGCACACCGATGACGGCCATCGCGCCTGTCAGCTTCAGCGCCCCGGATGCAAACTTGTCAAATGCCGTTCCCAGCACGGTCAACCCGGCCGAGAGCATCGGGAACACGCTGTTCAGGGCACCGGCACCCAGCAGAATAGCGATCATTCCGCTCAGTGCAACGCCTGCGGAGAGCAGGGACCCCCACTTGACAAAGTTGAAAATAGCGCAGGCCGCCGCCAGTTTGATCATGCCACCGGAAAGGGTGTTGATGACCCAGGCAGCCTGTAAGCCTTCGCCGGACATTCTCGCCAGCAGGGCCACCGCCGCCATCATTTCGCCAAGGCCGATCGCTACTTTTGCAAAGCTTACCCACGCATCGTTGCCCAGTGCAGCATAGATCGCCACGGCTCCTGCCAGTACCAGCATTGCACTGGAAATGGTCAGGATCGAAGCCGCACCGTCTGCTCCGGCCAGTCGGGATGCCGCTGTGATCGCTGCAATTGCTACACCAACTTCAGTCAGCCCGATCACCGCCGCATCTCCCATCGCGGCAAACAGCCCCACGGCTCCTGCCAGCACAACAAGGGAAGTAGACATCACCAGGATGGCCGCGCCGGAGCCGAACTTCGTCTTGGCCGAAAAGGCCGACATGGTGGTCATCAGGAGCATCAGGGTCTTGATGCTGGTCATGGCCGCATCCAGCCGGACAAGCTGAATATTCGCCAGACTGCTCACCGCCTGTGCAGCGATCCAGATGCCACCGGCCATGGCTGCGATCGCGGCTCCATTTTGAAATCCGGTCGTGCCGATCACCTTGTTCACCACAGCCAGAGCCGTGGCCATGGTGGTCAGCAGTCCGCCCAGCGAAACCACCGCCATACCGGCTTTTACCAGGCTGGTGAACTTGATCTCGCTCAGGGGCTTCAGAGCGGTGGAAAGCACCTTGATGGCACCGCTCAGCGCCACCAGCTCTACCGCCGTCGAAAGGATCACCTTGTGGTTCATGGCCTTCTCGCCCACCACAAGCGCCAGAGAGAGCTGACGCATCGCCAGCATCATAGAAACGATGGACACGGTCACAACGGCCAGCGCTGCGGCATTTGCTGCAATGTCGCCCTTCTGCAGGACCTCCATGACCCGGGAAAGTCCCTTGGTAATGGAGCCAATGGCAATGCCCAGTCCGACCAGCGCCGCAGCAGTGCCCCACAGGGTCGCCGCGTTCAGGGCGCTGGCTTTCAGGTTGTCAAATGCTTTCGTGAACCGCTTGGTGGTAGGCTCCAGCAGCTTTGCCGAGACCGTCAGCAGGGTCACGAAGCCAAAGACCGTAATGGCGATCTCCGTGAACCTGTCGGGTTTGATCCGGCTCATCACGTACATGGCACCGGCCAGGATCAGGATCGCGGTGGCCATACCGGTCAGGATCTTGGTGCTCTCGTTCTTCTGCCAGGTCTTGATCGCGCTGGTCAGCTGCTTGAAGGTGCCGGAGATGGAGTTGAGCATTCCGGTCAGCGGGGTCTCCAGCATTGTTTTCAGGCTCTTGGTGGCTTTTGCCATCTGCCCGATGCTGAACGCCAGCAATCCCACGTCGATCAGGCTCATAAACCGGTAAACGTCCGTCCCGCTGATGGCATCAAAACCCTCTTTCACAGCGGTAAAGAACTGTTTCACCGGGGCAAAGGCATCCCCCACCGAGCCGTTGATCTTATTCATGCTGCGCTGGAAGCTGGAAGCAAACTCGCTCATGGATTTGCTCAGGTTCTTCGGCATGTCGATGAGATTCTGCTGGAAGTCCTCCAGATTTGGCTTTGTCAGCCCCAGCACCTGTACCGCGTTCTCACCAAGGCCACCCAGTTTGGAGAGCAGGGTCGAGATCGCCATGCCCAGCGCACCCAGGATGCCAATGCCTCCGCTTGCTGCGGTCCGGATCACGGCACTCAGTCCGTCAAAGGCCCGCCTGCCCACGGAGTACAAGGTACCCAGTAAGCCGGTGCTCTCCTCGCCTTTTTTCAGGAAGGTGTCGATGTACTGCGCAATCTTCGTGTTCTTCAGCATGCTGCCCAGTGCATCCACGGGGCTCAGGAGCTTCATCAGTGCCGTCTTGATGCCGCCCAGCTTCTCCCGCAGGGTGCCGCTTCCGGTGGCAACTTCGTAGATCGTCTCAAGGAAATCCCCCAGCCCGGCTCCCACGCTCAGCATCACCTGTGCCACAGGCTTCGCAGCGTTCGCCAGCAGCGAAAATGCTTCCTTGGCCACAGCGCCGATCTTGCTCAGGATCGTGGTAACGCCCTTCAGCACCGTGAACAGGCCCTTGAAGGTCTTCTTGATCTTCTCTGCGGTCTGGTCAGTGATGATGAGCTTCTGGGTCATCAGGTCGAGCCGTTCGGCAAAGCTGTAAATGCGCTCTCCGTCTGCGGGCGGAAAGATCTCACTGAACGCCTCCTTCACAGGGGCCACCACTTTGCCAATGGCATCCATGATGTTCCAGAAGCTCTGCACCAGATGCTCTCTGCCGGAAAGCTCGCCGATCTTCTGGGCGTACTCGTCCAGGTCCAGGGTTCCATTTTGAATCTCGGCGTTCAGCTTCGCAAAGGCTTCCGCATCCCGCTGGATGGTCTCCCGGTCATAGTGCTTTGCGGCCATCTCTTTGTCGCTCAGGGTCAGCAGCTTTTCGGCACTGGTCTGTGCTTCGTCAAGGCTTGCTTTCAGCAGCTGGGCACTCACGCCGTTCTGCTGCAATGCCTTGGTAAAACTGCCCGCTTCGGTGATCTGTTCCTCGGTCACAGCACCGCTGGCCAGTGCCACCTGCTGGAGGGTGTAGCTGTAGGCATCCGCCTGATCCCCCAGCCTGCCTTGCAGCTGTGTCCATCCGCTGTTCAGTCCGTCCTTCAGCCGTTCGTTCAGCCCGTCGATGCTGGGCACGAAAATGTCGTACAGCCGGTCTGAAAGCTCCGTCCAGGTCTCGGTGGCCTCTTCCTTGTTGCCAAAGAAGGTCTCGAATACGGCCATCCATTTTGAGCTGACCGCGTCCTTGGTGGAATCAATGGCCTGCCCAAAACTGGTTGCCTGCTGGGCGGCGAGAGCCGCACGTTCTGCCAGCTCGCCGTATTGACCGCTCAGCTTTTCAAGGGCCTCGGAGCTGGTCATGCCCTTGTTCTTCTGGGTCATCTCGTAGGCCGCTTCCATCATGGAGGCGTACTTCTCAAAGGTCTTTTCCATGACCTTCGTGTTGGCCCACTTTTTGGAAAGGGAGCTCTCAAAGGTGCCAATGGTCACCTCGCCCTTTTTCAGGGTGCCAAGCTCCACCGCTGTGTCAATGAGCTCCTGCTTCAGGGCCTTGGTGGCCGTACCCATCAGGTTCAGGCTCTTCCAGTCCTGAAGCTGCAAATGTCCGGCGCTGTAGCTCTGGGTCAGGTTCCGGATGGTGCTCTGGAACGCAAAGCCCGTTTTGCCCGCGTCTGCGGTGGCGTTGGCAATGCCAATGATCATGGGGATCATCTTGTCGATGTTGCCGCCCGCAGCCGTCATCTGGGAAAGGGCGCTGGTCATCTCGCTGAAGCTGTAGCTGGTCTCGTCGGAGTACCACATCAGCTTGTTCAGGTAACCGTTCACCTGATCGATGCTCTTGCCCGTGGCGTTCATGATGGTCTGAACGTTGGAGGTCTTTTCGGTGTACTTGTCCCAGCCGCTGGCCACCTGATCGATGGACAGGCTCTTGACCAGCTTCTCGCCCGCGTCCACAAATTTGTTGGTGATGTTCACCAGCGCCGTGGTGGCCACGATGTTCAGGTTCGAGAACTTGGATTCCAGCCGGTCAAGGCTCGTCTGCATGGTGGCAAAGTCCACGTTCTCCGCGGCTGCGTCCAGCTTCTCAAAGCCCTTTTCCGCTCCCTTGAACTGGAGCTTCTCCATCAGCCGGTCAATGGTCGAGATGGTCTGTTTGGTATTTTTCTCAAAATTTGCGTTGTCAAACCGCATTTCAACAACGCGGCTGTCTACTTCCTGGCTCATTCTGTCCTCACCTCGCCCCATGCCCGTGCTGCGATCCGCTCAAAAATGGGCCGCATCGCAGGGTTGATATAATCCACGCCCTCTACGTATCCTCCGTTTCGTGTGCCGTGTCCGTATTGCAGGATCACCGCAATGGGCACACCGTCCACGATGTTGGAGTTTCTCCATGTAATGGCGATGCTCTCTTTTCCCTTGGTCACCGTGTAGCTCCAGCTTGCCGCCGTCTTTCCCGTGTCCTTCGGGGTCGCCTTCGCAAGGGCCTCCACACCCTCCTGTCCGTATCGGTCCAGCAGCTCATCCAGGCTCAGGTTCGAGCATCGCTTCAAAAATTTCCGGCTCTTCTTCCAGTCGCCCTTCTGGCGAAAGACAATTACTTTTGGCATCTTACCCTCTCGTCTTCAGCCGGGCCTTTCTCTGCTCGTTCAGCATCCGCTGTTGGGCCATCCGGTCGCCCTTGCTCATCTTCTTCGCCGGTGCCTGGCTCTCCTGGCATACCCGGATCAGGGTCAACAATCGGTTCAAATGCCACTTCTCGCACTCTTTCGGAATGCCAAAGCTGAACATCTGGCAGTACAGCACCTCAGCCGTGGTCTCGGTCCCGCTTTTCCGAGGCGGTCGTTTTGGCCGTGGCTTTCCTGCGGTCTTTCGTTCGTTGGGTCTCGGCTCCCCGCTGAACCATGTTGCGGTCATGGGAGCTTCCATATATTCGTTAATGGAACGGTACTGTTCCCGAGTCAGTCTGGCGTACACTTCGGGGTCTACCCCCTTGGTCACCGTCATGCAGCGGATGTAGTCCAGCCACTGCTCCACGGTCAGCTTGTCCAGATTGCTCAGGAACGGGATGTTCCAGTTGCTTTCCCAATGAGCCAGGGAGAGCAGTGAGTGTTCCAGCTTCAGGACCACAGCAGGCGTGTAGACAAATTCCTCTGTCTTTTCGTTCCACCGCTGTTGTCCCGGTATCGTAAGCGTCATCATTTGCTTTCTCTCCCTGGTATGTGTTCATTGAGGTGCCCTTCTCAGAGCACGCTCCATTTTGAATGTTCTTCCAAACAGAGCTCACCCCTTTGGGGAGCTCCGCAACGCGCCGACCTTTTGCGGACGGAGCGATAAGAGGGGCTGTTACTGCTCCTCAGTGCCCTTCACGGGGGCTTCCAGCACCTTCAGGCCGGGCTGTGCGTTCACAGGGGCGGCCTTCTTGGTCTCCTCCTTCATGTCCTCCGGCAGGATGCCCTCAAAGAATGCGGCCGCTGCCTCGCCGTTGGAGGCCAGCTTGTAGTACAGGTCGCTGTAGGCCTGGGTGGACATAAAGTCCGCCAGCACAGCATCATTCTTGATGAACTTCCGGCCGTCCGGGCTCAGCACACCGTAGCTCTTGCAGATGATCTGCTTGAACAGCTTGGCAAGCTCCAGCTGGCTCTGGGCGGCAGTGATGCGGTTGATCATCTGCACAAGGCCGCCCTCGGTGGTCAGCTCCATCTCCATGATCTCGGCACGGGTCAGATTGAAGTAATAGTCTTCTGTTCGCTCCGTACCGCCAAAGTCCACGGTGGTCATCGTCTTTTTCAGCATTTTTCTTCTCCTTTATCGTGTTCATTGATGCCTGGCTTCTTACACCTGGCCCTCGCTGTCGGTGATCAGCTTGATCAGCTCGTCGGGGGAAGGCAGGGTCGCCTCGGCAGTCTCGGTGCCCCAGAGCTTGTCCTGAATGGCCTTCACAGTAGTAGGCTTCAGCTTGGAGCAGTCGATTTCCATGTGGCTGGTGGGGCGGTGGCCGGTCACGTTCACGGGGGAGGTGGTGCACTCCCAGCTGAAGGTGATGGCATCGGGGTTGTCGTTGATGGCGGCGTAGCTCTTCTCGCTGGGAGAAGCGGTGCTGTTCCATGCAACGTGGATCTTCTGGCCCACCTCGTCGTCAACGTCGTTGCCCACGGTGGTCACCCAGCTGAAACCAAAGCCCTGACGCTTCTGCTGGCCGATGGAAACACCCGTTGCAACCTGTGCGGAACCGTCGCAGGGCTCCCACTCGGTGGGGTAGGTGTAGGCTTCGATGGTGTAGCCGTACTCCTCGGCAGAGCGCAGAGAAGCATACTTGATATCGTCAGCGTAGAGCTTGGTCTCCTCAGCGCCGGAGGGGCTCTCGGTCACGGCGGTCAGGCCATTCCAGGCCACGCCCTTGTCGTAAGCGCCGGTGTTGTTCATGGGATACAGGACACCCAGCTTGGTGCCCATCTCGTAAAACTTTTCGCCGGCAGCGTCCCAAATTAATCTGGACATATATTTCCTCCTTAGATGTAGATCGTAAAAACGGTGTGGTATAATCCGTCCGAAACAAAAGAGCGGTCGTAGGTGCATTTCGGCAACACACTTACGGCCGCTTTGATCTTGCTGTCAGGGTCTTTGTCCATCACGGTCACCGTGTAGAACGGATGCTGAATGTAGACCCGGTCATTCGCATGGTTGTTTCGGATTCTGCTTTCGCTGTACACGATGCAGGGATATTGGAGCTGGAATCCAGCTTTCGGCTGAAAATAGAGGTGGATCGACTTTCCGTTCTCCTTCAGCACTTCGCGCAGGAGCGTGTCAACCTTCAGCCGTGCTTTCATTCCAGAGCCCTCCCAAGGTCAGGATCAGGCGCGGGTATTGTACCTTCACGCCGGTCACCTGCCATTTCTGTCCCATAAACACCGCATACCGGAGATCGTAGAGATGGTCGTTTGCAAACGGGTCCGCCAGAACGCTCAACTGGTTTCCAACCGTGATGTCGGGGTTCACCTTGTCCCCCATCTGCATCTGCCGTCCAAACTCCAGCACGTCCCCGTAATAGGTGCGTTCCGTCATCTTCTCGGTAAATACGCTGGGGGCGGTCTCCTCCACCTCATCTGCAAATCCCAGCTTCCCGCAGTATCTCATCTCTTCTCACTCCATTTTGATTTGTTGTGACTAACCTTGAAACCTGAAAAGATCAGGCCTCGTCCGCAGCCATGGTGCAGGTGGTGGGGGTGGTGCCGTCGGTCACGACCACACCGGCAGCCATCAGGGCCACAGGCAGGTAGGTCTTGTCGGCAGCCATCACGATCAGACGGCCCAGCTTAAAGGCCTCCTCCACATCAGCCTTCTTGGCCTGAACCTTGTGGGCCTCGTCCTCGTACAGCTTCTTGTCGGTGTGCAGGTAGGCAATGTAGTTTGCCACGTGCAGGTCATAACCGGTCTCGTAGATGGTGTTCAGCATAGTTCTATCCTTTCTCTTTAAGCAGCCCACTCAACAGCCATGGCGCTGAACGGGGTGGTCAGAGCGCCGGAGCAGCGGGTCTCGATCAGGTACTTCTGGGCGTTGAAGTCGATGTCGAAGTCGTCGAACATGGAAACAGCGCCGCCCTTGTCTGCACCCACGGTGTAGTCGGCCAGGTTCACGATCAGGCAGACCAGGTCACCGCCCTTGGCACCCTTGCGGCCCTCCATCTCGGGGATGGTCACAATGTTCTTCACACGCAGCTTGCGGGCCAGAGCAGCCTCGTCAGCATACAGCGGGTGGCCGATGCCGTCCTCCAGCAGGAGCATCTCGGTCAGAGCGTCCTCCGTGGTGAACAGGGTGGGGGTGCCGGAGCCGCGGTACTCCTTGCGGCTGCGCAGGATCTGCTTGATCAGGGCCTTGTACTTGTCCTCCACGGTGGTCAGGCCGGTGGTCTTGCACTGGACTTTGATGGTAAACAGGTCGCTGTCGTTGAACACAGGACGGATGCAGTTCTCATCGATCTTGTCCTCAGAGGCAGCCAGACGGCCGTCGCCCAGCAGGTAAGCCAGAGCCAGCTCACGGTTCAGCTTCAGGCGCATCTCCTGCTTCAGCCATGCCACAACGTCAAAGCTGGTAATGTCGATCACGTCGTCGCGGTCCAGCTTCTGCTTCTTGTACACGGTGGTGGGGCTGGTGGAGCGGCGCAGCAGGCCAAAGACCTCTTCCTTCTTGAAGTTGCCCTTGATGTAACCCTTGGCGCGGGCATCCTCCTCGGTCAGGTCAGCAAACATGCTCTTGAACCGGCTGAAGGGAATGTGGTGCACAGCGCCCATGACCACGCTCACCCAGTCGTCGGGCTTGTCGATGATGCGGGGCGTGGTGTCCAGCAGGTGATCCTCAGGGAACAGCCAGTCGATGTTGTCGATGCTGTGGGCCAGCTCGTCACTGTCCATGCCGGCATCCTCAAAGGCAGCCTTCATGGTGCCGTGGCTCTTTGCGGTCTTGACCACGTTGTTGATCTCTTCGATGCTGTGCTTCAGCACAGTTGCGTTGGTATCCTTGTCGAAAACATTCTGCTTCACGGTATCGTCCTCCTCACCGTCATCGTTGTTGCCGCCTTCCTTCTCTTCCAGGGCCAGGCCCACCAGAGCGTGGCAGCACTCTTTCTGCTCGTCGGTCATGCTGTTGTAGACCTGTTCGAGCGTCTTGCCTTCGTTCTTTTCGTCCGCCATTTTGGCTTCCTCCTGTGTTGCTTTATCGTCGGTCACGGCATCGCCGCTGTCCGCACTGTGTGTAAGGTCTTCCAGCGGGTTGCCCTCGGGGTCCATGCCGTGGGTCAGGCTCAGGCCGTCCTCGTTGTAGATAAAGGCCTCGCCGCCCTCGTAGTCCTCATCGGCGCTGTGCTTTACCACCTCGTCGATCAGGGCACCCGGGTTGCATCCGGCCAGCACCAGGCTCACTTCCCGGATAAAGCCGTGCTTCACGGTGCTGCCCACCTTCTTCAGGCCGTTGGCAAAAATGGAAAAGGCGCTCAGGTCGCCACTCTCCACGCACTGTCTTGCGGTCTTGCCGGTGTCGGTGTCGTTGAATTTGGCATAGCAGTACACACCGCCGGGCCGGTTCTCCAGCAGGCAGTGGCCGATCACGTTGTCCACGTTGGCGTGGTCGTGGTTGTACACCATGGGCACAACCTTGCCGCTGCACTCCTTAAAGGCATCCTGCGCGATCACCAGCCCGTCATAGCACCGGACGTTCGCTTTCGTCGCCCAGCCGCTGCAATCGTAGTCAAAATTAACCATTTTGATTTGCAATACTCCTCTCTACGGCATCCCGCCCTGCCGTGATCGTTTTGTTCTGCGCCGCAATTTCCTCACTGCTCTGGCTGATGTTTGCATTCCGCAGTTCATCTGCCTTGGGGTCCTTGCTGGGTTTCATGCCAATGGCCTGCCGGAACTCGTTGGAGGTCATGATCTCGTTGCGGGTAAACTTGTCGGCCATTTCGGCAACGGCGGAAACAGGGGTCAGCTTGAACGGGTCACGGAAGTACATCACGGATTCCCGGTTCGCCCGGTCGTCCTCGGTCAGGAACTTCCGCCGGATCTCGTCCACGGCAGCCGCCACAATGGGTTCGATGGTGCGGTTCTCGTAGTTGGTCATCACAGCATCGGAAGCAGTACCGTTCATGATCTCCGGGGTGATACCCAACTGGCTGTATGCCATATTGGTCAGGTACTCCACGGTTTTCAGAAGGTTGTTTTCGAGGCTGCGGTTCAGCTGCGTGATATGCTCCGTGCCATCGGTGTAGGTAATGCCGTATTTGGAACCGGCGAGCTGCTGTTCGATCTGTGCCCGCCGTTCTTCGGCCTGTTTCTTCCGGGTCTCGCCCTTCACAACGTAGGGCAGCTGAATGATCAGGTCGAGCTTGCCGCTGCCCACCTGCTCGTCGATCACGTCCATCAGGTTCAGCTTCCGGATCAGGCGCTGCACCGTGCCGTTGGGCTCGTTCATCACGGCATAGAACGGGTTCTCCACCAGGGCCACCCGTGTCTTCGGCAGGGTGATCTCCTCTTTCCGTCCGGTCCGGTCATTGTACACTTCCAGCCGCACGTCGTCCGGGTACCATTCCAGCACCCTTCCCACCCGCATGGATTCGATCCGGGTCTTACCTGTCTTTCCGTCGTAGTCCACGTCAATTGGCACCAGCGCAATGCATCCCTCGTCCAGCATGGAAAGGAACATGTCATATCGCAGTGCCCGGCCAGTCTGGTCCTTGTTGCCGGAAAGGTTCAGGCAAGAATTAAGGCCCGAATCAACGGTTTCGTCGTAGCGTCCGTTTTCATCGAGCCTTACATGATTGATGGTAATTGCCGCAGCGTCCATTGCAATGCGGGTGTTGATGGCCGTCATGATCGTCCGGTCATTGCTTCGGTTCAGCCTTACCCGGTCAGGCCGGTAGCTGTATCCTTCGCCGCTTCTTCCGGGGGGATCCCGGTTCAAAAACGCATTCCAGGCGTGTCTCAGTCTGGAGCCAAAGGTTTGTGATGCCATTTTGATTTCCTCCAGACCTTAACTGTCTTTCTTGTCGTCGTCTTTCTTGTCATCGTCTTTCTTCTGCTGGTTTCCGCCAGCGCTTCCGCTCACAATGGCGTTCGCCAGATCAGGGTTCTTGAGTTCCTTCGTGATGAACTGTTTTGCTGCGTAGCTCATAGCACCGGAAGCGGCCTTGGTCAAAAACTGCTGGGAAGCGTTCGTCATTACGGTCTTCACAAAGCTCTGCCCGCTGTATACGTCCTTCCGCAGCTGTTTCACGTCCTTCTGGAGCTGGAGCCGCTCTTTCTCGGCTTTCAGTTCCTTGTTGGGGTCGTCCGCCCGGATGTTGGTCTGCCCCTGAAGATCCCGGTACTGCCTTTCCATTTGCAGTCGGTTGATCCGTGCCCGCAGCTCCTCGTCGGAGTAATCCTCCGCGTTTTTTCCGGTTCGCTTGGGCGCATACTCTGTCTTGGGCTTCTGCGCATCCTCACCGGCATTCCCGTCCCCGGCATAGTGTTTCCTGCCTGCGGCCGTCAGGGTACCATCCTTGTTCTGGTACCGCCGCACGCCCCACTTCATGCCCTTGATGCCCCAGTGGTATAGCTCGTCCTTGTATACCTGCATGTTTGTCTCATCACCTCATTTCTTTCCGGCAATGTACTTCTTAACGCTCTTTCCGTCCATGTCCTTCAGCATCGTGATTTTAGGATTATCACCGAACAGGCTCGATATGAAGCTCTTGCCCTTCTTTTTTCCGGAAACGTACTTCCTGGTACTCTTTCCATCCATATCTCGCAGCATTGTGATTTTAGTGTTGTGAGTAACCAACCCCGACACAAACTTCTTGCCTTTTTCGACAGCGGTCTTGATGCGTTGCTTCGCTTTCCGCAGATTCGGATGATCTTTCACGGTTTTGGCTTCGCTCGTGGCGGTGGCTCCGGTCGGAGTTCTTTTTTCGTTAGAGAGATAGTGAGTGGTATAGACACCAAGTCCTTTTGCACGCTGAATATCTTTGTTAGCAGTGCCACCATCCACCATCGATGTTCCTTTTCCGGTTACAAAGTACGTCATGTTCTTTTTGCCCTCGAATTTAGGCGAATACCGGTTGTTTTTCTGCCGAGTCATGTACGCGCCATATTCTCGCGCATCGTAGAAATAACGATACTTGGTAAATCCCAATTTGTTACGTCCAACAGCAACACGGGCATAGTATTTGTGCCCCTTTCGCTCTTTTCCCAGGTCGCCATGCGCCAGATAGTTCCAATAATCGTTCATTTTTCGCTCCTTCCTGCGATTTACAACACCTATCGGTCGTGCTATACTCTTCTTATCGAACATTTTCGACAAAGAGGATTTCTTATGGATACAGTTATCTGCCCCAACTGCGGACATGAAATTTCGGTTCCGAAAAAGAAAGTTTCATCCATAAAGTGCCCAAAATGTAATATGGACGGACTTGAGCTCGGTCTTGATTATTTCGATGAAAATGATGAACCTAGAAAATCTTTCTTCAAAAGACATCCTAAAGCTACTGCCGCGGCACTTTTTGCCGGATGGCTTGCTGGAAAAGGGATTCTGTGGTGGTTGAACAATAAAAACGAACTCTTATCCGGTCCTGTTCAAGGAGCTGATTCTTCTGATGAACTCCCAGACGGGGCTTCCTGTGAGACAGTAACTGAAGGCACATCTTTGGAGTTGATTCCGATTGATTCCGAAGAGGCCGCCCAGAGATTAGTTCATTACAATCTCAACAAACGCAGGCTCCCTGAAAATCAAAGAGCATCAGCAGCCAAACGGGAGGAAGCTAATGCCCTTGGGATCGATATTGGAAACGAATATACGATCGTGGACCCATATGATCGACCAAATCGAAAAAAGACTTCGACCTGATCACTCAAACGCATCCCGGTTCTGTTTCCACGCCACGTAAGCGTCCATCATGGCAGCCACGGCATCGATCTTCTGATCTTGCCGCTGTTTGTAGAGTTTCCGGTTGCCGTTGGTGTCCACCAGCGTAATGCAGTTGCCCATGGCAAATTGCATCAGCTGTTCGTCAAACAGCAGCTTCCGCTGTTCGCTCAGCTTTTTTAGCTCACCCAGCGGCACGCTTTCGGTCTTTGCACCCTGGATCACTTTCACAACGCCAAAGGTGCTGTTTTCATCGCCCCAGCGCTTCACGAACTCCTGTGCGTTGTAGGGGTCGTAGCCAAACGCCCGTACGTCGTACTCGTTCTCCATGATAAAGTTATCCAGGTCATCGTATACCTGCATCATGTCTAGGACCGTGCCGTCAAACACGAACAGGGTCCCTTCCCGCATAAACTCCTCATACTGCTGCCGTCTCGAAGCCGGAAGCTGGCTGAGGGTGTAGGATGTGATGTAGTCCCGCGTCTTGACCCCAAAATATCCGTTGGACAGCGGAAACAGGAAGGTAAAGGCGCAGAAGTCGTCGCCCATGGAAAGGTCCGCGCCCATTGCACAGGGCATCTGCCAGAAGCTTCTCTTCCTGTGGCACAGGGTCTCCTCGTAGGGGAAGAAATAGGTGTAGCCCTCCATGGGCAGGTTGAAGCGCTTGGCCAGAATATCGTTTCGGGCGCTGGGGGATTTCTCCGCACGCTCCACGTCCAACTGGTAGGTCTCGTAGCTCACGGTCTTGCCCAGGTTCGGGTTAGCCTTCAGCCACATCTCCGGCTGGCCCACTTCCTCAATGGAGTCCAGCTTGTAGTACCAGATGGACACATGGGGGTTGACGTACTCCCCTTTCAGGATGCTCATCAACTCCATTTTGATGTCGTCGCCGCAGCCGTTGCGCACCGTGCCCTCGGAGGAAGCCGCCACGATGAGGTAATTCTCGTTCTTGGCCGCGCCCTGTTCAATGGCACCAATGGGGTCTTCCCGGATGTCGCAGGAGAGCCACTCGTCCACGGTCGCCACAGTGTCACGCCGTCCTTGCAGCTTCTCAATGGTCATCGGGCGCACTTCCAGCAGGCTGTTGGTCAAAAAGTTCTCGATGCCCTTCTTGGTGGAAGCCATCTTCACCCGGTCTGCCTTGGAGCCGGTGGTGTTTTGTAGGCTGCCCTCGGTCATAAACTGGAACACCGGCCCCTTTGCCCGCGCCAATGCGGTGCGGAAGGGTGCCAGCACCTCCTCGGCCTGCTTCATGGTCGGGGCGGTGGTCAGCTGCTGGGTCGTGGTGGTGTACGCCGTCAGGAAGTACGCCTGCAAAAACTCCAGATACATGGTCTTCGCGGCCGATCGGGTAATGATGAGGTATTGCTTTGTCACCAACCGCTTTTTCAGTCGCCGGGTCTCGTAGTGTCCGCCGCCTCCGCGCTCGTTCGGCACAAAGACACTTCGTTCCACAAAGTAGTACCACCCAAAGATCTCTTCGGCCCATAACTTGAAACTGTCCAGCAGCTTCACGTCGGTGCCGTCGGTCAGAGTCAGCTCATCCTCGCAAAAGGAGATAAAGCCGTTCACCGCTTTGTCGTCATAGTAGATGCCCGGGTTGGCGATCAGGTCGTCGATCCGCTCCATCTCCATGGCAATTTCCCGGCATACGGGTATTTCGCCACGCATCACGGCCTCCCGAAAACGGCCGTAGTAGATCGGCGTGGCCGTGTTCGAGAGTGCCATTTTCAATTCTCCTATTATAATAAGGTTGGAACCTTACGTTTTATCCTGAATCACTGTCCAGTATCTCGGCCAAGTGGTCATTTCCAAATATTCGAGCAGCCATTTAGGATCACTCAAATCTCGTTCGATTCCATCCTCACGATGCACCACCAAATGCCTGTCGGCATTGATATACCAGTAATCTTTGTAGTCATGCCTACCAGTTTCATCAACATAGTAGCAGTACATACAAATTTTCTTACCCGAAACCAATTGGCGATATGCTTCGGGCCATTCCATCAGGATGTTGCCTTCATGTTTCACCATGTTGTCACGCTTCTTTCTCAGAATTATCGTGCTCCACGTTCAGCCGCCATTCCATCTCGGAGGCGGTATTCTTCAGCGCTTCCATGGTGGTGCTGCTCTGGGGCGGGTCAAAGCCCAGTAGCCGTACCTTCACGGCCACGTAAGCCTTCACCGCTTCCACCTTCACCGGGTCGGCAACGAACTCCGTCCATTCGTTTTCTTTCCCGGAAATGGCGTACCCCTCGCCGGGTCCCACGCCCATCTGCACCAGTGCAAACAGCGCCATGTTGATGTACATGATGATGTCCGCATCAAAGTCGGTGCACTCCTCGGCAATGCCCAGCAACTTCTTCACGCTCGTCAGGATCGAATTCATTTTGATTCCTCCTCGGCATCGCTGTTGTTACCCATAATGTAGCTCATCATGGCGTAGTACCAGTCCTTGTGCGCCTGTGCCATCAGCTCAAGCTCTGCCAGGTGACGGGATGCTCCGTCCTTCCCCATGACCGCTTCTTTCTGTGCACTCTCCTCGACCAGCTTGGCCAGCCTCCCCGCATCAATCGCCACTTGACCAGGCTTCAGCAAAACGAGGTCTCCCCCAGCACTCGGAGCAGCGTTTTGTGCGGTCACAGCATGATTCTCATCCATCCGCGGGACAATCTTCATCCCATCAAGCGTAATATCCCCGGCCCGTGTTGCCCGCACCTGCTGCCCATCCACGTTCGTGGCCAAAGCATCGTCAAAGTCAAAGCCCCTGTTCCGCGGAGTAGCCGTATAGCCCTGCTGGAGCCCTGCTTCCGCAATGCCCACGTTCGCCCAGAGCAGTGCCTCGTCCAGCTTGGTCAGCGCCAGGCTTCTCGCGCGGCTCGGTGCAAGATGCTGGAGCATCGCCTCTGCCTCTTCCAGCTTCCGCCGCAGCCCCATGGCGTAGTCCTGCTCTCGCCGGTTAAATGCTTTTTTCTGGTACATACTCATTTCCTCCACTGGATATCAGACTTTCTTCTTTACATACAACATATGGATTGATATACTTATCTCAAACGGTTTTTCTTATACTTCGGAGGCAATATATGCAGTCTTACACCTGTCCCAACTGCGGTGCTCCTGTAAAAATGGATGACCACGGTGCATTTCTCGAGTGTCCTTATTGTGGATCACAGTTCAAGCCCGATGATTCTTCATCTGATGAGCCAAGCAGTCGTCAAACGGATTCGGACGATGATAACGAAGAACTTCGCACCTATGCAGAAATAGTAAATCGCCATATTCCGGAATTTTCGGTCACCGAATTTATCGATAGAGCCAAGCATATTTTCGAAAGAACTCTTGATTTTCTCGGTGATCACGGAATGTACATCCAAGTCGGTGTCGTTTTGCTTTTTGTCGCCTTAGCCATTGTTAGTTTCTTCTTGTAACTTATTCATGTTTTTATCCATGGGCAGGTGTCACCCGGTCTTCTTTCTCCGTCCGGCAGCTTTGGGCCCTTTCCCGTTCCGTAATGGATCACCTTGTGCGTTGCCGCCGAAGCACAAATGGCGTTCTCCGGGTCAAGCAGCTTTTCGCTGTGCTGGAGAACGTCATCTTTTGTTATGGGGTTTATGTGGTGGATGGAGATCTTCGGTCGGATCGGCCTTCCGTCCCGCAGCACCCAGTCTGTGATCGGGTGGTCTTTGCACCCCAGGTCGCATCCCATGTCCCGGGCGATGATCCTGTCCCTGAACTGCCGCCACTCTCTCGATTGGTAGAAGTCCTGGTTCAGCCATCGGTCAAACCCAAAGGTATCTCTCCCCACTTCCCCGTGTAGCTGTAAATACTCCAACCTCTCCTCGTATGTCGGCAGTGTGCAAAGTTCCGTGTAGCTTTTCATAAGTGCTTTCATCACTCTTATCATTTACGATAACTGCTAAGCCGTCTTTTAACGGCTCGCCTGACTGGTACACGAGAAGATGCCACAATCTCTCCAATTCTTCTCGTGTCATATCCATCACCTTTTCACCACATAATACTAATACCTACGATAACAAGCATAGTTGCTGCCACGATCAGCAGGTATAATATATAATGGTAGATATCGTTCTCGATGTATCCGGAATCTGTCATAAAAACAGCAAACAACCCAATCAGATTAAGGATCGCACCCGCTATAACCAGGTACCGCCCGTCCAACACAATTGTAATCATGCGCAGATCCCTCAAATATACCCACATGCCGCCATAAGCTCGCCAAACAGCAAAAAGCCGATCGTAGCATATGTCATTGCTGTAAGGATCGCATCAAATCGACGGTTCACCCCGAAATAATCGACCCCAATAAAGATCTCAACGATCAGCAGTGGGATCGCAGCGAGGATCATGATCTGAAATACCTCAGCATTCATACTCGTCATCCTCTCCCAGGCCGTTGTATTTCTTCATAGCAGCAATGGCCTTCTCGTACAGTTCCTCAGAGTGCTTTGCATTCTGGAGTGTCTCGGTCTTTGCCCGCAGCAGCTTGTTTTCCTCTTCCAGCTTTGTTTTCTCCAACTCGTTCTTAGAGGTCGCCAGCTTCAGAAAATGGGTCGTCTCAGCGCTGGATGCCGTACCTTCCAGCAGTCGTTTCTCAACCAGCTTCATTGCCAGGTTGATCATATAGTTTTCTTGCGCTTCCGGGGTGCTTGCAGGCCGCGAAGTTGCAGCCGACATTTCGCCCGGAGCAGACTTCTTAGGTTTCATTGCAATAACCTCGTTTCACATTCTTATTTTGCTTTTGCAAGGGTTCATGGGAGTCGCAGTAGTACCAGTTAAGCCTGTCTCATTTGAAAGGAGAAGAAAAAGCAGATCATGCCCAATGGAGGTTGAACATCGTGAAAGCCCTGAACCCAAATATATAGGAGGATACTACTCCCATGAGCCCTTGCAAAAACCGCCGAAGCCCCGGTCTACACCCCAGAACCTCGGCAATTTTCCATATGACTGTAAATCTTAACACCTGCTGTGGATACAGGCATCGAGAGTTTACACAAATATAATCGGCAGCTTTCGCTGTCGGAGCCTTAAAGCCCAAATATCAATTTTCCCTCCGGGGAAATATCAAAGACCGGCGCGATTTGAGAGGGGGTGTCGATTTTGAGACCCCCTCCCTATGGTTTACGCGGTTTGGCCGAGCGTGTCCTCGTCGGGCACGGTGATCTTGAGCTTCTTGTAGATGTTTATCGGGTCGGCAGCAACGATTTTATCGATTGCCTTCTCAATTTCATAGGCATTTTCGTTGTCCGTGAACTGTGAGGAGGTCTCGGCGATCCTCATAAGCAACCCGGAAGAGTTGTAGCCGTGCTCGATATCATACTGATACCACTTCTCGAACTCCTCGTACGGACTGTACGGGTTGTCAAAGGTGGTAAGAAAGCATCGAACCATTATTCAAAGCCTCTTTCTTAATTGATTGTTATTTGTTGAGCGCACTGTAAACCGTGGACTCCGGAACACCGCAGGCCTTGGCGATTTCAGCATAAGAATAACCGCTTCTCAGCATTGCGTTTGCTTTGGACATCTTTGCAGAAGTCATAACAGCAACATTTTTCGGCATTGCACGTTTTACAATTTCGTCAGAATCAGACGAATTAAGGAATTTCGTCAACATATTGTCGGAAATTGCGCCAGCCTGAACAGCTTCCCATTCCCTGTCCGTGAAGGTAATCTTGGACTTGCGTCCGCTTGCGCCAACAGAATCGCGAGCACGCTGCATCTCAACAGAAGAGATCTTCTTGATTTCTTTCTTGTCAATCGTAGGATCCAAGCCCTGTTCCTGAATCTTCGCCTTAATATTAGCATTCGCAATCAGCATTGCCTTGCGTTCCTTAGGCTTGTTAGCGATCATGTTGTTGTACTTCTCTTTCAGGGATGCAACCTCAGGCGCATAGGTCTTGGCCGCTTCAGGGTTGCGCTGGATGCCCTTCATATTGGCCGCCTCTTTGCGCGCTTGGTTAGCCATGGCCTTCAGCTTGTTGGAGAAGTCTGCATACAGATTCTCTTGGATGGTGCCAGAAGACAGCGTACGTGCATCCTTTGTTTCGGAGATCAGGCTGACTGTGTCCTCGGCCTTACGTTCCTTACCCGTCTTAGGGTCAATGAAGGTACGTCCACTTTCTTTGTAGATGTATTCGCCAGTTTCCTTATCAACTCGAACACTGCCACGACGCTCGGGTACACGAACCGTCTGCTTACGGCGAGACAGGAGCGTGGATGCGCCACCATAATGCGTAGCGCCTTCCTCGTCCACACGAATCTGCCACTTCTGCTTCAGCTCGGGGATACCATTCTCTCGCTCAGAGCGCTTATAGTCCAGCTTATGCTTTTCCGCATCGATAACGACCATGGAATGCTTAACCGCACGTGCAAGCTCGTCCTCATCAGCACCTCGCAATGTCATATCAGTGATGAGGTTGGAGATCACGCCCATTTCGCGTTGCTTCTCCTCTTTCTTCATCAGCCTGACATTGTTCGGATTGCCTTCAGGAACTGCATAAGCGGTCTTGGGGTCGAATCCTTCCAATGCTTTCAGCGCACGAGTAGACTTAATGTTGACTTTGTCAGTAACAGGGATTGCCATGACTGTGTCGCCATCGAAATCAGCACCAGACAGCCGCTCTGCAACCTTTGCATTGATGCCGATTGCATCCTGAATTGCACCGAGATTCCGCTTGCCGCTGACATTCTTGTTATTGACAGTCACAATGGGAATCTCAAAGGTACCAGCATGGGGATAACGGATCAGTGCAAGCCTGGTGCCATTCTCATAGGTGGGGCAATACGCCTCTGTCTCCTTGATCTTATTGATCGGCAGGATAACCTTCGTGGACTGACCCGGGAAAGCAGATGCCTTCAGGGTCATGGACGTTCCCTCAACCGTATCAGCAAAATCGTTGAGCAACTTCTTTTTGACCGTAGGATTATCGTACCGCATGATTTCATCATATTGGGCTTTGTAATCCGCGACAGTAAGGTTAAGCTGGTTCTCGATCAGCTTCTTGGGCTGCTTGGAAAGGAACTGAGAAGAGACGTTCCGGGACATCGTATCCCAGTCGCCCTCTTCTTTCAGCTTGTTGATAGGCGAGAGGTGCTCTTTGCCATCTTCGCCGATATACATGCTCTGTCCGTTGGCCTTGATAGCTGCACCAAACGGGTTATCAGGATCCGCTTTTGCTTCCTTGAGGACCTTCATTTTGGGCGTGCCAGAAGGCTTATTGGTGTTGAACATAACGTCCACACCATCCGGCAGATCATCAGAATAGACAGCCATGCCCTTCAGATAATGGTCACCGTCAACGAGGATACGAACCTGCGCATAATGGCTCTTGCCGAGGTCAAGGTCGGGCACACCACGGCGAATCTCCATAACACCGTCTTTGTCCAGACCGCCTTCATCGCCATAACGAATTGCAACTCGACTGGAATCCAGACTAGAGGGGCGCTGAAGCTTCGTGAAGGTCTCGCCGCCATCATCGGAGTGGTAATCGCCCAGAGAATCGATCTGATCCTGATGCTGATAAGCATACTTCTGGTCGAACTCCGGCTTTGCGAGAACCGTGATGTTCGTCTGCTGACGGACATTGGTCGGCTGTCTGATACCAACGCCATAGCGCTGGTAGCCATATTCTGCTTCCAGAATATAAGCAGCCTCGTCCAGCTTACTTTCCGACACTCCGAGGACCTGATTTGCGCCCTCAGAAATATCAATCATGCCCTTCTTATCGACCTCTTCTTTCAGAGTCGCGGCAATCTTCTCAGCCTGGCTGGCTTTTTCGCCAATCGCATTGTTATACTTGGACCTCACACTGGACTCGCTCATGCCGAGCTTGTCACCAATTTCCTTCCAACCAAGACCGTCATCCTTCAGCGCACGAATCTGATCGTACTCCAATGCCTTACGGTCATGGCCTGCTTTCTGACGTGCAGTGCGGAACTCGGTCAAGCCCATCTTATACTCGTCAGGGAGAGAGTCGTTGATGGTCTCCAGGATCTCCTTCTCCGAGAGGCCCTTCTTTTTAAGCTCCTCTACACGAGACAGGAAATCGCCGGAATGCTGATACGGGTTATCGCCGGAGCCCCAAGGATAGCGACCAGAATGTCGCTTGGTACCATAGTGCTCCAGGATATTGCTTTCGGAAGTGATGCCAAAATAAGAACGGAGGTCTTTTTCAATCGGATTCATGCTGCCACTCCTAACAAAATATCAGTGATGATCGGGTCGAACTCTTTGATTTTAGCGATGACGGGGCTGATTTCCTCTTCAGTGGGGTTCTCGACCCAAACTTCATCGTTCTGGTAGATACGGAGCTCCATCCGAATATCTTTCGGGTGGTATCCGTACTCCAGACAGAACAGAGCGGCATAAATATAGAGCTGCTCCATATGTGCAGGAACAGCTCCGGTTTTTAAGTCGTGGATGCGAAGGAACCCATCGTTGAACGAAATGGCATCCGCAGTTCCATAGCAGTTGTCGCTGTAATACAGCACCTGCTCGGTATCCATGCGGAAACCAATGGCATCGTTCACGTAGGTATTAAGGGTTTTCTTGTTCTTCGGCAGTTTTTGCTTCAGATCAATGCACTCTGCTGCAAATGCGTGCAGCCGTGTTCCCCGTTCCTTCGCCTGGTAATTAAGAACTGCATTAGTCAATCTATCTGCGTCATAGTTCAACCAATGGTAGTTACTTGCTCCGAGGAGGGCATGTTTCCCCGTGAGCCTCGAATGATCTCGCCAGTTCATTAAGAACTTCCTCCTTGTTTTCGGGATAGATAAAGGCCGCAAAACTCATCTCATCCATCTGCTGAACGTAATAGTCCTGATTTGGACGATGAGATGCACTCGCTGACTTCTTGCCCTCCAATGCGCCCCATGTTGTGCCGTAGAGAACCAAGAGATCGGGGATTCCCTGAATCTCGTTTGGGTCAAGATGGACAACCATGCAGCCGGGAAAGCGTTCTTTCAGCTCCCTTATCAATCCTGTCTTGAATTTGTTTTCGAGCATGATACAACCTCCAAAATAAGAGGAATAGTGCATCCTGAGACGCATTCTATTCCCCCCATAAAAGGGGATGTTTTTCTCGCGTGAGTTTTTAGGAAAAAATGTGAATTTTTAGGAATTTTCAGAGAAAAAGAAAAAGCCCCTGCATTTTTCGTGCAGAGGCAATGCCGTGGCTATATTAAATTAGGTGAAAGAAATCAATCTCGTATCCCGGTGCACCAGCAAGGAAAGCTCGACTACCATCGTCATCTTCCATATATTTGTACTCTCCGTAGTCTTCATCAGGCTCAAGGTTACAGGTCATATAATCATCCGGATTGATACTTCTGGAAACATCTTCCGCTTCGAGGTGTGCCCCACATTTAGGGCAGTCCCATTCGAGTTCACGAGTTTCCACCATCGGCTCACCGCAAACACAAATCGGACGTTTCGTATGAACCTCTGCAAATTTATTTGCAAAGCATTCAACTTCATTTCCATATTGGTCAGTTGTGATCCAATGTTCAATACCGTACTTATCCATAACTTTTCACCTCATATATGTTAGGAGTGCTACGTTCGTACACGGTGCTTTAAGAATACACTATTTGGCGCTCTTTTGCAAGGTGGAAATGGGTAAAAACTCGCTGTGGCCAAAAACCCGTTTTTTATCCTCTATTACTATATATATTTTTTTCATTTTTTAAGTAAGTTAAAGAAAAAAGTGGGTTTTTGGCCAAACGGCATATTTTTAACGTATTTACGTTAAATTTTGTGGCCATTTTTATAAAAATTTTTGGCCACAAAGTGGGTTTTTGGCCACAAAAATGGCACTTTTTTGACGTTTTCTCGAAAAATCCCAAAAACTGCGAAAAATAAAATGGGCAGAAATGGGCATGAGATTACCCTTTTGACTTAACATAAGTTTCAAAAATGTCAAGTCCTCGATCAATGGCGCTTTCTTTTTCTGGAGTTATATAGCTCATAAAAAGGCAAAAAGCGATTAAGCAAATAAAAAACAAAAGGAACCATTTCCAGTTTTTCTTTAGAAACTCATCATTTTCTTTCCTCTTCCGTTCCTCAAACTCCATCTTCTTAAGCTCAAGTTCTTTCGCATCCTTGGACTCTTGGATCCGTGCTTCATCCACAAACCGATGCGTCTCCTGATAGTCATCGAGCCGAATCTTCGTCCCACAGAACTCACAAAACATGAAATCTCGGTTGCCATCCTTCACCGTAAGATCCGCACCACAGCCAGGGCATTTTACCGTCCGTGCCATAAAAGCACCTCCTATTCGTCATGTATTTAGGATATCATGCGCTCTGCCCATAGTCAAGTAAATCAGGGTGGCCTCACCCAAATAACATTTTTATCCAGTTTCATACCTTAATCCTCAATCTCAAACATCACATTCTCCGGTGAGATGATCGTATCGCACTTCTTACCCTTGAACCGAAACCTCACAAACTGGTTCGTCAAACCGGAAATTTTCTCAACCAGTCCGTATTCACCACTAAAATTAGCCACGATCTTAGCCCATACTCTCCCCTGCTTGGCCAGTTCGTTAAATTCACCCGCGGTCATTACCCACACTCACCTCCGTCATCAAACTTCTCCCCGCCGCATACAAGAATTTCTTCAGCGACAGCACCTTAATATCGTACGTACTCTTCAAATTCTCCAGCTCAACATTAACTCCACCAGAGCGATATTCCGCCATATCCAATGCATACCGCATCCGGCGATCTGCAACACCAGGGCTGCAATTGAACTTATCTGCCAGTGATGCCTCGATATCCCTCATGGACATAAATCGGTGCGAGTTCAAGTCATCGACGACCATCTCCACAGCCTCGCCCATCAGCTCCCCGCCGAAGGTCAGCATGGGAACCTTCAATTTAGCGAGAAAATCATACGTTCTTTGCTGCATTTCTTATCACCACATCCTTTCCCACTCAGGTTTTCATAATAGCATTCGCTGCATGAACCAGATATGTGGTACCGTCAATCGTGATTTGCAGCTGATCGCCTTCGTAGTCAGTCCAGTTGTCTACTTTGCCTTGAACAATAGTTCCATCGGGCAACTTAATCTGCGCCCAGGAATAGGTAAATGTCGTATCAAACACCTTATAGTTTCCACAACCGCATAACCCGAGGCAGCCAATGAGCATCATCATACATGCAACGACGCAAATAATACGATTTTTCATAGTTAATCACCTCAACCAAATATCATGTAAATCAAAAGCAAGAACCATCCTGTATATCTGATGATTCTCTGTTTTTCTTCGCCGATGTTCTCAGCAAAAGACATTCCAATTGCGATAGCTTGCAAAATAATGCTTACGAGCAGCACAATTCGCATCACTTCACCATACTTCCTTTCCGTGTCTGGTCATCCGCAGGCCAGTACGTGTAAATATCATCGAACACCACCGGGATCTTCTTCTGGAGTTCCATCAGCAGCGGGCACATAAGCTCCCGCATCTGAGGATGAGCCGCCACAGGAGTACGCAGCTTGAAGATGTTGCGCCACTCACGGTAGTTGGCCGTCACCACGATCTCGGTCTTCAAGCACAGCGGCAGCACACAACGGGCCTGTTCGGGACGCATACCGAGTGCGATCATATCCTTATAAAGGATTTCCGCAGATTCGCAGGAATCAAGCCAAGTGCTGCCAGGCGTATATTCTGCGCTTTCACGTTTCTTGTCAGTGTCGGTCACATCAATATAATACGGCCGAATAAAGCTCAGCTCCCCGCCAAACTTCTCCTTCGAGTAGTTGCAGTACCGTGTGCTCTCTTGCGCAAAGCTCGCAATACGGTGCCGTGCCAACTCGTTGGCAATGGCCCGGTCACAGGTAAACAGCACGGACAGCTGCGAATGCTCCAGCATAGCCTCATGCCCCTGCTTCACCAGAAAGCCCACCAGTTTCTTTGCCGACTCACCATCCGGCGTGATCTTGTCCTCGCTCTTGTAGCAGACCCGGGCCACCCGCTCGATCTGCTGGAGCTCCTTAATGCCTCCCTCAGAAATATCAGTGAGGATTTCGTACTTAGGTTCAACGATTTTCATAATTAAATCTCCTTTTCATCAATGAATCAATGATTTCAAGCTGCCGCAGGCTCTTTCCATTACCTCTTTGGGCAACCATAATGTATCCGAGATGAGCCAGTTGCTTATGGTCGCAAGTTTCCACCTTCGGACACTTCTGGCATTTAGGTGCAAGTATCGTAAGTGCTCCGAAGTCGTTGTTCATGTTGTCCACTCCGATATCATTTTGCACTCCCAATCCCCACAGATATCACCCGAAGCATGTTTCTTTGCAAACGCCATGCCCTTCTTGATGGCCTCCTGCTTGTCGGTCGCCCTGACTTCAAAGGCCTGATGCCCGCCACCATTGTCCGTGCACTCAAACCAAAACGTGTGCATCTTCATATAAAATCCTCCAAAATCGAGTTAAGCAGAATCTCCAGCACCCGGTTTATACCCGCCACCACTCGATATGGCCACGGTTCTTTCGGTTCCACCCGGACAGGGGTATCAGACTTTCTCAGCGCGCCATAAAGCCACCTGTCGAACTGCCCAAGTGAAATATCATTCTCCATGCACCATTCACGAGCATCTGCGTAGCTAATGTCGCCATTCATGCAAAGCTCGACCACATCACGCAATGTAGCGTTCGGCTTGATCAGGGTATCTTTTTGAAGCTCGTAATCCTCAGAATACAAGTCCTCGCGTGACCCGTCAGACCTGCGAATAACTTGCGCAAGGGGTTTGCCATCCGCATAAAGCGTCGTAATATCCTCATCAATGTCGATTCGAGGACAGTCGTACCTCCATATGGCCTCAACAACTTCTTCATAGTCAATCATATCGCACCTCACAGCAGAATCCGGAACAAAATGAACCAGATCACCTTCAGCGTGAACACAATAATGATCAGCCATGCGCAAATAACCAGCGTTGCCGCCAGAATATGACCCAGCATATGGCCGATCTTCTCCCAAACATCATTCATCCTTATCAACCCTTTCGAGACCTGTAAAATATCCAATGCCAATATGACCACCATCGCAATAATGAATTGGGCGGAACGCCATCAGACCGGCCAGATTGTTCTTCGCATCTTCGAGATTACAGTAGGGATGCCCATCGTTAAATTCCTCCTCGCAAAATCGACACTTGTAAGTCGGATAATAAAACGGCTTCACCCCACACACCTCCTCGCCGCATCCAGACGGCTCTCCGCAGCGTTCAGCTCGAAGATAGCAGCCGTGATAAACTCCGGATCGCAGTTCTCAAAGTGGTTCCGGGCCACCTCAAGATCCCGCATGGCATCTTTCAGCGTGTTGACTGTCGAAACCATCGGTTCTGTCCAGAATATCTTTTTGACGAAATCAACGATTTTGCGCAGCATTTCTACACCTCCACATCTTTGCGACCTGACGAGCCGTGAGCCAGCCCTCAACATCATCATGGCCAAGTAGCTGTGCGCCCATCACCTCGATAAGCCCCTGTTCAAAGCCATAGGAACCCCAACCCCAAACGCCATCCCAGATACGATTTCCAGCAGCATCATATGCAATGATTTGCTCACCGCAATCAAGCCGTCCGCCCGGAAGATACTCCGGACAGTCCGGTCTGTCCATCTCTGGCCAACGACGTCCATAAGTATGCGGAACCTTAGCGTGCTTCAGCAGAATATCCAGCTTCTGCATCTCGGTCATGTGATTCCAAACCCGGAGTTTCCAGGTTTTCTTAGACATGTTTCTCATTTCTGCATTTCCTTTCGTCAGCCTCCATGGTCTTTGCGATTTTATGCTGAATATAAAGCACACAGCCAGCCTGACTATCACACCCGAATGAAGCCAATAGTCCAGCAATAGCATTCAAAGAGTTCAAATCCTCTTCAGCAAATATCATTTAGCGTTCACCGTTCCTCCTGATACTCTACAATTTTGGTTACTTCGCTCTGAACCCGGCGTAAGAAATCACACATACCCAAGCAACCGCATTCCCTCAATGCCTTAGCGATATCGCCTAAACTATCCATGTCGGTTCTTGTGAGATTAACTTGAGGAATAACTTCAATATTTTCCTCTGTGATAAATGGGGTGTAGTCTCCACAATGGCAACATTTGATGTTCATACGTTTCATACAAGCATCTCCTTTAATGATAAAAATAAAGAGCCGCAGATTTCTCCACGGCTCAGTTGCATCTTAGCGATTAGCGCTTCTCAGTCAAATTCCGATACTTTGCAATGAATGCGTCCACGCTTTTTCTGTGCCAAAGATAGATGTCCAGGCCCATCAGTCGAAATGGCATCCGCCACTTATACCAGTGTACGCTCGGTTTCATCCAGAATTGCTCCATCATCAAAATGTGATAACGCACCTTCATTGCATCAAGTTCAAATTTGAGTTTATTAAGCATACTCAATCACCTCCATAAAGGAGCCCGTTATTTTCGCGTCTTCTCCTCAAACTTCAGAGGCTTGACCGTACCCTCCCGCGCACACTCCGTCAGGCACTCATGGCAGGGTTCATCCGTCTCCAGCACCTTGAAGCTCTTGCACTTCGGACAGTAGGTCGCATAGTCCACTTCGCGCATCCAGTTATTCATCAGCGCTTACCTCCGAAATAAAAGTGTCCTTTCCGCAGCGAGGGCAACGTGCCAGAACCTCACCGTTATGGATTGTGCACTCCTTCATACTGTTCCAGTTAGATGTAGGAATCCCAAAATGAGCATTGCAGCCACTGCATTTAACGGCAACGAGCTTTTCGTCAGGATCTGCATATCCATCGAGGTTACCGATGTATTTATGTACCCAATGCTCATTGCAAAACGGGCATTTCAAAATTCTACTGCTCGCAGGAACTTCATCCATGTCGTACAGCCACACCTCAGGGGCAACAGGATAACGTTTATTGCAATTGGTACACTCAACCGATATCCAAGGACGTTTCTTCTCAGCCTTCTCCTGCTTAACGGAGAACCTATCATCCAGAATATCTTTCATGGGAACAAGCACCGAATGGTTGCAAAAACAACACTTTAATTCAAGTTTTTCTCCAGAAACATCCGCTCGAAATGCTACCCCATCACAAATCTGGCCATTCTCTTTAATAATCGTAGCCTCACAATTGGGGCAAAGGACTTGATAGTTCTTTTTCTTAACATCCCCAACCTTCACCGCAAACCTATCATCCAGCTCCGGGTACGTCTCCCGCTGGTTCAGTGCCCAGAGCAGGTTCCAACAGGCAGCACGCAGGTGATCCTCATCGTCCATACCGACCATGTACTTTGCCAGATGCCGAGAAGCACTGTCCAGCAACGAATGCAGTGGGATACCCTTATCCACATTGTGCTCGCCATACTTCAGTGCGCCCTCCTCGCAGTGCTTACTGACCTCCATGATGCCATACCAAGGCAGAAGGTCCATCCGCCCCTTCCCTGCGTGCATATCGCGCTTGGCACCGGTTTCAAATTCGGTGCGGTCTCCAGAATCTTTAATCATTTGTTTTACCCTCTAATATTGGACTAATCATGTCTTGTGTTACAAACGAGAAATCGTCATCTTCTATTTCTAAATTCCACATGTTGATGATTAGAAGCAATGCCGCATCATCATCGAAAAGACGTGCAAGTTTATCTTCTCCCATTTTCTTGAGTCTGAAAGCAATTTGCTTGCTCTGCCTTGCGAAATGACATCTTGGATGGAAGAACTGTTCAGGACTTCTTATGGTTTGTCGAGCCTTTCTGCGGTTCACCGATCCTATGACCACATATTTAACCTTATCATCCAGCAAATATCCAAAGATTGTACCATCATGCCGAATCTCGATGTGATGCCAAATTGCAGACAATGGACTTTCAGGATTCGGAGTATACACTAATGTATCCTGCGTAACTCCCAACTTTTTCTTAAAGTGGTCACTTAAAAGAATCTTGTTAATCTTTTTCCGAGTCTTTTTCGATATGTTTCTCATCAGTGAACCTCCTCATTCTCCATAAAATTTCCTCTCATTAAACGCCTTCTTCGAGTTCAGGGCTCTCGAAATCGCAAGATCAATACCGCTCCTACTCTTCAGATGGTAGTAGTACAGATCCTTGTACGGTGTATTCAGTCGGTCGATACGCCCCGAGGCCTGCTCCATGATCTTATATGAGTAGTTCTGGCTGTAAAATATAATGGTGTCCGTTTTGATGCAGTTCCAGCCTTCAGCACCGGCATTGTACTGCACCAGATACACCCACCTGTCGCCTTCGGGAAGCGGCTGATGCTTGTGCCCGTTCCATTGTGCAACTTCGGTGTCCTTGCCGTAGTCCAGACCCATCAGAATATCAAGCTCATAATCGAAATTATAGAAGATAATGACCCTAGGTCTGCCTTTACAAATATCCAGCACTTTTTCTTGTCGGCTTGCATCAGCGTTTACCAACTTCCGCAGCAGATAGCAGAACTCACTGGCGGTCTCGATTGGCTTGTTCTCCCAGAGGTTCCACCGGTTCTTGCAGATTGACAGATACTTCACCTTGTCATAATCCACAAATACATTCTCATGGTGTGAGACAGTCGGCCGCTCGAAGTCCATGTCAACCAGAATCCGTTCCCGCAGCCGTACCAAGCGCTGGGTATTCAGATACCGGTCGATCTTCGGGTACTTCGTGCAGAATTGGCTGTATACCACATGCTGGTTATTGAAGTCTGTCCGGTTTCGGTAGAACCCATTGGCGATGAACACCGGGATGTAATCCGTCCAGCAGTCCCCGGGGGTGGCGCTGAGCAGAATCCACTCGTTATTTTGCGTAATTTTGTAGAAAGATTTCACCCATGCGCCTTTTCCAACGACTCGCTGCTCGTCAAATATAAAGAACGCATTCTTTACGCCAACGTACTTTCCGATATTGTTCCAGGAATCCACCACGACCTTGTGCTCGTAAATATCATGCTCTGGATCTGTAGACATATAGAAATGGGCCAGTTCTTCGTCCCACTCTCCCGTATCCCGTTTCCGGGCAGTCGTGATGATATAAAGATCCGGGGGCTCTGTCATACGAACATAATTCTCCGTGTTCACCTCCCCATCGTAAAGTTTGTAATAGAACGCCAAACTCGTTCTCGATTTTCCGCTTCCTACGCCTCCGCATAAGATGCAGCCGATTTTCATACGGTTGATCGCATCCAATTGGTAGTCGTAGAGCGTTACACCTGCCATCAGGTCGCTCACCTCATTTCCAACGTCACATAAATGTCACTTTTCTTGCAGTGATTCTCGTAGGCCAGAAGCGAGATCGTCGCCTCTTCCTCATCTTCACCCTCCCCTCTGACGGTATAAGCAAAGAGCTCTTTCCGGTGCTTTCTGAACACCTTCCAGAGCTCTTTTTTCTTAGTAAAGTCCGTGCTTTTTGCAGTAGGACGCATATTGCAAGCCCTCCTTATCTGCTTCGCGCATGATTTCTGATAGTGTAAGCTTTTTAGGCTTTTCTTCCGTCGTTGACATGTTACGCGGTACGGTGTCTCGACATTTATCGCAGTACAATCTTTTTGACGGAACCTGATACATCATAGCGCCGCATTTTTTGCAAGCCTTATCTACTCTGCGAAGTCCGCCCATAAATATCACGCCTCCTCAAAATGGCAGAAGTCCGTGTAGTAAACCAGGTCGTAATCCAGCGGATGGTTGTTCCAGTCGTAGTTCTGCTCGTAATCAGCAACCTCATCACGCTCGTCGAGTTCGCGGCAAATATCATCGTTGTGCTCATAGAACCATTCCAGCGGAAGGTCGAACTTGTCGCACAGTTCCGGAATATCAAAGGCCCAGCAGCCGTAGTTGGTGTTCTGTGTACCCTCCGAAACCATGTAATCGACGATCTCTTTTACTTTTTCTCTGCTCATAATCCTTACTCCTTCTGTTGTTCAAATATCAGGCTCTCTGGCCCGGTTGTGAGTCATGCGGGAATCGAACCCACCGTACAGCCCATGCTAATGACTCAAATAAAAGAGCCCCAGATTTCTCCAGGACTCTCATGTGCTTATTCTTCAGGTGTACAATAATCAACGTCGAGATGCGCTTTGCCTTCACTATCCGTGTAGGTGACGAACTTTCTCGGCTGATGGAACATCTTCTCGTACTTCTCGACGAACTCCGGCAAAAGCTCACCGAAATCATCCTCCGTGAGGCCTACAATCAGGAATGTTCCAACGATAATATCAATGGGGATGCCATAAGGGCCGTCGAGCGTCCGGTTGAGTTTCTCCATGCAATCATCATGCAGCTTTCCTTCTTCGTTGCAAATCAATGCCACCTCATCGTCCCACGGGTAAATAGCCTGAATCGGGCCTTCCACCTCTTTCTGGAGCGATTCCAGAGAACAGTCAATGTCGATCACTTCAGGGTAATGCTTTGGGCGAACCCTCAGAACTTTCATACTGTCAACCTCCTAAATTGCACATCAAAAATATAAATCGAGCTGTTTCCTTAGAGCCGCCATTTGCGACGTGGGCACTCACCGGCTGGACATTCGACCAAGGACTGACCCGGCACTCGAAAAATATCAATGATCAATAATAGCTGTTGTACTTCCGGTTGGCTTTTGCACGAGCTTCCGTAACATCAGGGGCTACGAAACCAAAGTTGATCACATAGCTCGGGATATTGTACGAACGGGCAACCAGGTTTTCGATTGCACAGCCACGGAACGCCTTCTCCTCATCGTAGATCCCGATAAAGTAGTCTGCATCCGCCATCTTCTTGATGCTCTCACCAAGGTACCAGACTGCCTGATTCGCATCAGCCGGAGGATCATCAGAAATATAAGTCTGGATCACCTCCAGCTCCTCGCCAAACACAGCCTCAGCAATATGGTGCATCTGCTCCATGGTTGCCCGGATCTGTGCTTCAGTGCGCCCTTTCATCGGTGCGCTGATAAACAGTTTCTTCATATGCTTCACCCCAGAACGGAATTTCGGTGTGGTCGCTCGGCTCTGCCATGTCTGCTTCAGGAGCTGCAAACCGGGCATAGCGCTCTGCATACGGATCAGCATCCGCATCCTGCTCAACGTACATCACATCTGCATACAGGCTGTACTCGCCGGGTGCATTCCGTTTCTCGACAAGGTTTGCCTGGAGACAGACGTTCTTGACCCGGATAAAGTCCAGCTGGCCGATCGTGTCCATGTTGCAGAGCAGGCGCTTGCCGGAAGTAGTGACCCAGTAGATATGCGGGGGCCACTTGGAATCCATGTTGATCGTCACCGGCACGAAGTAGGTCGGAACGAACGGCTCATCGTAGGTACGCTCAGGATTCGGATTGGTCTGACGAACCTTCACGCCGAGATCCATGAGGTGATTCACCAGCTCCATGGTGGGAATGACCACATTGACGCGGCGCTTGTCCGAGCCAAAGCGATCACGGCTGGGATCACCGCTGAAGTTGGTGGTAAAGATGAAACGGGTGTCGTCGATATTGACTTTCTGGCGCTTGGTGTACATAAATATCAGTCTCCTTTTACTTGTTGATTTCAATCTCCAGAATTTTCAGGTCTGCCACGAGTGCTGTCAGGTGGAGAAGTGCACCAGACTGATTGTTGCTCTTGGCAGCGCTGAGGAACTTCTCAAAATCCTTATTTGCCTCAGAACTGTACTTTTTCAGCACATCCAGATCGACAGCTTTTCCGGCAGCAGGCTTCCCGGGATACTTCTTCCCGCTCTTCTCAACCCAATTCTGGATCTCCTTGTAATAGCTGCCCTTGTTGCCGCCGCAACGCTTTGCAATCGCCATGGCCAGACCCTTCTCCGGGTCGAAAACATCCTTCTCGCTGCACTTCACAACGGTCTTGGAGCCATCCGACCAGTAAACGATCGTGGCCGGAGGAGCAAAGATAACGTTCTTGATACTTGCTGCGGTCATATTGGTTTCTTCCTTCTTTTTGGTTGCCTCTTCCATCACACAGTTAGCCCAGTGCATATAGCGCATAGAATCGAACACCGACTCTTCCCGCTTCCGAATATGCCAGTCACCCTGACGGTCACGCAGAAGATCAACCGGATTGAACTGGAACGTTCTTCCATCTTCCAGCTCAAGATTCGTTTGAACAGGACCCAGTTTAGTGTAAAAGTTATTGACAAACCCGATATGATGGCCATAGGGATCATACAAACTTCCATGACACATAAAATATCACCTCACGTCAAAATTTCTTGCTGCTTCTTCCTGCGCATCGCTCCAGGGAAGATCCGGCGCTGTCCAGGGAGAAACACCGTCGTCGCCAACGAACCAGTTGAAGTCACCGTACTTAGAGATCTCCTCAACTGCCTCATCGACTTCCCGGTTGAAATATCTTTTGTCGATATCCTCCTGCATCTGAAGCTGATAGACTGCCTCGCTTTCCAGCCAACGGTAGTCCTTTGCTCCGGTCACAGAAGCATATTTCCGTTCGCCGGCATCCGTCAGACCCGCTTCCCGCAGCAGCAGAGCTCCGCCCTTTCCCGGCATGATCGGGCAGAACTGTCCCACGCGTCCCACAAAAATATAATTGTGTTCGCCTTCAGGCAGGTCCTCGTTCTTGTCGAGATAGATAGCGCCCTTGGAAACGGTCTTTGTCTCGCAGAGGTCAGTAAACTCGATCTTCTCCTTGGAGAACAGGGTCTTGAACACATACGGTACCTGGAACTGTGTGCCCGTAGCCGTCCATTCACCGCCTTCGTCCTTGCAGTCGCCTGGGATATAGCCGTAAAGCGCCTCACAGCGGTCCGCAGTCATGTACTTTGCAATATAAACGGCATTGTTCACCAGACACATCCGCTCGTAGGTTGCCTCATGCTCGAACGTGTAGCCGTACTTTTTTGCAAAATCCATGCAGTACGCAATGATTTCCGGGGTCGCATCGGGGATCTTGATCGAATCCGTTTTGATATGCGCGACCTTAAAGCCGCGCTGCTGCACTTCATCCTGCAAAGTGCGCATAAATAAAGCCCCTCGAAGCGCCACAATGTTGTTGGCGTTCTTGGGGTTGCGGAACGGGTTGTCGAAGCTTGCACTGGTCAACCCGTAAACCGAGTTGATGGCGATCTTCAACGCCTGCGCCAAAGCCTTTGCCTGCTGCGGATCATCGAGGTACTTTGCCAGTTTACCGCCAAAGAGCCCCTTTGCCTTCTCGTACTCGCCGTGCTTGACGTAGATTCGTACATCCATCAGGTCGTTGAAATGCTTGGTGTACTCGCCAAAGTAGTTCATGGCAACAGCCGAATGCGGATGCAGCGACGCAACGTCCAGCAGGGCTACGTTCGTGTACATCCCGGGCTCAGCGTAGACATAACCACCCATGCCCAGGTCTGTACCCCGGAACATGTTGTGGTACTTGCCGTCCTCGCCCTTGGCCCACTCGTAACCGGGAAAGGCATTGATGATGTTGCAGTCCGTCAAAATATCAGGCTCGACTTCCACGATCGCATCGGATTTTCCCGTAGCAAGGTCTGTGTAGACCAGCCGGGGGTGCTTTTCCTTGCCGAAAATAATGCGTGTTGTCAGCGAGTTTGTCGTGTCGTTCACCGTCATGCCGGCAAGGTCTGCCAGAATCTCTCGCGCCACAAAGTCTGCCTGACGCTTTTTCGAGTAGAACAGGGTCTCGGTCGCGATCACATCGTTGTCACAATACTCTGCCACCTTGTCCCACAGGCTCTTCGGCACCGGCTGATCCCACGGAAGCCCCAGCTCCTGATGGTGGATGCCCAACTCGATCTCAAACTTCTTCAGGCTCTGTTTTTTCGACGAGAAGTCGTAAATATCAGTGTAGGACAGGTTGTACGCCTCACCAAAGAAGCCCGTGTGTTCGTTGATGATCCGGTTGGACAGCGCATAGATCTGCTCCACCGACATCCCGATCATGCGGGCCCAGAGGATATGGTTGTCGTACTTGCGGTTGTTGAAGCCGACCAGCCGATACTTTGTCAGGCTCTCGATCTCCTCCGGCGTAGGATTCACCATACGGTGCACAGGCTCCTGCTTGGCAAACTTCCAGTTCACGAGCAGCAGATTCGGGAACACCTCCACGTCGAAAAATATCAATGGCGTTTCCTCCCCCATAGGGGCCTCCCGCTGAATATCGTCCTTCGACTTGAAGTGCATCTTCGCCACAATCTTCAGGCAGGTGTCCGCCTGGTTCGTGCTGCTGGCGGCAAAGCCCAGGATCGCATTCCGCATGTCATCCACGTTGTAAACGACATTGCCCTCGTAGGCTTCGTCCATGATGTGTGCAATAAAGTCAATACTGGGCTTCGTATAGGGGCTGATCTCTTTGGCAAGGGCTTTCTTGATGAGGATACGCAGGTGCCGCTCATCCTGGATCTGCTTTGTATCAACCATTTTCGTTTCTCCCTTCAGTGGCAGGCCGCTGCTGATGGTCGCAACCGGAATATCATTGCATTTCGACAGTTTTCTCCGCAGAGAGGACTTTCCCGTGAACACCTTGACCTCGATGTTCTCGTCGTAGATCCTGCTCAGCTTCGTTGCATCGCCAGTGTAAATATAATGCAGGTGGATGCCCGCACCAGATTTGCTCAGCTCCGCATAGGTCTGGGGCCATTTGGAGGCAGCTTCCAGGTTGCGCTCGAAGCTCTTTTTTCCATCCGGCCCGGGAATATCAAAGTCGATGACAATGTGATTCTCCGGAACTTTCACGTAGTGCAGTCTCGAAGCATCCAGTTCGGCCAATTTTGACTTGACATTCTCCCATTTTCGCATCGGAATGCCATCGTCTGTCGCATACTGTGCAGGGCAGTCCTTGCAAATATCATTGAAGAGAGAATGCTGCTCCTTGAACTCGATCCATGACGTTTCCGGCTCGGCAGTGGGTTCTTCTGCCTTCACAGGTTCGTCAAGGAACTCTTTGAATTTCTCCGCTTTGAAGCCGCTGTAGTAGCTCCGCACCCGCTCGCCATTCACGGTCTCCGCGCGTTCCTTGTACTCCTCGAAGTAGTTCATCAGCTCTTCCCGGAATGCACGGCGCGAATAGGGGTATGCCACCTTTGCCTCGTCATTGTAGGTGTTGTACATCGCCCAGGCCCGCTTCAGGGATACACCGTCCTCCTTCTTGAAAATATAAAAGGAGTCCAGCATAAAGTTGTAAAAGTCGTTCGATGCACCCAGCATACGGGTCGGAATATAATCATCGTAGAGATGTTTGTTCTGCTCGTATACATCCTTGCAGTGCCATGCGATGCCACCCAGCTCAAAGTCCACCTTCGCTACAAGGTCACGGTACTTTTTTGCAGGGATCTTTTCACCGGTAGGTTCCACATCGATCAGTCGTCGGATCAGGCCCGATTTTGCATCCGTGATCTTAACGGGCTTGTTGGTGCCCAGAAACATGAAACACTTGAACTGGCTGGAATACTGGCTGCGGAACTTCTCGTTCACCAGCATGGTCTCGTGGGATACCAGCGAGTTCAGCCGGGTGTTGTCCTCGATGCGTGAAAGGTCACCGTCGTGCTGGATCGCGATCAGCGGGTTCGATTTGAATGCCTCCAGCGCAAACGCATTGGACGATGATCCCAGCACCTTGGAGTCGAACACCGACCAGTACCCGTCGAAAAGTTTCTGGACGATGTTCAACACGGTCGATTTACCGCTGCCGGGTGGGCCATAGAGCACGAGGAACTTCTGGATCTTGCGGGAATCGCCGTTCACGATCGCGCCAACCGCCCATTCGATCTTCTTTCGCTCCTCGGGAGAATATAAGGTGGTCATCAGCTCGTCGTAGGCGCTGATGTTCCCCTCCTCCAGAAGATACGGCAGCCGCTTCGACGCATAGCTTTCCTTCTTGACCGGGGTGTTCGCAAATATCAACGTATCGTCAAGGGTGTGGTAGTTGTCCCGCATCTGACGCTGACAGTATTTGTGCCAGTTGTCGATCATCCCGCTCTCCGCGTCCCACATGTGCAGAACACGGTAGCTGTCATTGAAGACCTGCTTGTGTTCCTCCGCGTAAATATCCAGCGCGCGGTCAATCATCTGTAGCGCATCCTGTTCGTCCGTGCTCCAAAGCCCCCGCTCTTCCATCCAGACCGCGTAAAAATCAGAACCCCGGATCATCAGGTCTTTCGACTTCTTGATGATGAATTTGGGATAAATTTCGATTGTCCCGCGTTTTCCCGTCCGCGTTGCAATCATCAGGAAATCAATCATTTGTAACTGACTTCCTCCTTTCTCCGAGGTTTTTATACGTCTTTCTCTTTCTGGAGGGTCATCTGGGCCAGGGTTGCCTCTGCCTCACGGGCACGCTCATCGGCTTCCTTGCGCTGCTTTTCTGCCTCGTTCACCATCTTGCAGGAAACAAAGCCAAACCACAGCAGGCCAGCGATGAGAATGTTCTTCCGGATGCACTTGCCCTTCATGCGGCGGATGGTGTGATTGGCCACCTCCAGTGCAGCCTTGCTGTTGCTCAGGTCGATCAAAATATCAGTCAGTTCCATTGTCACTTTTCCTCCAGTAATTCGGGTCAGCCAGAATCAGCCGACCAATGTTGTTCTCGTCTCGACACGCCGTGATTCGCAGCATCACATGGGAATCGTCGAGTATCTTCTCAACGAATCCTTCCATAGGGATGCAGATTTTTGATTCATATGTCATCAAAACTCATTCTCATTCAACCAGTTCATCAGCTGATACCAAATATCAATGGTACGCATGTCGATGGACGTACGGGTAATCGTAAAGAGACCGCCAGCCCCGTTCGGCTGATAGTCCCGATCCATAAACCGGGCTAGGATCGGTTCCGCGCGCTCTTCGCTGAAACGGGTGTCGTCCATGGCAGCCAGGCCCAGGCTGACGACCATGCTCCAGAACCACTGCCCCACACGGTTGCCCATGCTGCGGTCTTCCATGATGTGTTCCTCGATGCGAATCGCCAGCGCCACCATCATCTCCAGCATAGAGCAGGGTACGCCCTGAAATACCGCATCGATCTTCCCGTACGGAATATTATTCTCCGATGCAAAGCGGTACCGCAGGTTGATGCCGTCCGTTGCCCGGCAGACATCCATTTCGCACGCCGGAATATAATCCCGGTTAGAAAGATACATCAGTAAGCGGTGAAAGCTGAGGTTCCGGGGTTCCCATTCGCCGCAGACGATCTTGTAGAGCCAGTCATAATACTGCTCCGTCTCCCTCATAAAGTTCATTCATCCTCCTCATCGTCGTGGTTGCCGGGCCAGTTCTCCCGAACCCGGAGAATCTCGTAATCCTTGTGGTAGTTGTGGTTGCGGACATGAACAGTGCTCGGTACGAACTCGCCAATGCGATCCAGCGCCTCGTTGCCAATGATCTTCGGAATATCATCGTCGTCCACGGGCTGATCCTCCGTGTCGAACACCAGCTTTCCGTCCGCGTAGTAGGTCAGGAAGGAAGTCTCGTAGTCGTCCAGCTCACCAAACTGATCCGGTTCAATGACTTCGATGGCCTCATGTGCCACCACATCTTCCGGGTCAGATTCGGTACGGTACTTCCCGGCCAGCTGCTCAAAGCTCTTCTGGGTCGCCCTTTCTTCGATGGTCTTGTCCATATCGGCTTCCTTCTGCCGCAGATTCTCACGCTCGGCCTCGTACCGTTCGCCGTAATAGGTCTCGTATTTCTTCTCGAAAACGGTGTGCATCACAAGGGCACCTGCCCCAAAGCCTGCTGCAAAGAGCAGAATATCACGCACGGTCTTGTTCATTGTCGATGTCTCCTTTGATCGTCATCATGGTAAACGCCAGTCCGCCAAAGAAAAGGGAGACACTCATCAGAATGCCTCCCACCATGTGGCGCTTGCGTTTGGTATCGGTCAGATAGTCCAGAAACAGGAAAGTGCTTTCCAAAGTTTCCATCGTTCCACCTCACTCAGAAAGAACCGCCAGACCAGAGACGAAACAGACTCCGGCCATGGCAGCAAACAGGTAAGACAGTCTCTTAACGAATCTGGTCATAGCGTATTCCTCCAAAATATCAGTCTCAGATCTTGTCGATGATGGGCCCGTCGCAGTTGAACCGCAGCATCACCGAGCGCTCCCCGCCATTGATAAAGCTGTTCAGTGCCTCGTCTCCCTCCACGTAGTTCGTCACACCGAAATCCACGTGGTTCTGTCGGGTCTCATCGTTCGGGTCATAGATCCAGCCCACGATCTGCCCTTCCGGGGTCTTCATGGTCACACCGCCGTGCGTTCCGATGCTGCTCAGAACGTCGTTCAGGAACAGGTGCCCCTGGATGCGCAGCCGCTTGTTTGCCGCCTGCTCCATCAGGAAAAGGTAGTTGCGGTTCAGCTGGTTGTCAGCCTGCCAGGTGTCCACCGTCTCATCAAAGATGCAGGTATAGGGGCTGGTGTGCTGCATGGCGATGTCCTTGTATTCCTTGATGGTCTCCTCCACGCCCTGCTCGTTGGTGCTCTTGCTCTCGAGCTCCACAGCCTTGATGTTGTGCTCCAGCTCCTCCTGCACACGGCTGCCAAAGCGGTCGGATACACGGCTCTTGTATTCCTCAAAGGCCTTGTCCAGCGCGATATAAGCCGCAGTCAGGCTCGCATTGCGCTTGGACATAATGTGGTGGGAACCGAACATGCAGCCCAGAGATACCGCACCCAGGGTGACCGCAGGTGCATACACCTTTGCCAGCTTCAGGCCGGTCTGGACATAGGTGGTCGTAATGTCGCTCTTGTAATCCTTCTCGGTGTAGGTCTCGCCCTCGCTCAGCTGGACCGTGCCATCCTCGATCTGCTTCTTGGCCGTGTGGATGCTCTCAACCTGAGCATAGTGCTCGGTCATAATATCCTGCGCCTTGATGGTCGCCTTGCAGGCCAGCACGGTAGCGGTCACGCCACCAATGGCAGCGCCAACGATCATAATGGTGGGGCTTGCCTTTTTCAGCTTGTAGCCGCACTTGGATGCAGCACGGGTCACTTTGCCCATGATTTCGGTTTTGTCGATCTTTTTCAGGAACTTCATAAATATCAATCCTTTCTTATTGTTCAGCGCAGCGGTACAGGGCGTGGCAACATCAGGCGATATCCGCCCGGGATACCCTTGATGAACGCCCCGTCAAGGTTGTACCAGCCGTAATTGTAATCGGTGCTCTCATTGGAAACGCCCATCAGATCCCACAGGTCGCCCACAGAGACCTGACCGTACTGGCGAATCGCATCATACATCTGGGAAAGCGTGTCGTCTGCATCCCCGCGGAACTCAAAGTCCAGGTTCTGCAAGCTGCGTCCTACGGCCCGGTTCGGATTCCCCTGCCGGTTGCCGGAGCCTCCCTGATAGTAGGTATCGTAGCTGTTCCGCTGGGCGCGGGAGCCGGAGTAGTTGCTCGAAGAGCCACGGGAACGGTCCTCGCCGAACAGTGCAATGCTGACCGCCGAGTTGAAAATGCTCCACAGGCCGTTCTTCAGCATGGGCAGCAGATAGTCCACCACGATGCGGTTCTTCACGGTCTTGAGGTCCTCGGCCAGGAACTCGTTGGCGATCTTCTGGATATCGTTCTGCTCCTTGAGGGTCACTTTCCCCTTAACGACCTTCTGGAACTTCTTTTGGGGCTCTGCGGCAGGCTGCTGTCCAATGCTGCTCTTCGGCATGTTTACTTGTGCCATGTTGTCATCCTTTCAAAAAACAAAAAAGAAAGAGCCGCAGATTTCTCCACGGCTCTCGCCTTACCTAACATTACTTCTCTTCAGAAGTTTCCTCAACGTCCTCGTCAGGAACGTCCACCTGTGCAGAATCGACATTCTCGATCTTCCAGGGCTTCTGCCAGACGATCTTCTTCTTGGTCTTCGGCTTCTCCTCGTCCTTGTTCTGCTTCTTGGCCTTGTGCTTCCGGTACAGTCCGTATCCCACGGCTGCAACCAGACCCACAGCACCAACAGCGAGACCAATGCCCGAGCCGTTGCTCGAAGTTTCCTCGTTATCGATCATCTGAACATTCTCCTCCGGAACGACCTCAACAGAAGTCTCGTTCTCCATAGTAGTTTCGTTCATGTTCATCATTTCGTCCATTTTTGTTACCTCTTTCTTAAATATAAGTTTATAATGTCGGAGTATTACCTCCATAAAGGAAGCTGAATTTTTCGCGCCGGGTCAAATATCAATAGCCGCCCAGCCACTTCGGAGGCGTATGATACTCCAGCGTCAGACAGGGCATCCCGTCCTCGTCCAGCCGGGACGCATAGAAAATATCAACGTTAAGCCCCGAATCCGTGTCCCAGCCCAGCAGGTCACCGTTGACACAGTGGTCGATGCCCAGATAGTCGAACAGATCATTCTCGCTCACCCGGAAGTCACTGAGCAGCTGTTTGTTGACCCCATTGACGGCCTTTTCGATCATGGCCTTGGTCGTCCAGAAGTAGGTGTTGGTCAGGCTTTCCCAGCACTTCACCCGCTGGTCGTAGGAAACATCGGTCGTGGCAAGGCCCTTGGCAGGCTGGATGGTTGCCGGTTCGGGGCACTTGGCCATCTTTTCCAGTGCAATGGTCTCCCGGATCTCCTGTTCCTTCTCGGGGCCGATGGCCTCCAGCACCTTGTCCTGATAGGTCTTGAGCGCGCTCTCAGAAAGGGTGCACGCCGCGGCCAGTGCAGCATTCCGCCGCTCGTCCACATGGACTGCACCAATGACGCAGCCCGCAGACAGCACCATGCTCAGCGCAGTCGGCACGTACACCGGGCCTGCCGTCTTAACAATGGTCTTCACGTCCAGCTTTTCCACGCCCAGCTCCTGCTTTTTCTCGTCCAGCAGGATCATAGCCTTGGGGGTCGCGGTCACAGCGAAATAGACCGCCGTAATGCTTCCCGTGATCGCCAGACCACCCAGGATCTTGGATGCGTTCTTGCCTGCGCTCCTGCGCACTGCCTTTGCAAATGTTTTCAGGTTCATCTTCGTACCTCCAAAAATTTATAAAAAGAAAGAGCCTACGATTTCTCGTAAGCTCTCGCCTTTCAGATATGCCCGTGCTGCTTCAAATTCTCGAAGCGAATTTCCGTTTCACGCTGATCATCGCGCTCCAGTTGGATCTGGTAACGGATATACTCGTACAGTCTGGTCGGCTGCTTCTTCAGATAGTGATACAGCCCTGTAAAGCCGTATCCTACTGAACGTGCAACTGCCTTCAGTACGCGTACCATTGCCTTGTCCATCTTTGCGTAATAGTCGTGATCGTACATAAATATCAATCTCCTTTGTTTGTCAGTTTGGATATCTCTTCCATAAGGGAGACTGAAAATTTCGCGTTTACCGGTTCTTTTCTGCAAGCTGGCGCTGAACTTCCTCTCGCACCATGTCCTGCATTTCCTCTTCGCTGCGCTGCTCCTCGATCAGGTCGTGACCAAAGCTCAGGAACGCGCTTGCAGCCATCATCGCCACGGATGCAACTTTCCACCAATTGATCTTCTTCATAAAATATCAGTCTCCTTTTCAAAATTCAAAATGGTTCCCGTCTGGTCGGGTCGTAATCCAGATACTCTTTGATCGGCTCCTGGAATGCTGTCACATAGTACACTTCCAGTCCATCATCCGTTGTCTGCCGGGTATAGTTGAAGTCGATCCAGTAATATTCCCACTCGTTGCCCAGATACTCCGCGCACCAGCCCAGCATATCTCCTTCCGGTGTAAAGTCCAGTCCGGGCAGGAAAGAGTAGAAGTCATTCAACGAGACTTCTCCATTCAACACAAAGTCGCGGTTCATATGGTAGAACGCATCTGTCAATTCCACCTCTGTGGCATGGAAATATCTTTTTGAGATAGGTTCGTAGCAGAGTAGTTTTTCCTCTGTCATCTTGTCACGAACTTCAGGCAGCTTTTCTTCACTGATCTGCTCCTGAATTTCTGCTTCTTTTTCCAGCCCGATGTTCTCAATCACCTTCTGCCGGTAGGTCTGATAGGTCTTTCCCAGCGCCATATACGCCGCGGTCAGACTCGCGATCTGCTTTTTGTTCAGCGCGTTGGAGCCCAGGATGCAGGCAATGGTACCGCCGCCAAGAATCGCAGCCGGAACGTATGCTTTCCAGCACATCAGAACAATTTGTTTCTTTGTCGGAGGCTCCTCCACAACGCCCTGCTCATCTTCGTTGTGTTTTCGCAGCGCTTCATCCACTTCGAGCAGATGCTTTGCCTTCGTGGTTGCCCGCCCGGTTTCGATGGCCGTTGCTACCACGCCAACAGATGCCGCCACCGCCAGAATAGTCCCGCCGTGCTTGCGCAAGAATCTCGCGCATGTTTTCGTCAGTTTCATGGTTTAACCTCCCATCACAAAACGATTTAGCCATAGAGAAGCTCATAAAGCCGATTGGATGCGCTCAGATAGTTTTCATAAATATCTGCGTCCGCACACATGCTCATGTAGTCCTCCGCGTTTTCCACCTTGGAATAGATCTGCTCAAGATTTTCTTTGAGCGCCTGAAGTTCGTTTTTCGTTGCCGGGTCTGTGCAGCTCCGGATGATGTCGTCCAATGTTTTCATGATGTTCAACCTCCATTTTGAAAAATAAAGAGCCTACGATTTCTCGTAAGCTTTCGATTTGGTTAGCGCTTCAAATACCTTTCAGCCTGATTCGTTCTCAGGAATTCATACAGCTTCCGTTCCCAATTCGGACTCCGGTCCTTCATAGCGTTATCGAGTGCATCTGCCGCCAAATCTTCATTGCACATCATAAGTCGTCTCCACATGATGGCAATGAAGTCAACGCAGAACAATTCGTTAATGCCAAAAAACGCCACTGCGCCCAAAGCAACTTTCACCAATGTCTTCATAATTTCGTACCTCCAAAATATAATTCTGAGACTAACCATCTCATAAAGCGCACTGAAAATTTCGCGTCAGATCACATCAGCCTTCTTGAGAATATCCATCAGCTGCGCCTTGGTCATCTCTGCATCCACCACCAGATGGATCTTCAGCTTCTGCTCTTTTTCGCTCCAGTTCGCCTGAACCTCGCCCAGCTGTACCTCTGTACCGGGTAACTGCTTTTTCAGTATCTTATTGATGACCTGCGAGATGATGCGGCGCAGAAAACTCGACCGGATCAGCATAATGTCCTCCATAATGTTCAACCTCAAAAAATAAAAATGAAAAAAAGAGAATGGGCCTCGAACCCATAACCTCCACAATGAAGTGGCGCTCTACCATTTGAGCTATCTCCTCCATAAGGGAACATGAATTTTTCGCGGTTTGATAAAAAGATAAGAGGGCGTGATCTTTCAGATTTCGTCCTCTTCCAGATTGCTCTCTTCGTCTTTTGTATCAACCCAATTGTTCAGTTTGCTCATCTGATAATACGCCCATCCGCACAATGCCAAGCTAATGCTTGCACATGCGGCGCAGTATTTGAAATAAGCCCCATAAGTAATAGGTTTGTTCATAAAGTTCTTAATAGCTTTCATCATAGTAATTTCTCCTTTCAATGTAAGCCCTCTTACCTCCATAATAGAAGCTGTATTTTTCGCGCCGAAAAGAAAGAGCCCATGCTTTCGCATAAGCCCTTCTCCGGGACGGCCCAACTCAAGTTGTGTTCAACCGGTCTATCGTCAATTATCAGTCTTTCGACGGCCGGAATGCCCGACACAACAGCCATACAATAACGGTTACAATCGCCATTGCAATTGCTGTCATGATCATCTGCCCAACCGTAATCGAATAATTCCAAATTTTCTTAAAAATAGATTCGTTCATATTACATTCTCCTTTTCTTGGGCCTTCATCCCATAAAGCACGGAGAATTTTTCGCGTTTGGGCAAAAGAAAAGAGCCTACGATTTCTCGTAAGCTCTCTTACTTATTTAGTGAAAACCGTTATGATTTCTTTATCTTCGTCGAAATGCTTCATAAGTTCATTGAATTCTTTTTCGCTGCAATGCGCATCGAATATAAAGCTTGCAACACCTGTGTGCTTATTTTCAAAGTAATCATACCGCTCAATATAAGCACCCAGTTGTTTTGCTTCTTCTTTGATTCGTTCGCCGCAGCATGCCCTGCAATGAACTCTGAAATACTTTTCAACGTTAATAAGTACCATTCTTAATCACCTCCATAATATAAGCTGATTTTATCGCGTTTATTCTTTGTTTCTCTCTGGCTAACCAGGCAAGATAGTCATCGGTTTCAAGCTCCACGGTATCATGAGCTTCATGTTTTTCAATCGTCATAGTGTCATTACAGCATTCACACATAATAGTTCTCCTTTGTCAGATCAAACTCCGGTCAAACACGGTCTCCCAGCGTTCTTTCTTGAGGGGTTTCATGCGCAGTGCCCACATGATTTGCCGTACGGTCACAGTCGGATATTCGCCCTTTGCGTTTTTCTTCTTGGCGTGACTGTCAAAATACTGCCGGAACCCTTCATGCAGGTAGATCTTGTCGGTCAGCCAGGGGTCAATGGCGCTCCAGTAAGTAGCCTTGGTTTTCTCATTGTAACGCTGCTGGATCACACACAGGCCTTTCCCCTGTTCCCGGTAGAGCGTGCAGACACGATACACCGGGTGATTGCATCGGTAAACGCTTCCGTAGTAGCTCGTCCACTCTTTTGGCGGTATGTCGTGATATCTCATAAAAAATAAAGAGAGCCCGCAGCTTTCGCCACGAACCCTCTCGGTTCCTCCTTTACTTTCTGTCCGTAAAGCCTCTCTTGATCTCGTGTAAACCATCCTTCATTGCCGAAGACAGCGGTGCAACGCCGCCAGCTTCCAGAATCGACCAGTAAATCGTAGTTCCGATCGTCCCCAGGAAAGTCACACAGCTCAGTCCGAACTTTGCCCACTCAAGGTGCCGCGCCTTCGCAGCCTTCTCCTGGTCGTTGATGACCTCCTGGCCTTTCCGCCGTTCCTCATCTTCTTTCAGGTTCTGGTCGCTCTCCTGCGCCTCGCTCTTGATTTGCATCTCGTACAGCTGCAATGCCGCCTTCGCTGTCTTTTCGTAATCCTCCGTACCCGGTTCCAGATCCTTCAGCTTGGCGAGCGATTGCTTTGCCGCTTCCTTCAGCAATTCTTTGTTTTCATAGTTTTCCATTTTGATTTTCTCCTTTACAAAGTAATTTAGAGTTTCCTCCATTAAGCACCATGTTTTTCTCGCGTCAGGTCCAGTTTGTGCACCCGCAGCATGATGTACTTGTCGCCTTCAAAATTCTTCACCTCCTCATCCAGGCTCAGGCTCAGGTAGGGCCAGTCGGGGGAATCTTCCTCGCCGATCAGCAGCTCCCCCACTTCGCAAATATCACGGTAATGGAACCAGCGGTAGAGCGCCATCCCGAAGAGCAGCCCCAGAACGATGGCAACGAATAACACGGCATAGTAAATGTACAGCATTTTTGAAAATCTCCTTTTAATAATGTAGTGGATAAAACGGTCTTCTGCGTGATGCAAAAATAAAAGAGCCTACAATTTCTCGTAAGCTCTCTACGCCTTAGATGTCGTTGCGAATCAGAAACAGGTCATTTCTGCTTCGAGTTGCTCTCACAATTCCGTTTGCACGAAGCAACACGATCGCATTGGCATAAGCCGAACGTGCATTCTTAGCATTCTTGTACTCGTCCGTATTCACATACATGACTTTCTGATTGCTTTCGATAAACACGCGGACCTTGTCCATTGCGTTCACATAGCCTCTGTCGTAATTTGTTTTTACTCGGTAGCCCATAGTTTCAATCTCCTTTATTCATATTCGGAAGACATCCTTCCATAAAGCACAGGGAAAATTTCGCGCTGCTTCGTTACGGCCTATTCTAAAATAGAAAAAAAGAAAAGAGCGCATGTTTCCATACGCCCGTTTTCCGGTCAGAATCCATCAGCGGATACCACACCGAACATCGTTCAGCATGAGGAGTTCTTCGCCCTCATTCCAGCCCGCATACTTGTCGTTATACGACTCGTTAAATGCGGCCATAATAGAGTTCATCATTTCCTCAAAGCCCTTCACAATATTCTTCAGCATAGTAAATACCTCCTAAAATTGTTTATTTCTTTCCATAATAGAAGGTGAAATTTTCGCGCCGGAAAATAAAAAAGAAGAATGCTTGAGTTTTCAATCCCAAGTCATTGGATGAGTACCGTTTATTTTATGGAACGTTTCATTCCGTACTCGCATCGATGCCTATTTAAGTTGTCACAACTACCAATTATTCATTGGCTGACCAACACCCTTTATTCTTCCATAAAGGACCATGTATTTTTCGCGTCATCCACGCTCAATACTCAATGTCCAGAAGAATTTGCGGTATTGCTCATAATAACTTTCTCGGCAGCAGGGGCAGCCATGAATTCGCAGCACATCATACGGAACACATTCCGTCGCTCCTTTTAATACATAGGGTGCGATTGCCGGAGAAATATCTTTCAAGCAGTGTTCTATAAGGCTAATCCGCTTGCTGAAGAATGCCCTGGCAATGGCGGTCTGTTCTGTGGGGTTCGATTCACGGCTTCCTTTGACAGTATACGTCCGAAGTTCTTCTGGTTTTGCTTTCCAGGCATCCAGCATGACCAAGGCATCTTTCCATTCAGGATACTGCAAGCAGAAATGTTTAAGCTCATAGTATCGGTGCTTTGAAATATAATACGGATTCTTTTCAGATAGTTCAACGTGTGCCATCTTTACCCCTCCACAAAAATCCAGTTTGCTCATAAAGAGCTTTTGGCGAGATGTAAAAATTGATACGTCCGAACTTAGAGTTCATTTCTTTTAAGTCGGTAATTTTCTTGCCGTCCCTGGTTGCTGTTCCGATAGGCAGCCATCCAGAAATAATCCCCGCTCGCACCCACGATGGGTCACGTCCGTATACTTTTGCGGCAACTCGTACAGGTACTGATCCTGTTGGAAAAATAAGGTCATTCATAGAGCTTTCCTCCTAAAAATCTCTAAGGACATCTTACTACGTCCTCTATGCGCATTTTAGGGAAGAAAGCGGGGCAGTGCGTGATGCTTTTTATTTTTTCAATGATGAACCATTGACAATCATCGTAGTATCGTTTAAGCTAGAATAGAATTCAGAGCCAAAAAGGAGGTATTTTTAGTGCTTATAACCTGTCCAGAGTGTGAATTGCAAATTTCTGATAAGGCACTTGTATGCCCTCATTGCGGTTTTCCACTCAAGAAGAATGCTCAAGTGTATCCTAGAAAAGCAAATAAACGTCGTAGGCTGCCAAATGGATTCGGACAGATTTCAGAAATCAAGGGGCGCAATCTACGAAAGCCGTTCAGAGTTTTAGTAACCGTAGACAAAGGATTAGATGGGAAACCAATCTGTAAGCCGCTTCAGCCACAGTCTTATTTTGAAACCTACAATGATGCATATTTAGCATTAGTTGAATACAACAAGAATCCATATTCCATCGAGAAAAATATTACCATGGATGAATTGTACCAGGCATGGCTGAAGGAATACAGGACGCATGTTGGAGAGAAGATGATAGAAAAGACTGAGTGTTGCTGGCGGTATGTTCGCAAAATTCACAATATGAAATTACAGCAAGTTCGTATTCCACAACTCAAGCTCGCACTCGACGAGGCAACAACCTATAAAAGTGGCAACGAAGTAGAACTTCCTCGTTCAGCTAAAGGCAGAATCAAAAGCCTGTTCAATCTCATGTTTGACTATGCAGTAGAGAACGAGCTTGTTCCGCAAAATTATGCAAGGTCTTTTGCTCTTTCCAGATCAGATCAAGAAGAAACAGCTAGAGTGGACAAAAGTCACATCCTATATTCAGACGAAGAGGTTGAACTGATTTGGGGCGCTCTCCCGGTCTATCCATATCTTGATATTACTTTAATTCAATTTTATTCTGGTTGGCGGCCCAATGAACTTTTGAGCATGAAACTAGAAGATGTTGATTTAGAGAACAAAACATTTCATGGGGGCTCCAAAACTGTCGCAGGTAAAAATCGTATTGTGCCAATTCATTCCAAAATATTCCATTTTGTCGAACAGCACTATAATGAAGCTGTTGCCGCAGGGAGCGAATATGTATTTCAATCAGATACCCAACCTGGTAAGGCATATACATACGATCGGTATTATGTTCGACTTATAGAAGCACGCGATGCCTTGGGGCTAGATAAAAGTCATCGCCCCCATGATGGTCGTGTTCAGTTCGCAACCATGGCAAAGAAAGCTAAAATGGATCAATATGCACTAAAGAAAATTCTCGGTCACTATATCGACGACGTGACCGAGAAGTATTATATAAAACCTGGGATGGACTGGCTCCGAAACGAAATCGAAAAGATCAAATGATGTACTCCTCAAAAAATTAGTATAGGATTATTGTGTAGGCAGATATAGGAATATCGTATATGAATAATGTAGGAGTAATGTGCGAGTTGTGTGCGTCAAGCCACTACTTTCGGCATTCAATCACGTTCAAATACATCATGGATTCGCATTTTATTCGATGCTTCGTATTACTTCAGCTCCTCCAGAAGACTTTTACCCCAACACACCAACGTCATTTTTCTCTCAAAATATAGGACTAATCAAAGAATAATCCTCGTTCAATCAAATCCAATCACATTTTTAACGGTCTCTGAATTCAAAAAATAAAAGTCCCTGAATATTCCGCGGCTCGACTCGCAGATACTCAGGGGCTTTTTTCTTTCGTGAAAGTCTTTCAAATATCAGTCTCGTATCGTGAGCTTTATTTCACATCCGTACATCAATTGGCCGCATCTCAAACAGCCCGGTCTGAAACGTCGCTCAAAATATCATAGCCCAATATCTGGGAGCCCTTTCTAAATATCATATTACCATAGTCCGCGATCCAATTGCAAGCCCATTCTTCAGCATCGACCCAGTAGGCCGGTTTCACCATGCGGTGCAGCTCTGGCAGCAGACCGTAACTGACTAAGGTAACATGACCCAGCTCGTGGATCAGCACCCTTCGCAGCTTTTCCCCGCTCAGCCCTCGTGCCACAAACACATGTTGCAGCTTCGGGTCTGTCACGGCAATGGTCCTGCGTCCGGTGCGATCCACAAGGTATGGGCTGTCCGGGTCTACAAAACGGATGCGCCAAAGCCACCCGTTTACCGTAAACCGTTCCATTTTGAATTATGCGGGCATGTCCGCCACGAGCTTGGTGAAGTCAGCCTTGATCTTCTTGCGCAGGTCAGGGTCAGCATCCCCGTAAATGGTTCGGATGGTGCTCATCGCGCTCGTCAGGTGCTCGCTTGCCCGGCGCTCCATCTCCGCCTTGTCCATGGCCGTGTGGCTCTCGGTGTAGTGCTTGCGGGCTTCCAGGTACTCGCCATAAGGCTTGCCGTACTGTCTGCCCTCATGCTCAAACTCCCCACGCCGACGCAGAGGGAACTCCCCGTGGTCGTCACGCATCTCCCTCTCGAACTCGTCCGGGTCGCGCAGCCACTTCTCCATGTAGCGGTGCTGTTTCGTCGAGGGCGTGTACCCCATCCGATAGTCTTCCGCTTCGCCCATGGCCTTACTGACCTTCTCGTAGTAGCAGGCTTCGTACAGGTTCCGCTTCGTTTCGGCAAGGTCCTTGATCATGTCAGTCACTTCCCCTGCCTCGTGGGTGTTCACGCTCTCGATGCCCTTCGCCAGCTCTCCCTTGAGGGCATCCACCAGAGTTTCCATCATCGAGCAAACACTCTCCATGCAACGATTCTCCATGTTGATTCCTCCTTACGAAAGCTTCCGCACGATGAGATTCGCACCGGGCGAAACAGTCAGAGCGGCTGTTCCGGTGTTCACGATGCGGATCACGTCATACATGCCGCAGCCAGTTCCCAGCAGCATGGTTTTCGCCACGTTGAAGGCATCCCCGGCAGCGGTGCTGGTCACGATCATGTTGGAGCCGGGGAGCACTGCATTCCCTGCGGAAATGCTAAGCTGGACCGTACCGGCAGCCACACCTGCGATGTTGCCCGAGAACGCCACTTCGTAAATGCCGGGCAGTCTGAGCTTTACATCACTCATGCCCGCACGGTGACATTCGGCGGTGCAACGGGTCTTGAGGTTCGTCACGTCAAACAGAATCGCCTGACCGACTTCCAGGGTCTGAGCAGCAGAATTGGATATCTCGATCATCTGCAAATCCTCCTTCAAATATCAATAAGAAAGGAGCGCCAGTCTCCCAGCGCCCCTCCATTTTGAAATTTCGCTTAGGCGGCCATGTTGCAGCACCCGGTCAGACCAGCGATCTGGCAGCCCAGAGTACCGGTACCGGCGTAGGGGTTCTGCACGATGTAGGCAGGGCCGGGAGCCGGACGCAGCTGGTTCACCAGATAGTTGTTCTGAGCCTGCTGGCTTGCAGCGAGGGTCATCTGGCTCACCTGAGTGCGCAGCTGTGCGATGGTCTCATCCTTGTCGGCCATGCGGTTTGCAACGATCTCGTCATGCAGCTGGCGATAATTTGCATTGTCGTTCTGCATGATCTGCTGTGTCTGGTTGGCGATGGCGGTCGTGATGGCGCAGGCGTTGGTGGCCAGGTCGTACTGGATCTGTGCCTGCCCCTGACGGTTCTCACAGCAGCAGTTTGCCAGCTGGGTCTGGAGGGCGTTGGTGTTCTGCATGTTGGCGACCGTGTCGGCGTTGATTGCCTGCTGGATGCCGAAGTTGCCCTGCATCATGGCAGTGTTCACGCCATTAAAGCCCTGAAGCATCGCGGTGTTGGTGTTGTTGAAGCCGTTCAGCAGGCTGGTGTTCATGGCGTAGAAACCGTTGCACAGACCGTTCTCCAGGCCATTCAGCTTGTTGATGACACTCTGATTATCGAATCCACGCTGGATATCCGCCTGAGTAGCGGCACTTGCCAGAGCGCTGCGGGTTGCAGAACCATTCCCGCGGTTACCAAAACCGTTGCCGTCCCAGTTGCCAAATCCGCCCCACAGAGCGAACAGGATCACAATGATCCACCATGCACCGCAGCCGTCGCCGTTCCGGTTGCCGGTCACAGCAGCGATGTCAGCCAGACTCGGGATCATGCCCATCATACCATTGTTAAACATATCATTTCCTCCTTTGGAAATTTCAGTGAGTGGAAAATACGGATATGTTCACTGAGCCTTCTTTCAGGCCGCGCGTATCCTGAGCAAAAGCTCAATTCACATCACTTGGGATATGTTTAACGTCCGTTTGCTTTTAACGACCTCTGAAGAACCGCATTGCCTGTGCGTAGGCCTCCTCGGGTGTGATCCCGTAGCTCTCGCACAGGTTCCGGGCGATCTGCTCACCCGTCGCATCGTCTCCATTTTGAATTGCCGACAACGCGTTGTGTGCCATCGGGTTGTTTCGCAGCTGTGGGTTTCCCGCCAGTAGACGGTTCACAAAGTTCATTCTCGGGTTATTCGGCGTTTGGTTCATGGTTCAGTCCCTCTTTTCCGTGTTTATAAGGTTCTTTGCGGTAAGGTCTTGACTTTTTCTGTACCAAACGCTTGATCTCGTCCAGCTTGTCCCGAATCTCTGCCAGCTCACCATTTTCAGGCAGGTTCTCAGCGGTCTGGGCCATGGGAACGAAGGTCATGGTTTCGATTTTCCCGACATTCGATAGATACTTCACATACACACAGCTCATGTCATCTTTCGGGAAGATGGCCACCGTGCCGTTGTTGGGCACTTCGTTGGGGCGTACTTCCTGGATGTCATGGATCATTCGTCCAGGGATGGCCTGTACGAACTGCTGCGGGTATCCATTTTGAATTCCCATCCCCTGCATCTGTTGCAGGTTCTGATTGTTTTGCCATCCTCCCAGAGCAGCTGCCTGTTGAGGAGTAAGGCTCTGCGGAGGATATGCACCGTAATACTGGTTCATAAAGATCCTCCTTTGCAGGTTAAATAATTACTGGTTGTTCTTGGCCCTCAGCTCCGCATAGAGCTTGTCCGCCGCAATGGCTTCCTTGGTGAAGGAGTTGTTCTTCCACCAGTTGATAATAGCCACAACAACGGTGATGAGGGTGCTTACCACCTGCTGGAGCTGCTCGTTGTCAATGGGTAGCGGGCTTTTGCCAAAGGCGGTCAGCAGACTGTTTAGCAGCGCCACAAGCAGGCAGATAGTTCTCGCCCACGTTGCGGCGGTCACGGTCGTGTTCTGTTCCATTTTGAAATCTCCTCTCACGTCATGGCGTGTTCTTCCCGGACAGGCAGACTTTCCACTCGCTCATACAGGTTCGTGCCGGTGCCGTTTCCATGCAGTTCGTGGTATGCCTCATAGATAACGCCGACGTTCGCCAGCCCTTCCACGTCCACATACCCCTGATGAAGATAATACCGGCAGCTCTGATACAATCGATCATGGAGCATCGCTTTCACGCCTTTTTTCAGCGCTTTCTGCTCCTGAATGGTCGCCCAGAGCGTCTTACCCATCCAGCCCATGATGCCTGCCACCAGGATCGACACGATCTCATTCAGATGTGTCAAGATAAAGCTCTCCGTGGGCTTCACGCTCCTTTCACACAGGTAAGGCCGGCTTTTGCAATGATGCCCGGGTAGTCCTTATACACATGGTTCATGTCCACCACGCCGCTCACGCCAGCCACATTGCCCTTGGAGCTGTACTGCCACATGCCGTGCTTTCGGGTCGGACGCTTGTTTCGGTAGTCCGCCAGCCACAGGTCAAACTCGTTCAGCTGCCACATATTAAGATTGTAGTCCGCAAAGCTCGAGTAGGTGTACAGGATGGCGTACAGTCCCCACTTTTCGATCTCTTTGAGCTCCATTTTGACGAGCTTCGTCAGCTCAGTCGCAGGCAGGCTCTTGAGGCGGCTATTCTCCACATCCACAGCAATTGGCAGCTCGAAAGTCTTTCCTTCCAGGCAGGTCTTGAGCAGGTTCAGCTCTTTCTGAGCCAGCCCCTCGGTCACGGCCATGGTGTAATAGTACACACCCACGGGCAGTCCCACGGCTTTCGCACCGGCGTAGTTTTTCTCGAACATCGGGTCAACGTACAGCTGGCCGCTCGCCGTGGAAACTGCCCGGATCATCACGCCGCCGACCTTGCCGCTTGCCTTGACCTTCTGCCAGTTGATGCCACCCTGCCAGCGGGACACATCGATGATGTCAAGCATTAGCGTCCTCCTTTTTCTTCAGGGTATAGAGCAAAACCGGCACCCAGCCTGTCAGCCCGTCGCCATCCTTCGGGCGAGAAGCAAAACAGCCACTCGCAACGTACACCGTGGAAGGAACCTCGTACTTATGAAGATTTGGCAGGCTGAAGGTATGTGCGCCCATATCTTTTTCAGTCATCTGGTGCAGGTGCGCTTTGGGGTCAGCTTCCCATGCCGCTCTCTGTCCCTCGACTTTTTCTTTCACGATTTCGTCGAGCTCCGCCTGGTCGTACTCCATTTTGAAAATTCCACTCTCGATCAGTTCGTCCAACGTCCCTTTCACGGTCGTATCACCCAGTGTGACACGGACTTTGAGCTCAGCCATTTCCCTGCTCCTTCAGTTTCTCGGCCAGCTGGGTGCACAGCTTTTCATACTCCTCTTCGGTCAGGCGGTCGTTGGCAAAGAAGATATCCAGCTTCCGCTGCATCCCGTTGGTCTTGCCGCGTTCGATCAGGCGTGCACAGGTGTTGTAGAGTTCCATTTTGATTCCTTTCTGCTCACGTTCCGCATGAGCCATCTTAATGTAAAAAATCGCTCATCAGCATTCCTTTTCAGTGGGCCAATAAGCGAAACGATACAAATGGGCTGACCCGGCTCTTATTCCTCCGGCGTGACCCCCAGCTCCAACATGGTCAACCGGTACTCCTGATCCACCACCAGGCTGTCGGTGTCGGTTTGGGCGCTTTGCAGGGCGGCCAGTGTTTCGGGCAGGGTGTCCACGGCTTTCTGTTTTGCCGCTGCCTTTTGCTGGGCCGCTTCCTGTGCAGCCAGCTCTTCGGCGGTCGGCGGCTGGGGCACTTCTCCGTATTCGTACACCTCATACTCCGTCCCGCATAGCCGGATGCCCCAGTAAGCTTCCCCGAGCTGTGCATTTTGGTTGTGTGCATTCACCGCAGCCTCGATTGCGCTGTAATCTGCCGGGGTGCCGTCGGTCTCGGTTGTCGTTGTGTACCCGGGGCGGATCATTGTTTCTTCCATTTTGAAATCTCCTTTCCGGGCGCTCAGTTAATATAGTTATATTCGAACCATAAGAACCCAGTAACCGTTGTCACTAGCGTATTCAGTGGCAGCACGATGCAGGGGCGCAGACCGTACGAGTCCTTTCTGTGGCGGCCTTCACGGGAGAAACTTCCATCCGCATGAAACGTGTACATATAGTTGCCGTTGTAGCTTCGCTTGGAGCGTGTCCAGTATTCAGTGTCTGCTCTTCGCTTGTCGGTGGCAGCAGTTGTGTAGTCGAAGTAGTCCAGCTTTGCACCCTCCTGCGCCATCCGACCATCTAGGCCCTGCCAGGTGTAAACACCCATCTCGACCGCAGAAAGCAGAAAGCACTTTCTCGAAAGGCCGTTCGAGCCGGAGGAAACATTGGCCGAGTTGTAATCCGCCTGTTTTACGTAGGGCAGATGCACAGTCATCAGGCGGTTTGCTACACTTGGTGTGATATTTCCGCCCGGGTAGTTGACACACCAGTTGTCCAGTGCCCACCCTTCGTAACCGTAGATGTAGTCACTGCTATCGATCGCTGTTGAGCCTGCAACGTTCGTCCTCCAGAGCCATGCACCGTTGGCCGTGCTGTCGTATAACCCACCGCCCGGAACACCCTTGTGCACCAGCTTATACCAGTTGGTAGTGCCGCTCGGGTCTGCAATGCCAAATTCCGTCCCCAATGCAAAAGAGCTGATGAGATTGCCGCCGTCATAGAACTTCTTAGCCACGCCATCCACGCCGATATAACCCTTGTGCACAGGTCTTGCTACGCCATCTATTCCAGTATAAATTTTTGAAACTGATTTGGCGCTTCCGCCAACTCCTGTATAAATCGCCATAATCAATCCTCCTTACGCATATACCAAAAGCACTGTGCCAGTCGCAAGACTACTTCCGGCACCCGGGTCACTGGTTTGAGAGATGATTGTGTTAACTCCAAGCCAGCTTTTCAACACATCCTTGGAAACATCTTTAATCTTCGTGCCATTGTCCGTATAACCGGCAATGTGTGTCAAATTGGAAGTTGTAAGACCAGCGCTTGCGTAACCGATTCGAATTGTTCTGCCACTGTCGTTGTAATCCGTAACTCCCCCGTTTATATCTGCTGTAATAGTAGACCGATTTATAGATATACCCGGATAAGACGTTGTGGGGGATACTGTTTCTTCGTTGTTTGTATAAGATGATGTTTGTAAACTCTATGTGGTTTTATAATCAGCATATAGATGATATATACCACCGCCACGAAGCCAGAATACACACATAGAACCATTCCACATCATTGTGTACCCAACAGGCGGCTTTGATGAATCTGAAATGAACCGCTGATCATTACAAAGACATATACAATGTCCTCCTGTTGTGCCCCAACCTGGGCTTAATGTGAGTAGTTCCACGACAGCGGTAAAACCAGCACTATGCGTTGACCATGATGGCTTTGTTCCTGAATTTAACTGGACGTTACATTTGATATGATGTAGGCCAGGCCATCCGCAGTTTGTAACAACAGGGTACCAAGTGTTCGTATCTAAACTTGATAGATCGACTGTTTGCTCTTTGTCAATTTGCGTTTCAGTTGCAAAATTTGCAGTGCCATTTAGATTTGCTGTAATTGTAGCAGGTTGTCCAACTGCTTTGACGACATCCAACGTGCCATCATCATAAGCAATCATACGAACATTGTAATCTTTATAATTGGCACCAATATCTTCTGCATGAAAATCAACATATTTACCGACTTCTATAACACCATCATCACCAACTGCAGGAATTACATTCTAATAGCCTGTACTTCTCGAACTGACATCGTAACCTCTCAACTTCATTGCATTCAGCGCATCGCCACCCGGCTCAGTAGATCCAGCATAATTATGTGTATGTCCAACAGCAGCATATAACGTATCTGCCTTCGCTTTGATCCAGTTCTATAAAGCAGCTAGTGGTCTACGGGTATACTTCGTAGTCGCACTGCCATCGTCACTTGTAACTATAGCACCAACCATAACAGTGTTAGCATCTTCAACAGCATCAGCACTCGTCTCCAGTGTATCTACCAATTTACTCAAGTCATGCGTATGATCGGCAGGGGAGACACCCTCTGCAGTCAACTCTTCACTCGTCATTTTATCTGCTGTTGCCACATGACCTGTATTATCAACACTGATGCGATATAGTCCAGCCTGTTTTGCTTCGTATACCGGGTGAGTATAATTATTTGCTCCAGCTTCAATACCATCCAGCTTTGCTTTATCAGCCGAGCTCATCAAACCATTATTTTCAGTAGTGGCTACATCAGGGTCGCTTAAACTAGCAAGCTTCTTTTTTTCTTCTGTTGTATAGTCGTTGCTGGACAGGCCGAATCCTTCGATTTTATCTACCTTTGTACCGAGCATAGCCTCGATCGTTTTCCAGAGGTGAACCGCACCCGCTCTGTCTAGCCAACTTTTCTTTTCATCACTCATCGATATGTGATCGCCTCCTTATAAAACGTCTTATTTGTAATGCGTTGTTTATATCAGTTTGCGGAATTTAAATGTAAATGTGGAAGCGGTATCTGCAGTCATAGAGCCCTTGATTTGAAGTCTTAAGCCAACACCTTCGGAACGGCCAGAACGAATTGTCCTAAGATAAAAATGTTGTCCGTTTGTAGAATGACCAGAACAATGTAAACCTATATCGTCTGCATTACCGCTGTTTGTCTCTTCAGCATACCACTGGACAACTCCACAAAACATGTCTCCCCAAATATTGCAATACGGGGTCGTGTCAGCACGAAACTGCATAATATAAGTTCCAGACGGCAAATCAGTTGAATGAATTCCAGTATCTTGCCAATCTGTTGTGATCGTAATCGCAGAAGTTTGAATCGTCACCACGTCCGGAATCACTTCGCTTGCTATCTTACTCTTAATCCAGCTCCACAATGCACTTAGTGGCTTACGGTGATACCCGGCTGCACCCGTGTTCATCACAACTTCGTCAGAATCTGTGGGGGGGTAAGGACCGTATTGAGGTTGAACGGAATGAACTCACTATCAACACCAATATTCATATTTCCCAAAGCCATAATTCGTACCTCCTTTAAGCTGTAGCAATTTTCTTCCAGTCGCCCCATGAAGTCGTGCCTTGACGATAGTAAATGTTACCATTGCTAAAAGCGAATTCAAAGGAACCACCACCTGAGGCATCGTGCCAAGAAGATAAACCAATCAAAAACGCACATGCATGACCACTTGACAGCCCAATTTTGCTACTAAGCTTCAAACCACGAAAGATCAGCCGACCGTTATAGTCACCATCAACGCCATAATAATCAGACGGAGAAGTGTTATCATTTCGATTATCTCCTTCAGGGTAAAGGTCATTATGTATGTGAGTGGCAGGGTTAAATTCAGATGGTTTATTCTGCACTTCACTCCATTCAGGGAGCGTTTTGTTCCCGCTATTCATTTCTCCTAGCGCCATATTTTGCCTCCTTATAAAACAAATATTTTAGCAGCGAAAATTGCCATAATCATGCGGTGCGATACCACATATAAGCGACCAAGTAGGGCGGCATAGAAGATGCTGAACTAGTGTTTGAAATCAAATTATATCCGGCAGAATTGCGAGTGTCTGTTGTGTAATCACTGCCAACACCTGTATTTGAAACCATCGCATTAGAATCACCTGTATTTGCACCTTCGACAGTGTCTGCGATACTAATTCCAGAATATTTTAATCCACGTAAAACTTCATTATCTCTGCCCATAAATCCACCATAAAACAAGTTATATCGCAAACCCCAATTATGTTCATGTGTTGTCTCGCCACCTGTCGCTCCAGCCGTATAGCTATCTCCAGCTGCTAAAATAAATCTATCTTTGATTCTTTCCTATGTTCCACCAAATAATATACTTGGTTCAGTAGAATTAAAACTCATATAAATCGAGCCAATAGGGTAGGCTTCTAACCCCCCCCCCCTGCGATATTTAAGTCCCCGATTGCCATATTTCGTAATCCTCCTTTTATAATGTGATTATGCGGTGCGGAGCCAGGTGTAGACCGCGTAATATGGCGGCATATTATTATGAGCAGCATCGCCGCCAGCGTAAGTTGATGCATAAATAGGATATGTAGGGCTCTTTTTGTAACCTACACCATTCCCATTAGTGTCAATTTCGCTTGGACCAGCACTATAACTAAGACTATCCAAAGAATGCCTATGTTTTGGCATTTCATCAATTGTCAACGTATGTGTCGCCTCGCCACCCGTACTCTTAACAGGATACGTACTGCTTGCAGCAATCAACATACGATCCTCAATTTTCTGCCACTCTCCTCCAAACAACTCAGCGGGACTTGTCGGTTCTACACTTTGATAAATACTTCCAACGGGGTGATCAAGCAGCTTCTGTTCTTCTTTGGCCACCTTGATTGCCGCCGCTATCTTATTATCCACCTGTGCCTCGGTATATCCCTCAACAACAGTGCCACTACCGCTATCTGTTTGTCCGCCGCCCTGCACAATATAATACTGAGCTGTAATCGCAGTCGTTGGAACCGATACAGCTCTCAGACGCACATATCCATCAAAGGTCTCTGGGTTTGCAAACTGGGCGTATGAAGCCACCTTTGCACTGGCCGGTGTCACGCTGATAGAAATAACATCCTTTGAGGTGATTCCATCGATGTCAAGGTCAATATATTTTGAATATCGATCCACCGTGTCGTCAGTAAGCTAACTTGTAGTAGGAATAGTCAGTGTGTGGATATTGATCGTATTTGCCTTCACCTTCAGCTTCTCGTCGATCTCATTCTGCTGGTAGTATCGCTCATCATGGGTGTGACCATCATCACTTTTCTTTGAGAGCTTTACATTGATTTCGTCTTCCGTATAATAGCGGTCATCGTGGTTATGTTCTGTATTTGCTTTCTTCGCCAGAGCATCACCAACAGCTTTAGCATCGGCGGCGAAATTTTCTTTTGTCATGGTCTTGTCTACCGCAACAGAATCCAGCTTCAACTTGTCCAGCTCAGTGCGTACATTGGTCAGCCCAGCATTAGCCGATTTTGCAATACTCAGCGCCTCAGAGATCCTTGTACCAGTTACCTTTGCATCAGCAGCACGTCCAGATACAGTCAGTGTCGCGTCCACCACAACCTGCGGCGTAGGCAGGGGATTGCCGCTATCATCGACCATGCCACCAGTGATGGCATCGATCTCTTCATTCGTCAGTGCAGCCAGCAGTTCGTCCGGGTGCGGGGTATCAATCGTGATATCGCCCGTCTCGCCAGTTGTCACCGTGGTCACACCACCGCCAGCGATTTTGATTTTATCTTGCGCCGTACCGTTCAGGATTAAATTGATATTAACTTCGCCATTGACCGCATTTTTGTCTGCTTCCAGTGTGAATTTTGATGGGTTCAAAAGAATCCAGTCATCGCCACTATAAACATATAAGCTGTCTGGACGCAGGTAGTAAATCTTATTAGACAAAGGAGCCAGCGGAAGCGAGCTTACGATCTCCAAGTCTTTGCTGATTTGAATTCGTCTTGTGCCGATATCTCGATAAGTGCTTCCAGTATCAGTACATACGATCAGTTGGCCGTCAATCACAGGAGCTTGATCCAGCTGAGACTGTGCGACCTCGCGTAATGATAAATTTGCCATACTCAACTCCTTTGCTTAATAAGATTCACCACACAGCGTCATTGCCATGTGGTGAAACAAATCAATTAGCCATCAAGGGATTTCCAGGTGATAGCGCCTTCCAGCACCTGCACACGGCCATCCATAGTGGTATTCAGACCATTTGCATAAGTCTTTGCACTGGCCAGAGCGTTATCAGCCTTAGTGGTTGCATCATCAGCAGCGGTAGAAATTGCCTCAGCCTTCGCAGCAGCCAGCTCATCCTGAGTGGGCTTTGCATTCCAAGCAGCGCGCTCGTCAGCAGTGATGTGCTTTACAGCATCCTTGATATGCTCGTCTAACTTGTCATTAACGACCTTAACCTTCGCGTCTGCCTCAGCCTTGGTGTAAGCGTCCGGCACTGCAACATACAAACCATCTTCCTCAACGGTGATGCTGTTATTGCCCTTGGTAGACACACGAACATTGACAGAGATCTTATTGTCATCAGAAACAGTGACCTCAGCAGTAGGAGTGACCACACCAACATAGATATCGATCAGAGCGCCAACAGGGATCTTCACGACCTCGCCAGTGGTGATAGTCAGCTCGATCTCGTGGGTTTTTGTGTTGTAAGTACCAGTCTTCACAACCAGATCCTTGCCCAGATTGATCACCAGCTCATCGCCGCCAAACACAGGTAGCTTGATGGTACGGGTCTCAGCATCATAGGTGGGATCATGGGTCAGGCCACTCATCACGGTGGGAACAGGAGCACCGTTCTTTGCCACACTCAGAGTGCCGGTAGCAGGAGAGTAGGTGACATCCGTAACAAACAGACCTTCCTTGCCCTCGGTTGCGGCAATCTTTGCATTCACATAGTCAGCCACGGCCTTGGTGGTGGGCAGATTGTCATCGCTTGCATCCGCATTGGGAATCTCAGTCACAACTGGGCGATTCAGCTGTACAAACTCAGTACCATTCCAAATGTGGAAGGTGTAGTCAGTCATACGGATATACAGCAGGCCCTGAATCTGTCCGCTTGCAGGCAGAGCGCTCACCAGCTTGCAGCTCTTGGTGTACTCATCTGTACCCTTGAAAATCTGGCGCGTGTCTGTAATAAAATACAATGTGTTGGCATCTTTGGTAGTCAGCTTATCATAATTCGCTTTTGTACCGTAGCCAAAATTTACATTAGCCATCTTTGCCTCACTTTCTTAAAATTCTTGCCAAACAAAATTTGTCGGCTCAACGTAAAAAGGCTCAATAGAAAAAAGCCCCGTGGCTTCGCTTTGTTGAACGATCCACGGAGCATATTTGCCATTTTCGTCTTTCACCATAACGGTTTGACCTGCATAAGTGTCTTCCGTCTCATTTAATTGCTCGTTTGCTTCAGTAACGCTGGCGAAGCAACGATTGCGAGGACGAATCTTTTGAACGGATAGGTCATCACGCACATACATGAACTCCGAGGAATCCTTTGTGATGATCATATCCCTGCCGTCCAACATTCCCAGCGCAATCGCAGCTTCTACATCTTCGGCGTTACCATATCCAAGCTTGGAATATTTAGCCTGTGCCATCTTTGCCTCCTTATAAAAGAAGCGGATGGCTTAGAACGGAACCACCCGCAAACTACCGTCTTCAGTTTCGACGCTCTCCTGAGTAATCTTGACTGCACTACCGATGGGCTTACCGTTGGCCAGCAGCTGCAGGGTATGATCGTCATTGTAGCTCAGGTCATCAGCCTTACCATCCAGAATAGCGTTGTTACGATCACTCAGTGCCTTAATCTGTGCATTCAGAGCGATAATACGCTGGTCAAGTGCGCCCAGAGCTTCATCAGGAACAATATCGCTCCAATTCTGAATGGGAACAACAGTGATCACGCCGGGACCAACCTTGCGAACGTGCTGAACAGTCGTGCCATCCGGGTCCATTGTCACATTAACAAATGTCAGCTGGATCTGGATATCGCCCGGCTCATTGGTCAGGTTGGTGTCGATAGGCAGCTTATACTCCAGCTTGTTCTTATAAAGCTCTTCTGATTTCTCCAGAATCTCTGTCTTATATCGCTTGCTGATGGGCAGAACGTACTCAAGCATCACGGTGAATTCACTCATGTCAACATCCTTGTATGTAGTGTCAGCCAGAAAGTGAAGAGTATCCACCTGCTTGCTGCGCTCCATAATGCGTTCCCGCTTGCTTACGGTCAGTGTATTATCCTCATTGATCAAAAAGGTATACATATCACACCTCCTTCCTGATGATATACAGATACTCGTCCTTTGAGATTTTGTGCCCGGCAAACAGATTGTCCAGGAGCTTGTCCTGAATCATTCCGCCATTGTACAGCCGATGCATACTCTCAACGAACTCGCTATACTTCCTCTCGTCACTCATAGCAGCCCTCCTTGAATCAAACTCAAAGTGTAAGCATCAATAATAGCCTCTGGCGTTTTACCACCCAAGGCTTTCAGCTGCTCATATTCATACAGGTCAATTTCCTGCAGTTCCACGGTGTCATACTCTGGGCAGGGGATGAGATAATACCCGTCCACATGCCAGATATGATTGCCGTCACTGCTGATAATCCCCTGTGCATCATCCTCCACGCAGTTCACCATAATGTCGTGCTTGGGCTGATACTTTACAAAGCGTAGGTGGTCAAGAGCATCGATCACCCGGCCATTTTTCAATACCTTGTAGTACACTCTCAACACCTCCTTAAACGCTGAACATCAGGCGGATGCCCTGTTCGTTATTTGCAGGGGTAAATCCGTAATATTCGCCAGTCACAGTCACAGAACAGAAATAAGAAGTCTGATCAGCATTCGGGCTTCGTGTCCAATATGCGGCAGGATTGCCATTTCCATCATTGCAGATGCGGCTGGTGTTATCGGTCATAAAGCTGATTGCCGTACCTTCGTAAATATAAGGCTCGACATTCTTAGACGGGAACAGTTCAGCCACAGAGGGCAGATAGAAATAACTGTCCGCAGTCACAACTTCACTACTCTTTCCACCAATGGTGCTACCTACCTTAACCTGCTTGATGATCTGTTGCCAGCCAATCGGGAGAGCTTCCAGAATACGACCGTCAAGGAATGTACGGATATTCGCATCTGCCCAGCCGCCAGTGTTGGTGGAACCAGTATTCAGAGCCATCTTCTGACCAAGCAGTCCAGCCTGAATAAAGGTGATAGAACAACGCTTGTTTGAATTGTCGCTCAGGTAATACCGTTTGAAGCCACATGCCTCGAAGGTGAAGTCCTCATGTGTCCATGCGGCCAACTTCCGGCAGGCAGCGTCGCCCAGATCGGTATACCAGAGCTTGCCCCAGTAGATTGTGCCTTTTGCGTAACGCTCGTAAGCGCCGTCGTCTGCCTTAGCACAACCAAACACCAAGGTGGCATTTGTCTGTGTAGTGCGAGTACGATTCAACTGAATATAGCCGATTTCAGCAGCAGTGGTATTCGCCGCATAAACATGGATGCCGTTTTCGCCCTTGGTGTGGCGCAGAACGATCATATCACGAGCACCCAGATGAGCGCCGTTTGTGGATTCAGTACCCCAGGCAACCTTAGAGCCATTGTTGACCCAGAAGCGGAAACCATTCATGCCGTTGGTCTGGAAGCACTGAGCAATCACAGAGTTTGCGGCAGAATCTTCGTCGATTCGATAGTCCAGTGCCATAACCCAGCTACGATCCTCAGACAACAGAGATACGCCGGTATCGACATAATTTTTGCCAGTAAAGATCTTCGGCTCGTTGAACAGAACTTTCTCTTCCACATCGCTAAAGGTGAAGTCATTGCCCATCTTGATGGTGATAGCGTCTTTGTCAGAAACAACACTCTGCTCCAGATTCACCTTGGTCATGGCATAAATCTCAACAGGGCGTAGGTCACTCAGCTGCTTGTCTCTGAAATAACCGCTGACGTATTCGCATATATCGTAAACAGCATTGATATCCTTGTCGCCATTGACATAGCCGCCCTTGTCCCAGCCGCTGAACAGATAATACTTATAAGCAGTCTCTTCGCTAGTATAGGTCGGAGTGTCGCCATCGTACAGAACCATAGAGCCATACGGAGCAGTTGTCTGCTGTAACACAGCGCCGCGATTCATATAGCGCACCCGATACTGACGCACGGATTCATCGTACACGGCAGTAACAGTCTGGTTATCAAAGACAGGAGTAAACTCAGTGTCCCAGCCGCTGAATGTAAACACGGTGCTGATGGTACTCGGGAAGGTAGGTGTCGGTATCGGATTATCAGAGCGGGTCACAGGGTCAACTGCACGCTCGCCCTTGTCAATATACTGGATATCCAGAACAGTGCCATCCTTATTCACGAACTTCCAAGCGTACTGATTGATCATGGTGTTGTAAGTGATCTCCAAGTCAGGCCAGCGCTCAGTGTACAGCAGCTTCTCACGCTCACGGATAATAGGCACATGCACTTTGCCTTCCACAACGGAATTGTCAGTGTTGTAGCCGTTTTCATCAAGACCGCTCATTGCGTACAGGCGATTCAGCAGGGAAGTATCAGCCAGTTCCCAATCAATACCGGTAATACGCACACGGTTCAGGTTGGTGCACTTGTCCAGCATATCTTTCAGATCGATGGTTGCACACTTCTCAACAGTCAGCGTAGTGATATTGGTGTAATCCTCAACCGTCAGGTCAGTCAGATAGTTCAGGTTCTTTGCGGTCAAGCTGGCGATTGCAGGCAGATGAGCGATTTTAATCTTGCCTCCGCTTGCAAAGGAGACACCGGTAATACCAGAGCCGTCAGCATAGAACTCGGTCAGGCTTGTACATCCGGTCAGACCAATAGACTTCTTCAGGTTCGGCACGTTCTGCAGGTTCAAATGTTCCAGCAGAGTGTTATTACCAACAGCGAAATCGGTCATGTTCGTATTCTTATAGCCGCTCACACCGGAACCAACTTTCAGTTCAGTCAACTTAACACCGTGGCTGAAGTCAACATAGCCGGGATAGAAGCCAGAGATATCACCAATGCTCTGAATGATAGAAGCATTATAGATATAAACTTCAGTATCGTTCATTGCGGTGATCGGGCATTCAATCGTATAGGTCTGTCCGCGCTTGCCACGCACCTTCACAGGGTTAGAGCCATACAGAACAGAGACATAGGTATCAGCGTAGGGTGTGATATGGAATGTGCCATCCGGCTTCACGCCAGTCCAGTTGGTAGGAGTATAGCCACGAATGGTCATATCATCACTGGTTGCAACAGAACCGGAATACTTAGATGCCATGTATTTTTCCTGATAACGCTGGAACTGCCGACGTTGGTGACGCTTGTTGCCATGCATCATAGGCAGATAGCTAGTGGTATTGATGGTAGGATCTTCGTAGGTGCGGAAATATTTGCGCCGCATATCCATGATCCAAAGCTTTTCTGGCTTCACATCCTGATATTCCTCGAACTTTTTCAAAATACGAGTCGCACTCCATGCCAGCGCATTCTCACGGTTGCGGAACATCGCTGCCATCTCATCGGGGAACAGGTCACGCAGCTTGCACCACAGCTTGGAATCCGCAGCGTTAAACACATTCTTGGTGCCGATAGTATCAGTGTCCTCATAGCCATAAGTCAGAGTCAGACCACCCTCGTTATCATTGCCCATGGCGGTATCGTTATCGTAGTCAAAGCAGAAGTCCCAGTGAACCAGATCGCTGGTGTGCGGGAACACGTTCTTTGCACGGTTATCAACCATGGTGTGACGCTCAGTAAACAGATAATGGAAAATAGCAGAATCCAGATCGAAGTGATCCTTGAAATGTGCCTTGAATTCTTCATCATCCGCATTCACCACCCAGTTCTGAGCTGTAATCCACGCCTGTTTGCCAGCCTCGATCTCTTCCTCAGTGCAGGCAGGGTTACTGTAACGGAACTCAAAGGAGTGATCGCCGTCCCAAGTTTCCTGTGAGAAATCGCCGCTCAGGAAGCGGGTTTGCTCATCGGCGTTGTTGTCGATCTCAACAATAAATTCCTTATGATTCTCGGGGTCCATACCCATCGTATCATTGTTCTTTTTGGAGTTGCCAATATCGCCGCAGGCATAGAAGTGCCACTGACCATCGTTAAATACGGTCGCATTGGTGGTATCGGTCTCCTGAATAAACACGACACAGGGATAGAACGCCATTGTATCACGCACTTTGGGATTATCCTTCTTAGCCTGACGCACATAGGGGTTGAACTCATTAAAATCGTTTGCCAGCAGGGCGTTGTTTGCATTCTCAGAGGAAGCAACATTGACTTTGATGTTAAAATACTTCTCAGGAACACTATTTTCGGTCAGTGCATAGGTGTCACCGGTAGTGTCGTCACCAAACGTAAAGCCGCCCTTGCAGTTGATATCAATGTTTCGGGCAGATGCGCCATAGTGGTCAGAGCTGGTGCCTTGACCCTTGTGAGAGCCGGTAGCAGTCCAGTTATCCTCCTTGGCACGACCATTCTTATAGATCTGCTGGATCGTAGTGTTGGCGACTTCGTTCTTCTTGCCGGTGGTGAAAGTAGGTGCTGAGATCTTGATGATACGCAGATCAGGGCACTTCTCTGCCAGCAAGTCAGGGGTCAGTTCGCCGCTCGCATCCGTAATGTCGTTGCGCATATAGCGAGAGACCATCTCTTCGGCGTTCTTCGCATCGGCAATAAAGTTGTCCAGAATCTCATCATCCGTCAGGTTCATGCCGTAGCTCTTCATGCGGTACACGATAACGTCACAATCGTCAGAGCCAATAGTAATGCCAACGGGAGCAGCCTGAGTAAAGCTGTCGCTGGTGTCATACAGTTCAACACGGCAGGGGATACCGTCACACCACAGAACCATCTCGCGGAACTGCTTGTCCGGCAGAATATTGAACTCGAACTCAAGGAAATCGTCCTCACAGATGGGCAAATCAATACTGTTCTGATGGCTGGTCAGCGTAACTTTCTGAGCCTGAATGTTCAGACCAACACCGCCATTCAAGCAAGTCACGGCAGTAGCATCATAGTTGCGGACGTTCGTGGTCTTAAACACCAGCTTGAAATTCTTGCCGCTCTTTTTTGCATCGTCTGCGAAAAGCTTATAGCTGATGGTGGCGGTCGTACCAGCCTTTACACAGAAGTAGGTGTCGCCATCTTCGTCGATCTGGTAGCCACCGTTCACCCAGTCAAAGTTGTCGCTGACAGTCATCTTATTGCTGCCGGAACTCCACAGGCGGTTCACGTCTGCGTTGCTGCGGCCAGCTGGGTTAAAGTCCAACATCAGACCGGTTTTAACTGGCTCAATGGTGATACCCAGGTCTTCGATCTTTGCGGTGATGCTCTTAATAGTAGCGCCGCAAGTAATGGTCAGAGTGTGGGTGCCAATATCAGAAGATTTAAAGCTCCAAGTCTGAGCAGTACGACCAACAGTCAGTGTAGAAGTCTTAATGCCGTCAACTTCAAGCGTAATGCTTGCAGTAGAAGAGGCCGGGTTATAGACAGTGTAAACAATGCCAGTGGTACTGTACTGTTTTGCGGTGAACTCCTTTGTGGCGCAGCTGATGATCGGTGTGTTATTGCCTTCTTCTGCCCACATGATATCTTTATAAATGGTATTGCTGGTCACAGCTTTGCCATTGATATTTGCAGTCATGGTCACTTCCAGCAGGTGAGCGCCGTGTCTCTGTGCCGGAATCGCATAGGTCATCTGTCTGCCGGTAACCGCAGTTGTAACACTACCAAGCTTTTTGCCATCCAGAGTAAAGGAAACGTCCTTATTGATATTTCCGTATGGAGTAAAACGGAAAGTAACTTCACCACTATAAACCAGAGAATCATCGAAGATACTCTCCAGATAAAACTCGACAATATTGATATTCCAAGTCTTTGAACCCATACTGCCAACGGAGTCAGTAACCTGCAATTTGATCTTGTTGTCGCCATTGTGCAGATACTGAGTGATGTCGAAGCTGTTCTTTCCCTGGTAGACAGTCGAAGTGGCGACCTTTGTATTTCCAACGTACCACACGCCAGTAGCATCGCCAGTGTCTTCGCCAGAGTTGTCCACAGAAGTAAAGTTGAACTCGACAGTTGCGGTGTCACCCTTAACAACAGCGATAGAAGACTCTCCAATACGCTCAATGGTGATTGTAGAGGTACTACCACCGCCACCGCCGCCACCTTCAATAATAACAGTGGTCTTGACCGTGCCGTTCTCCAACAGGTTCAGCTTAGAATCTTCATAAGTGATATCGTACTCGCGACCAGAATTCTCATCAGGCTTAAAGTCTTTCAAGGTTTCCTGAATCTTGGCGATATCCGCATTGGCCAGATCAACAGAAGTCTGAATGCCGCCAACCGTATTCTTCAGGCCGCTCACATCACTGGATAGCACGTCAACGGTCGTCTTGTCTGCTTTCTTATCAAGCAGTGCATCAGTAGCTTCCTTATTATAATAGGAGGACTTCAGTGTCTCCGGCAGGTCGCCAACACTGTTCTTCAGTTCCTGCACGGCGGCATCATTTGCGGTCTTGTATTCAGTCAGCTCAGTCTGAACAGGGGTCACAGCAATGCTGATCTTATTGTCCACAATGCCGTTGTACATGCTTACCCACTCAGCAGAAGGGTCAGTGTTCAACTTGATCTTTGTGATTTCTTCAGCACCATTCAGGAACGTCAGAGTGCGAGTATCGTTGTCATACTGCACATTGAAATTTGCCAGACCATCCACGGCGGCAATCTCACCACGCAGCATCGTAACAAAGCCATCAACCTCGTCCTTCTTATAGAACTGCGCTAGCTTTTCATCCACACTTGCAACTGCATTCTTTGCGTCCTGTGCGCTCTTCTCAGCAGCGGTTGCGGCAACCTGTGCTTCGCCAACTTTTTGACTCATTGTTGCCAGGAACTGGGTATACCAGTCATTGCCACTCGGATCAACCATCTGCTTGCCGGTCAGCGATTTCAGCACATTCAGTCGGCCATTCGGGCGGGTGCGCCACAGGTAGCTCTTGGTGGTACTTGTATTCGGGACATTCACAGCACCGGATGCCATGATCTCAAACTGTAGCTCGCCATCTTTTGCAGTAGCATCATTTGCTACCAGCCAATAGAAGCGGATCTTGGTGTTGCTATAGCTCACGTTGATAGGGGAGGCGTAGTTTTCCTCTCTGTCTGCGTTCAGGTAGTGGATCTGAATCGTCATCTGAAGCAGGTCAATACCATCGTAGTAACGCGGCATTTCAAACGGAATAACCTGCGAGTTGGATTCTTGTGTGATATTGATCTGATTTGCATCCAGCTGAATGTCTTTGTTTTTGTCGATGTAAGACCACTGGTCATCAGAGTAATCAGCAAACCAGGTGTAATTGCCACTACGCTCAAATGTCTCTTCTCCGTTATCATCATACACGGCAATTTGGTCTTCGTCATTTAATTCCAGAGTTGCGACATCTATATCATCAACAGAAACATTTGCGGGGCTTGCAGCTTTTTTCGCAGCCAACCGCTTAGATTCTCCAAAAGATAGTGCCATTTGCTCACTCCTCTCTTATTGTTCATCTGCCGTAGTGGCAGTTAATTCGGGAAAATATTTATCAAACAAATTGTCCTGATAGAACGTATATTTGTTGTTTACGATGTAAGTGTAATAGGGGTAATAGCGGCTCAAAGAAAGTGACATTGTGCCTTCGCCCAGATTCATAGAGATGCTTTTGATGATCCAATCCACGGGGGTCTTACCGCCCAGATATTTGGCAGCATATTGGATCTTTTCATTCACGTCGAGCCACGGAACCAGTCGCGTGGTCACACTCAGGCCGTCAGTCAGGCGGGCACGCTTCCACAGTTCGTATTGACAAACTTCCATGGCTGCGTCATCCGTGGTGTAATTCTCGTAGTCTCCACCCGATAGAATCTCAGTTCTACGACCGATCTTTTCAATTGATAACCGTGCATTGTACAGGTCATCAATATTATTCGGGTCATTCACACAGATAAAAGCCATGTTGTCGCAGTTATCTTCTGCCTTTTGAGCTTCGATCTCTTTGGCAGCCGGGATTTCGTCCACCAGTTTTGCCATAGCGTGACTCTGCTGTTGGCCCAAAAAGTAGATGCGGCCAGTATTCGGATTCCACTGGAGAACATAATACTTCGTTGCCTTAATACAGCCTGGGTCTTGAATAATATCCGAACCATTAGCATCAGTCAAAGAACGATACAGCGTGCTGGTCTTTGTCTCAGAGCCAACTTGTTCATTGCCGTCTTTATCCTTGTACTTCCATGTAAATGTCAATACAACTGTCATAGCGCCACTTGTTACGTTGCCATTTTTGTCCGTCTTGGCAGCTTCAACATTTGCAGGAGCCACAAAAGATACTTTCGTTTCACTTTTCCATGTTGATTCGGTTGCGTTCAATACAAGGTTGATTGTTTTATTTGTTCCAGACCATCCTTTTACAGTTGCAGCTCCATCCGCTTCAATCGTCGCACCAAACACTTCGACACAGTTTCGAACAGCGGAATAATCCACCGTGGCCGATTCGCCATCGTTTGTCACAAGCTTCTCGAATACTTCCGGGTCAAGTACAGGCGGGTCGTCAAATCCACTGGGGATTTCCTTGCATACAAACACATCATCGTCAAAATACATCTCAAACGGATAATACAGGTCACGCAATTCTGAGAGAATATCCCAAACAGTCGAGCCAGTATCATAATCCAAGTCATGTGGAACAGTGCGGCTCCAATAGTCGATAGAATATTTCTTAAACTCCGTCTCATCTCTCATCACCGTCCAGATGGCATCACCGATACGAGTGCCTTTCTCAATGCGATGTGTACCACCAACCAGCTGTCCACCCAAGTCTCCGTTGGTACGAGAAACCAAGTCAACACAGCTGGCCTGCACAGTGTTTTCTGTTGCGCTATATGTAAAGCCATTGGATGTAAATGTATAGCACCTCTCGTTGTACCAATAGATTTTTACACCATTAACATAAGAACTATCAGCTGAATTGGAATAGCTAAGGAACAGGTCGTTATACAACTCATTCAACGCGGTCTTTGTGTCAATCACTTCTGCTTGAATGTCGTGCATGGAATGTCCTGCAAACACACTGGTTTTTCCGTAGGTCTCCCTTAATTCGTCCTCACTCTAACCGGCAATAGCAGAAACATCCACCTTACCAAGCGTAACTCCGTTCAGAACCATACCTTCAACAGCAGCAATCATCCCATGGACATGCATTTTGTTACCATACACGAAACTATCGATGCCTGATTTATCTACCTCAAAGATATTGGCAGGGGAGAGACCGCCGCTCATTGACTTCGCTTTTGTTGCCACAGCATCCAGATAAGCCCAGATATCATCCTTCACAAGCGGCACAAGTCCGTCTTTGGTCTGCAGCATCGGTGTAAATGCGATATAAGGGCCATCTTGACAAATTGGGTCATCACTTCCCAAAACTGTAGAGTAATCACCAAGTTTGGTGTACCATTCTTCTGCTTCAGCTGGGTCATCCGGTGGCGTGCCGTCATTGATCTGGTCAAAGAACGTATGATACTTTGAGATATTGGCTCGTGTCCACACTAGCACATCTCGATTCAGATTGTCGATATTGCCGTATTTTGCATAGCCTCTATTTGTGATGTCCTGAATCAAATCATCATAATTCGTCGCAGCGAGCTGATAATCCGCATTTTCCCTGATCATCTCGTCAATACTCTTTGAAGCACTGATTTTCGACATTCCTCTTCCTGACAGACCAATGAATACACGCACATTTTTACTGATCCAATCCTCTTCCGTCAGGCTGGAAATGCCGCTCTTCTTACCCAGATACAGGGTCACATTAAAGGTTCGCCGCACATCAGATTCTGAGTCGATAGAAATAGAACCATCGATCACAAGACCTTCCAAACTATCAATTGTAATAAAATCTTTGTTCAGCATATCAATGCGGCAGTAAATATTAGATGAATGATTGTTCAATAGCGCCAGGTCTGCGTCAGTCGGAAGATATGTCATACGCTGCCTCCTGGCTGATAATCACTCAGCCCATTGTTATACATGTCGCTCTCACTCTCTGCGTCACCGAGCTCCACAAAGTCGAACTCCAATACACCCTTATCGTAATGATCAGAGCAGGAGATAGAGACATTGCCATTGACACCCATTAGCCATCTGCGGCCATCAAACATCTTCAACAGCTTTGCACTGCCGTTGGTCAGCCATTCGCTCAGTTCATCACGGAATGCATTGCCGCCATTGATATCAAAGTCTTTCATTGTGTTATCAAAACGGATGCCAACACCAGAGAAGTGGCCGCTGTAATAATTGGCTTCACTGCCAGCAAATAGATACGGGTACTTGCTTCCCATCGTCTCGACAACTGTAGCAGAACGTACCTTCTCAACACTGTCCACTTTCGGTTCAAGGAAAATATGGTAGGTCTTATTGCCGTCAGTGATCACTGCACCGTCAAAGTCGCTCACAACGCTGGCCTTCGCATAGCCAAGCTCAATGCCATTTGCAACGGGAGCTACGGCGTACTCATAGTCGGTCTTGCGGCCAATGGCATATAGGTCGGTGTAATCAATCATCACATAACCATCGTCAGCGCTGTACATATAAAAATCATTGAAGTCTTTTGGCTCCAAATCCTGATTCTTTGTTGCCGATACCTCAACACGATAGTATTTCATGTTGTTCAAGAAGGTCTCAGAGAACCACTCCTTGTATTCGCTGGAACTTCTGAATTCGTCGGTCGATGTAAAATCACTTGATGCCTTGATGAACTTGCGGTCAGCAGTATATGCAATCAGACAAAACGCCTTGTCCTCAGATTTGAACTGGAAAGAAAGAACTCGATTCTTGTCGATATAATCCGAGGTCACTGCCTTATAGTTGCCCATCGGTTGACCAGTCGTTTTATTGATGTGGAGGTTTGACCAGCCCATCTTCATAATGACATGGTTCAAGTCGATCTCTTCCTGGTAAAGCGAAGTCCAGATTGCTGCGCCTTTCTTACGTCGCTTGATTCGCAAGGCATTTGCACCACTGCTTCTTGTCAGGAAATACTGTGCGTGCATACTGATATTAGCCATACGATAATTATTCTGCACGGTGAATTCTACGTCATCCACATACTCTGGATAGTCAGTTCGGAACGCCTGCAAGCCAGTGTCCAGCTGATAGCCGCCAACAGATTCTGCCGTCGCTCTCAGATAGTATAGGGTATGGTTATCCAGTCCATCGATCTGGAACCCCTTCAATGAATCACGGTAATAATAGCTCACCGACTTTTTCAGCAGCTCGCGATTCGCATCATAAAGCCAGAATTCATAACGATTGACAGATTCACCCTCCGATACCTTATACTTGTAAGAAAACTCAAAGGAATAAGAAGGGTAGGGGATAGTAGTCACACCTGAAGAACTCAGGTCATTCAGCTTGATTGTCGGTTCCTCATGGCAATAAAACAACAGCTTGTCCGAGTATTCTGAAAACAGATTCGTGCCTTTCAGCCGACAGCGAATAATCATATAATATGGATCTTTGCGATTTTCAAAAGTGCCTGCCGGAATTGTAAAATATCGTGCCAGACCAGTGCCACTGGCAGGGAATGTACCAAACTTATACACGCCTTTTGAAAGCGTATCACCCTGCAAAATACTGCCCGTCGGAGTATCGAAGACGATAAGAGCAATGATATCAATGTCTGCGTATGCGGCAAACTGAAATGTATGATCCTTTGTGGCATCAAATGCGCCGATTTTAGATAGAATTGGTTTCAAGTTATCACCTCCGAATTATCCTTCGATATATAGCAAAGCTCACCATTGGTATTCACAGCCAGATTCAATGCGGCCAGAAAATTGTCAACAGTGATTTCTGAAATCGTTTTATTGATATCTGATACGTTCGTTTTCAAAGTCGATATGTTCGTATTTGCAGCCGAAATCTTGCGTGTCACATCTTGATAGTGATTAGATTCAGCCGTTTTTACTTTATCAAGGTCTGTCCTCAACGAAGTAATATCAGAAGCATTTTTCTCAATGTTGCTTTTATTGTTGTATACCTGTTTCTTTGTGGCGGTATAATCTTTGTTTGTGAAATCACCAAAATTATCATTGAAGCCATTCATTGAGCGCCACAGACTAGCTACATCGTCGGCTTCTTTTGTCTCAAGAGCACTTACACGCTCAACCGCTGCGTTTGCAGTTGTGTCATCCGTATACTTTGTTGCAACAGCCCAGTCGCTAAATGTCTATTTTTCGGTTTCACCTCTTGCAGTAATACAGATATACAATGCACCACCGACACCGCCATAAATCCATAGATCATTCACATCGTATGGAGCAGTCGGTGTGTCAGTAAAAACACGGACTTTTTCTGTCGCAAGATCTCGTGCGGATGTTGCCATCGACAGTGCATTGATAACACCGGCATCAACAATTTCCATCCAGAAATACTGCTGTTTATCCTGGTCATATACCCAACGATAGCAAATGCCAGTCCTTTTATCATAGTAGATGTCGTTGACGTGCGCTTGTTTCTCTTCATCTGTCTTCCAATCTGAAGCAGGATAGTTGTATGTATGCGGATGACCATTTCTGTACCAAGTATCAATGGTATTTTTCAGCTGATCCTGAACAGTATCTTCTGTCTGCTGGGATTTGTCTTTCATCGACTCAAACTCGGCGTTCAAGCTATCGACACCGGTCACCAGAGATTTCACTGTCAGAATTTCAACGCTGGTATTACTCTCCGATACAATCAAGTTACGGAAGTTGCCCTGCAATGCAGTCACAACAACCTTCTGGCCTACAATATAGTCATGGTTTGTTACAATGCCGTACTCGCCACCGAATACAGCGATTTTATAGTGCTGGTCTTCTTTTTCTGTAATCACTCCATAGGCGGACACGTCAAATTTTGCATTCTTTACAGCGCGTTCAGCGGCAGAAGTCACCACCTCGGCCAGCACATCAGTTACTGATTTATCTGCCATCCTATTCCTCCTAATCAAAAATAAAAGCCGACCTGCTAGGCTATCCTAGTGGTATCGGCTGTAAAAACTATTACTTACCGCTTGCTTTGCATTTGAGCAACCTTAGTCGGTAACTTCTGTTTGATTTCATTTGCCAGAGCATCAGAGCTGCCAACGGGATTCGTGATAATAATATCGCCAATCGAAGTTGTAACATCTCCACCGCCGCCCTGAACAATCGGCTGAGAACCGTACTTTGCCATCTGCTTCTGGAACCATGCATCCGGGTTGCCGCCCATCTCGAACAGGCGAGAGGTGATATCAGCAGGAACAACACCATCGCCAGTCTCAAGGTAAGTGTACCGACCTGAATTCGGCTTACGAACCAGCATCTCAGGACCCTGCTCGTCAACGTTAGCCATGTGCGGGAACTTAGCAGACTTCAGACCATTTGCATGGCCAAACAGACTGCCAAAGAAACCGCCAATTGCAGCACCGCCAATTGCACCCAGAGGCCCAAGGAATGAACCAACGGCAGCACCGATACCAGCACCAGCAGCGGCTGTCACGCCCTTGCTTGGACCGGTATTCTGCTGTGTGCTCTGTTGTGCTTTTTGACTTGCTTCACTGATTGCGGCAGAAGTATCAGCAGCCTTCTTACCAACGGCTTCAAATGCATCGCCTGTGGTCGCCAAATCGTTTTTAATCGATGTAACGGCAGCTTCACATCCGGCCTTGATGGCGTTGTAAGACTGGTCCATCATCCAAGTCAGATTGGTGTTAATGTCCTTTGCGCCAGGTTCAACATTTGCCCATGCGTTATCCGTCTCAGTGGATAGAGAACCGCCATCGCCAAACGTATTTGCGGCATCAGAGGTGATCTCGTTATAAGCACCGCCAATGGTCTGCTCAGTCATGTCTGCCAGATGGGTCACGCCAGCCTCGTTCATGCTCCAACTATTGTCAAAGCACGCACGCATATCGTACATCAGCTTCTGGGTGTCTTGGCTGGTGTCAGCCCATGCTTGCTCCATTGTCTTTTGAACATTGGTACTCAGGGTCTTTACACCACCGCCAACCTTAGTCCAGCTGTGACCGAATGCCTTGGAGATCTCGTTCATGGCCTTATTTGTACTATCAACAGAAGACTTATAAGACGCATTTAGCTTGTTGGCAATCTCTTCAGACATATCGCCGGAAGTAGAAGCCAGGCTGTTCCATCCGCTGGTATAGATCTTTTGCAGCGAATCAAACATCGTGTTGGTGACATCTTCAACCTGTTCGGCGCTCAGACCAGTATTCTCATTCAGAGCATCAAAGGTGTTATTCACCAGCTCATTCATCTTCTCAGACATCTTTTTGCTGGTTTTTTCAATATCCTTTGTGTCCAGACCGAGCTCGCCAGCCACAGATTTCCAGCTAGACTCAAAGTTGCTCGTCATAGACGAAATTTGACTCTGAGCCGCCTTCTTTGTGTTGCTGGTGGATTCTGTCACTGTCTTAGAGGAGTTGATCTTACCGACCGTAGACATACGATATGTAGTCTTGGTGATCATATAAATCATGCTTTGAACGGCGGCAATGATCGGATTATCACTCTTCTTGAAAATATCAGAGAGTCCAGACATGAACTCGTTTGTATCACCAAGGATCTCGTCATACTCGCTCTCGAAAATTGAGCCAACACCAGCGGCAGCGGCAGCTGCGGCACCACTCAATTTAGCATTCGGGCCTTGGGCACTCATACCAGCACCGGCAGCGGCACTACCGGTCACTTCGGCCAAGCCTTTTGCCAGCCAGCCCTCTGGATTAGCACCAATCGCCATCAGGTTGTCGGTTTCCTTTGCAGGAATAACACCGTCGCCCTTTTCAAGATAGGTCATGCGTCCCTGATCGGGGTTACGAACAATCAGCTCTTCGCCCTTTTCATCAACGTTTGCAATCTGGCCCTTCTTAACGCCACGAGTACCCTTTGCATATTTCTTTGCTTGGAATGCAGGAGTAGGTTCATCAACCTGTGTACTGGAAACATTACTTGCAATTGAAGCAATCGTAGCAATCAGAGCAACTGCACCTGCAACAGCTGCAGCGGCAGCAATCCAACCAGCAATAGGAATGGAAGAAAGAGCGGCAGCAATCGCTTGCATCATAGCGGCCATGGCACTGCCAACGCTCGTCACCAGAGTACCAAGTCCGGCGAAGATAGAAGGGAAGAAGCTTACAACGCCAGACGAGATGGCACTACCGATAGACTGTGCGCCAGCCGCAATTGGGCCAAACATACTTCCGATGGTATCAACAATATTTAACAAACCACCATTAGCGACATTGTTTGCTGTTGAGAATCCGTTCGTAAAGAACCCAATAATATCAGTAAACAGGTTGCCTGTTTTACCAGAAATGGCATCACTTACACTATTGAAAATCCCGCTTATATCCCATAGATTTCCATTAGTTGCACTTAAAAGACGATCAAAGAAGTTACTAGATGTTCCTTCAATACTACGTGTACCAACAGATACATCACGACCGATGATTTTTAATTTCGCACTATTCCAAGAAATAAGATCATTGAAACTTTTTCTGTTCTTACCAGTGATCCAGTTCCACCCATCAGAAACAGCCTTGGCTGCCCCATCGAACATCTTCTTGAAACCGCCACCCAGATCAAAGTCGCCGTTTTCGCCAGTGAACATGTTCTTGATCTGGTTGAAAAGTCCAAAGATTCCACCGCCATCAGTGCTTACACCGCCAGAAGTAAAGAATGTTATAACGTCGTTAAGCGTTTTTAGTGTGTTGATTAACTTTTCGAGATTTGTAATAGCATCACTGACATTAGTAGCAGACTGAATGTCACGCATATTGTCTAGGACACTACCCTTGAAACCGTCATAGTGACCTTCCATCTGCTCAAAGGTCATGGCCTCGAACTCAGCTGTGTATTTTAGCTTCTTCTGATAATCATCCCAGCTGGTGCCAATAAGATTATTGGTTTCCTGAACTTTATCTTTAAGCTTTTCCAGCTTGTCAATTTCATCTTTCTTCTTATACTCACGCTGTTTGTCAGATAGGTTCTGTCCGGCTTCACGAACGGCATTTTCATCTGCTTTCTATACAAAACCCTGACTTTTGCCGCCATATACATGAACAGTCTTATTGGCCTTTGCACGCTCGTATTCATCCTGAAGTTTTGCCAGTTCTATTGCTCGTTCCTGTGCATCATTCTCTTCGTTAAGGGCTTTAATTCGTTTATCGATAACATCAATCCAAGCATCACCCTGAATCTTTAGGTCATTCGATTTGGTCTCGTTGAACTTTTCAAATACACCAATTAGGTCACTCAGGAGGCTCTTAATATTTCCAAGTGTTGTCTCGAAGTTTTTAGCCTTATCTTCTGCGCTTGTAAAGCCATCACCGGATGCAATAGCTGCATCTCTTAATTCACGAAGACGTTGAGCAAGTGCTTTTGTTTCGTCTGCGGCATCATACTCATCAATCATTGCGTTCAATTTTGCAATGAAAAGTTCCTTATATGCTTCTGTATTGAACTTCAGTTGATTACCTTCAAGACTCAAACACTTAATGTAATCATCATCGAGACTCATCAGCTTCTGATAATTGTCGATACTTAGGCCACCATAAGTGTTGTACTGAGTGACGATATCAGAGATATCGGAGAAACCGCTTTGGAAATGATCAATCCTATCGGTTGCATAATTTAAAGAAGAACCAATTCCATCAATGCACTCACGAATACTCATCACGTTGTTTGCAATCTTGGCGGCAGCATCTTCAAAACCTTGTGCAAGATATGCTCCAGCAGCACCACCGGTCTCACGGGCAGACACCGCAAGTTCTTTCAGATGATCTGCAAACATCTGTTTAAATGCATCGCTGTTGTAGTCAACTTCTCCGGTTTCGGAATTCAGAGCACTAGCATATTTTGGATTTGTAAATAGGTCTGTGTTTTCATACAGATTACGAACAGCCTGATACTGCTTCTCAATGGCATCCATATCCAAGAAGCCAAAGTCATTATCCTTTTTCTGTGTGCCAACATCGTAAAGATCAGAAAATGCGGATTTTATAGCGTCTGTCTTTTTCTTAGCTTCATCCATCGCAGTGCCGTAACCCTTGATGGCATCAGTCAACTGCTCAAAAGAGATGGTTGTTGTATCTACATTCTGATCAAGATAGTTCAGAATTTTATTCATCTCATCAGCTGATTTTCCGCCATCTTTTGCGGCATTCGCTTCCTTGAGTTGTTCCTTCACAAACTTACGGAACTGCTCTACATTGATTTGGAGCTTATCACCCTGCTTTGTCAGACAGGCCGTAAACTTATCGTGCAGACCAACTAGAGACTTTGCTGTGTCAGCACACATATAGCCATACTGGTTATATTCCTTCATGGCCTTAGTCAACGTATCAAATGCTGATGCAGCATCTGTTACAGACTTGGAGCTTGATCCTTTATTTGTTTTGTTAAATCCATTAAGTTGGTTTTTAAGCTCTTTTCCGCCTTTAATAGCAGCCTGCATATTACTATGAATAGCGGTCAGACGAGTATTCAATGCGGCTGTTATTGTATCAATTTTCGCCTGCATTGCGTCATCGCCTTCAGCTGCTCCTTGTGCAGTCGCCAGAGCAATAGCTAAATCACCGGTAGCGGCTGTTGCATTTTGGATAGCGGGTACGGCATTTTCAAGGGCGGTCTGCTGCTCTTCGGTGGCGGTCGTTAAACCCTCGGTTTTCTCCTTAGCATCTTCCTTTTGAAGCGCATTGAGTTCGTTCATGGCTTGATCGATTGCGGTTGCCTCAGCTTCGGTATACTGCGCAACAATTAGATCAGCATAACGTTCGTTGTTGATTTTCAACTTTCCATCTACAACATCCAGACATGCAAGATACTCGTCATTCATACTCAAAAGACCCTGCAAAGCGTCTGCACTCATATAACCATATTTGTTATATTCGTCCATAGCGGTTGTACAAGCCTTATATGCAGATTGGATGTTGTCTATATTCTGAGAGATGGTTTCCATCTGTTGAATAGCAGACGATACGCCATTTACGGCATTTTCGATACCACCAAACATACCGTTTTCTTCGCCAGCTTCAGCCACACCCTGAATAGAAGTCTTGTATTTCGTGGCTGCCTCTGTAAGAGTATTGATAGCTGCGGCCTGTTCGTCAGTTAATTCTACATCATCGGCAGTAAGACCAACAACATCAGATACTGTCATTGCACGAGAGTCTTTACCAAGAGATTCGGCAATATCATCAAAAGCACTTTGTAAATCATTTGAGAGTTGATTCTTAGTGGTAATATCATTCCCATATGCAAGGTTGTCATATAGACTGTCATATATCGATTCAATATTATCCTTACCTTCTTGGGCGACAGCCTGAGCGTCATGCATAGAACGACCAATATATTTACTCAACCAGCCCATGCCAGAGTAATCGCCCATTTCCCCACCATACAGTTCTTGGGCAATTTCGTCATTGCTTGAACCAGAGATAGCCATGATATCCGCTTTTGTGAGCTTTTTACCATCAGAACCAGTGCCACCCTCAACACCTGCAATCATGCCTTTGACACGAATCATCTCACCATTGATGTCTCGCTCAAGTCCGGTAGCATCAAGCTTCATTAACTTGTCGAGGTCAATAGTGTCATCTTCTGTCCAGCACTTCTCTGCAATAGTCTCAATATAGCTGCGCACCTGATCATCGGTAAGCGGAACAAGGCCATCTTCAGTCTGAAGCATCGGAGTGTAAGCCATGAGCGGCATTTCGGGGCTTTCTCTATAAAGATTGTCGTATACGCCGAGAACAGTGGAGTATCCACCTTCTTCTATTTCGCCAGGGTTGAATTTGTTTTGCTCAGCAACAAAATCTTTATACTTTTCGAGATTCTCTTTGGTCCAGTCAATCTTATCACGGTTGAAATTATCAACGTTGCCATACTTATTGAAACCGCCAGATTCCCACTTGGCTTCTGTTTCCTGGGCTTCTTCGACTGCGTCCTTATACTCTTTCGTCTTTTGGATTTTTGAATCAATTTTGGCTTCTTCAGAATCGGACAGAGGCTGCGGATTGTCACGGAAGTTTTTACTTGCAGAAAGATCATTAGAAAGATCGTATTTACCAACTTCTTCTTTATTCTTCTTCAGAACATCAGCGGAATTTCTGTAAGCAGCAACCTGATCATCCAACGCTTCTTTTTGAGCGGAAAGAATATTGTATAAGCCTTCATAGATACCTTTCTCTTCAAGGTCAGCATCAGAATATTGCTTTCTCAATACTTTTAAGGCTTCGGTAAGATCGTCATACCAGTCAAGAACCGACTGAGGATCATTTGGATCTTCGGGACCGATGACTAGTGAGTTATTACTAATACCTTTAAAGAGGTTGAAACCTTGAGCCTGTAAATCTTCAGCCATATCGTGATCAAAAGACGAAGTTAAAACATAGCCACCGTCAATAGTGCTTTTTGCATCGCTAACTAATTTCTGGCCTTGCCTTCTCTTATCATCTTCATAGTCATCAGTAGAAGCACGAACTTGCTCTTCACGAATTTTCTTCAAAACAGCAAGCTGATTTTCGTATTTACCATTTTGAAGATCAATTTTGTTGACTTTATCTTCGTCTAATGTACCCTGATCTTTAGCGAGTTGAAGAATTTGTTCCTGAATGTCTTTCGCTTTGTCATAACTATCAGTGTCCTAGGTCGATTTATCGCCAAGATTTTCATATTCATCTGCGAGTTCTTTCAGAGAAGTTTTTGTGTTGGTTGCAGCATCTGCTGCTTCTTTGGAAGATTCTGCGAGTTTATCTGTACGTTGCGCTGCTTCGATAATTTTCTTTGAGAAATAAGAAACTACTAAACCAATGCCAGCACTTACGGCCATATTGAGTGCAATAACACGAGCTTTAGCGTACAAGGTTGCAAGACCAAAAGCTTCAGTTGCCTCTTCACTTTCTGATGCCCATCTGATATAATCAGAGAAAGAGGTTTTACTGTTACCAACAGCCGCATTCATCTTTTTGAAATTTTCATACCCATTTGAGACAGTGGAATAAGTCTTTTTTAACTGATCGACAAGATTTTTTGCAGAAGTTGTCAACTGTTTTAATCCACCAACAGTATTTCCGTCTTTATCAACAGAATAAGCTGTCAGGAAAGATAATATCGTTTTCTTGAGGAGAAAAGAATTATGGATAATAAAACAATTGAAGTATGTCCACATTGTGGGAGATTGGCATGGTGGCCAACATTTGTATGCGTTCATTGTACTTGTGAGTTAGTCAATTATAGAAGATGGACAAAGGCTAATGATAAAGAAAAAAAAGAAATTTTAGCTCAAAAAATGCACCCGAAAGAATATAAACCTATGTATGGTCCTGGAGATCACCCGGAAAAACTTGAAGAAGCCGATCGTGTCGATGCCCAGATTCGTAAATATCTCGCAGAGCAGGGGAGCAAGCCTCCCGAAAAGAAGCCGACACCAAAGTACGTCCCCAAGTGCCCGACCTGTGGATCGCCTGATATCGAAAAGATTTCTGGTACATCCAAAGCAGTGTCATTCGCTCTGTTCGGTGTCTTCTCTAGTAAAGTGCGTCATCAGTTTAAGTGTAAGAATTGTGGATATGAGTGGTAAGATAGGTCTAACTCGTATGGCATAAATAAAACACCCGGAACCTCGTCAGTTCTAGGTGTTTTTCATTCAGTCAAATGGATAAAATTCTTTGATTTTTGGAGAGCCATCGTCGTAAGCCATTTCAAAACACTCAATATTTGACATTGGAATACAGAGAATCTGGTCGCATGGCTCGTCATCTTTAGATTTTGAGTTTTCGTCTGTTTTTTTTGCTAGGACACTATTGTAATTAGTAAGGATTAGCCAATCATCGTCAGCTTGATGGATAAGTCCACAATACGCACGACCATCAGATAAATAAACGATGACGTAATTGCAACCATCAAGATCTAATGTTGAAAGCCAAATATTTTGAATATCAGATAGTCTGAGATATGAAAACAGTCGATCAATCAATCCGATTCTCTGTAGTCCATACAAAATAAATGGCAGCATCGTACAAATAACGACATAAATAGCCCCATTGAATCGTGTTATGGCACAAGCGTCTACTACTATCTTTACAATATAACTAATTATAATTGCCCAGAAAATAAAAGCAGAGTGGTCTTGCTTTTTAAGAAATATAAAATTATAAATAGTTAATGTAATTGCACCTGGAATAAAATATGCGAAAAGTTCTGGTAAGAATTCTATAATTTCTTTCATGTCATTTAATCACCTCTGTTTGACTTTTTCTTTAGGCTTTCCTGGATTTTGATTCTTTGGAGAATATGTGTAAGTTCCATTACGTTTTTGAATATGCTCTTGATTGCTTTTTGTTTCTGGATGTTTTACAGAAGTTTTGCTTTTGTTTTCCATGATTTAACACTCCTTTTACAAGAGTGTATCATAGACCGTCGTAAAAAGCAATGCAAAACGCCCGGCCTCCCAGTAGTAGGGAAGTCGGGCTTGTTCATTATGATGGCTGTACAGCAGTTATTTCAGAAGCTCAAGAATATCATCAACAGTAGTTCCATTTGCCAGCGCCTTCTTTACAAGATCGACGGCTTCCTTTTCAGCAGCGGCCTCGGCAGCTTTCTTGTCAGCTTCATCCTTCTTTTTAGCAAGATGAGCCAACTCTTTATCCAACTTTTTGATTTCAGCTTTCTTGGATTTCAGATCAGCCTTCAAAGAATCGATATTAGCCGCGATAGAAGCAACATCTGCATTCAACGAATCTTTTGCGGATTGCTTTTCATCAATCAGTGCGGCATAATCGACAGGAGCCGCTGCAATCATAGTAACCTTGTTTTTGCTTCCTTTAGGTCTCGGCATGATAAATACCTCCGTAAAATGAGTTTATACGATTGTATTTTCATTATAACCACCAGTGCGTCAGCTGTCAATATGAATCATGTCGAATTACAATTTTGAATATTTTCTTCTACTTATATCCCCTCGTTTCCACCTACTTCTTTAAGTCGTCTGGTTACGTCTGAGGTGGACTTCTGAACTTTCGTCCAGAACTGACTATCCTTCCAGTGGTTGCTCACTGACCCTTTTTAGTCGATGAACCTTCCACCATCCTACATTATATAATAGGGGAGTGGATCGGCTGCTGACCGCCCATTGTAAACGCTACTTAGCACTCGACTGTTACAACATTTTAACAATACGGTAAAACCGAGCTTTTATCTCAGCATATAGCATCCATATCCTTGTTTCTATTTTTCGATTCCTACATTATACAAGTATAACAATAGGCGATATGGCTCTTAGGGTTTCCCAGCACTCTAGGGGGTGTTTAGTTTTATATGGTGTTGCATCCTATGTTCTTTAAACGCAACGAACATAAACGGGCATATTAACTTTACCTGCACCATTTTGGAGTTTGCCGTTTGCTTGCATAATAGACAGAATACCAGAAACGGCAGCAGCAATCGGAGGCAATGCCCCTGAAAGCTTAGTGATATTGTCTGTGATTTTTACGATGGCTGTTAAGAACGAAACTGTATATTTTACAATACCAGAATCGAGAACATGAGTAGACAAAGATTGGAAAGAAGCGTCCAACTGTGCAAGACGACCTTGAATAGAATCAAGGTATTTTGCGTTTTCCGCCAGCGCACTTCCGGTAGCATTTGCTGCTTGTTTCATAGCATCTTCTGCGACACTAAAGTTGTTAAGCAGGGCAGAAGTTGCTTGACCTCCGCGTTTACCAGAAATCAGTTCAGTGACATTTGCTTGAGTAACATCAGAAAGATTACCCCAAACCTGAGACAGCTCCTTCATAATCTGATATGTAGACTTAAAGTTTTTACCAGCTGCATCAGACATAATATCAACGCCGGTTAGGGATTTTAATTTACTACGAAGTTCAGATACAGAATTAGCCATGCCATCAATTTCAATGCCAGCCGATTCAGCATCAGTCTTAGCAGCACGCAGATACATACTCAGAGTTTTCAGATATGTACCACTAGTATCGTTATCCTGAAGGACACCGTTAACAGCGGCTGCCATAGCCATTGTCTCCTGATACGTATTACCAGCAGCATTCATTGCGGCGGCCGACTTCTGCATAATAACACCAAGGTCGTTTGCAGTGACAGGTTCAGTGTTTGCAATCTGGTTCATAACATCCAGAAATTCACTTGCCTGATCGGCAGCCAATCCAAAGCCTTGCATCGCAGAGATTAAGTAAGAAGAAGCATCACTCGCAGATTCAATACCGTCACCAACATTCTTCATCAGACTACTGACACGAGCAAGTTCCTCAGCTTCCTGTTCTGTGTAACCAAGACGCGCCCAATCGGCTGTGCTATTGATAAAGTCACTAATACTAATGCCTAGTTGTGTAGCATTATCTGCAGCTCGATCCATAAACGACTCATATTCGCTTGCAGTTAGACTTGTGACTTTGCGTAGTTCTGTCATTGCAGTGTCGATGTCAACGACGTTTTGATAAATTTTCTGTGCAGCTTCTTGCATTTTGTGCAACGCAGCCATAGTGATCATAGTGCTCAAATGCTGGCCAAAAAGCTTTTCAAAAATATCAAGTAAATTCTGCGCCTCAAGACCAAGATCTTTTGCCCTTTGTTTAATTTTTGCAAGATCCTTACCGAGTTCATTATCACGCATCCATGCCGTTGAAGAATCCAAATCACTCTGAAGCTTTTCAACATCTCCGGCAAGTTCACTCTGCATGATTTTTGGATATTTTTCCAGGTAATCGTGTAATTCACTCTTTAAATTTGAAATTCTCGTTGATGCTCTGATGAAAGAATTTTCAAGTGTGTTTCTTGTTGAGAGGTCCTCAGCTAGTCTCTTATACTCTTTTAATGAAACCGTCAAAGCAAGGATCGCACTATTATAATCTTTTACATATTCAATCCCATTTGCATTGGCCTATTCAACAGCGACCTGATCTTTATTGCTTCCGTCAACGTTTAGTTGAGAATGCATTCTATCATAAAAATCATCAAGAACCCTTGAAGAATCCTTTACTGTTTTATACGTAGAACTATCGCCAGCACCCGCCTTTTCCAATCGACCAAGAACTCCGCTAAGCTGTGTCTTGTAATTTTCAAGCGTTGCAATTTCTTTATTGGTGACTTGGGTAGATTCTTCATCTGTTTTTATACGTTTTCTTTTTGCCTCATTAACAACATTTTCTGCCTGAGCTTTTTCATGCAACAAGTCCAAATAAGATTGCTCAAGTTGTAAGCCACGATTTTGTAATTCATCATCGAGTGCTTTCAAAGCTGTTTCTGCTTCTTCGTACTGAGTATTATACTGTTCTGCTTTCCAAGGAAGATTTGCAGCAGTAGCACGTTCTCTTTTTTCACCGGCATTTTGCATGCGGCTAACTTGGGTACGATATTCGGCCATCAAGGCATCAGTCTGTTGTTCGACATAATTGGAACGATTTGAATTAAACTGCTTAGAATTAGCTGCTCGGATTTTGTCAGAGTTCTCAAATGCTTTCATATAAGCATCATTTCCAGCAAGATCAATCCCACTGTATTGGGCAGCCTCTTCTAATTTTTCAATATCGTCAGTTAGCCGCTGAATTTCCTCATCTGTTTCTTTTAATTTTTCGACATCTTCGTCTTTAAATAACGCTACACGATGAGTTGATTCCTTATTTAATTCCTGATATAGACTGATAATTTTTTTGAGAACCTCAGCGTCTGCTTCGTTGTTCGCTTTTATACGAGCGGCATCTGAACTATTTGAAATTGCAGAATCTATTCCGGAAATATTATTGTGATATTGAGAAGTGTATTTTTTATACTCTGGAGAAGAATTTAACCCTTTGTCATGGATCTCTTTTCTAAGAGCACCAACTTTTTCTTTTTGATTTTCCAGAAGATTTTGTTTAGTTGTCTGATCCACTGGGGCAGCATTACGAAGATCTTTATATAATTTTACTTCTTCATTAAGAGCTTGATTGTATTTGTTTAATAAATCAATATTCTCTTTCTTTGTTGCAGCAGCTTCCTTTGATACCTTTGCCTCGTATGCAATTTGATCTTGAATCTGTTTGTTGTTTCGCACAACATCGACATCAGCCCATGCGGAATCAACCAATCCGCCATATTGTTGGCTATAAGAATTGATTTCGTGTCCAGAAGCTTTCATAATTGCCTTTTGAGTAGCAATAGCATTCCGAATCATTTGCTGTGTCGCCAAGTCATCTGTTTTCGCTAATTCTTCACGTTTCTTTTGAATTTCGGCAAACGCATTGATATATTTTGCTTTAGCGGTTTCAATCGCATTAGTTGCCTGAGTGAGATTATAAGCTTGCTGATTCTTATCAAAATTTGTGGAACTATTTACTCTAGCTTTTTCAACAAGCGTGTTAGCATTTGCAACCTCTGTGAAATTATTGATGGGAATACCCGAGGCGATTGAATTGTCCTTAAGAATTTTAATCTTGTCAACAATATCACTTATTTTATTATCGACCTCGGTTAAAGTAGCAACATCTTCAGGTTTAACTATACTTGAACGCTGCTGATAAAGTCGAATCAGCTTATTTGATTCGGAAACAATGTCATCTATAACACTACCAACATTCTTCTCATCCTGTTTTTGTTGAGATTTGGCGGCGGCTTCATTCGCTTTCTGAATTGCAATAGCTTGCTTCTGCGCAGCTTGTGCCACTTTATCACGTTCTGCAGCTTCTTCATCAAGAGCTTTTTTTGCTTCCTCCTGAGCCTTGGTATCTGCATTTTGTTTTGCAATATCAAACTTATTGTCAGAACTAGCTTGAGCACGATAATATCTTAGAGCTTGTTTTCGAATACTTTTGACTTTTAAAGGATTATAACCAGTTTCGCTTGCTGAACGCATTTTTTCACTAAGTTCTGCTTCAACCATGCGAATGTCTTCTTCAACTTGATTTAAGTCGAAAGCTTTATCTGGGTTTGTATATTTGCCACGCTGCTTCTCAAGACTGGTTAACTCTCGATAAATGGATTCGATTTCCTTCAGATTATCAAGTTCGGCCTGGTTATATTTCTTTTGCTCTGCTGCGACTTCTCTATTAAATGCTTTGTTTTCAGCATCTGCCTTTTTTTGAGCGGCTATCGCAATTTTTTGCTGCTCCTGCTCTTCCTGTTGCAGCAGTTTATTAGCCTCTTGCTGAATCTTTAAATCATCCGAATCAACAGGACGAAGACGAGATTTTTTCTTTGTTTTAGTTGCCGAAGTCTCATCATTAGATGTTTCACTATTCTCAATGGCAATATTACCTTTTAGCTCAATTGGACTCTTGGGCACTGTAATATCATTCTCAGTTAGTGTAACATGCCCGGGAATCTCAACTGGTGTCTCTGGCGGGGTAATATCTTCCGGCTTCAATGTAACCTTTTCAGCAATCGAAGGCGTATCAACCGCACTTTCCTTGACAGGAGTAACTCCGTTTTGCTTCAGTTTTTCAAGTTCTGCGTTGTTCTTTTCCAGTTCTGCTGTCTGGTTCGCAAAACCCTCATTGGCAACCGCGATACTGTCAGCTGTTTGCTTTGCTGCATTACCGACCTCTGCATAGTACTTTGCTGCTTTTGCCAATAGATCAGTCAGATAATTGATAGCGGCATCCTTTTCTCCAAGGAACGGTTGTTTGTCTCCAGAGGATGGGAAAATGCTGTTCAACTCAGACATTTCTTTGAGCAATTTATCTTTTGTCTGATTATCTGTCAATTTTGATACATCAATATTATTCCAGGCATCTGCAAGGCCAGAGAGCATATGGATGGCCTGAATCATAGTATTTGAATCAAAATCACCACTTGCGTTTCCAAGTAGAGAATCTGACCAATCTTTTATACTTTTTAAATATGGCTTTACATGTTCAGTATCAAGGTCTGGAAGTTCATCTTGAAATTCCTGAAAAGAACTAAAAATATCAAGACCAGAAGACTTTCCATAATTGTCCTTCATTAAATTTGCTAGATTCTTTGTCGCACTAGCAATCAGTGTAACGACTCGCCGCCAGTCCTGCTCAAAATCAACGGCCGACGCATTCAGATCGCCCATAGCTTTATTCGCATCAGACAATCCCTGAGCGGTCTTTGCAGTGGCAGCACTAGCATTTTCAGAAGCCTTTGCCTGATGATCGGCCAGATTCTGATAAATAATATCCTTTTGTTTTACGGCGGCCGCTTCTGCGTTTTCATTCTTTGTGGCAGTATATTGCGCATTGGCCATCTGCTCCATGATTTTGTCATCAGACGGAATATTGACCTTTTTCTTTGCGCCGGTCTGAGCTGCAGCTCCATTAACACCTTTTATAGTTGGGGTGATCGCAATACCATTGAAAGCAGCCTCAACATCTTTCCGTATTTTAGACAGCTGATCTGGAGCAATATTTGCCACGATAGCAATGTCATTAAGCCCTGCTTCAATCTTAGTTTTCAGCGCGGTGACACTATCGTCGCTAATCGTTCCTACTACATCAACAGGAATCTCTTGTTTAGCAGCCGTACTTGCATCAACGGCAGTGGTCTTTTTGCCCTTTTTTGTATGCTTTGTAGAAGTAGTAGAGGTCGAAGCAGATGCGCCTTCCAGCTTTGAATAATCAAGACCATCAATTACACCTTGCAGTTGGTCTCTGATCGTATCGAGGCTGGCCTGGGTCGCTTTCAAGTTGACTTTTGTTTCTGTCTCTTTTTCTTTGAAAACATCCAATGCCTTATCAACATTCGAGATTTTTGCCATAATAGGCACAAGATGTTGATCGCCCTCTTGGTATTTAGAAACACTCTTTAGAAGACTGTCTACGTCCAGTTTGCCCTTGATCTCAACGCCGTCTTTTGGAATTTTTTTATTGATATCTTCTTGTAATTTGGCGGCATCAATTTGCGGGTCAACCTTAACTTTGATGCTCAATTCTGGTTCTCTCGCCATGTTTTATTCCTCCTTCTGGAGCAACCAATCTCCGAATCTAAAAAAAGCAGGCTTTTAATAAGTCTGCTCATCTTTTTGATTATTTTGTATTGTCGTGATTGATCCGCTGCTCGACCATATCTACGATATCTTTATTGTGTTTATTGATATCTTTTTGAGTATTCGTCATAAACGGACGCGGTTTCATCCACCTATAGCGCTTGTGTGTCCATGGATTTCGTATGTTGTCACTTTCAAGCAAGCGGGGGAGTCCATCTGGATTATGATATTCTTTATGGTTTGCAAGGCGAGGACCTTCAACTTGAGTTTCATTATACACGGTCAAAACGCGACCATGTACAACATCTCTGATATTTGAATCATCCAATAATCCGCCATTGGTTTCACGACGTTCATATTCAACAGGGGAATAGGTTGCATAAACATCTTGCTCTACATGAGATTTCATCTTATCTTCCACATAATCTTTAACCTCATTTTTCAGAGCTTTATTTGCCCGTTTCATAATTTCTCGCTGAAGCCCCTCAACGGTATTGAATGATTTCTTCCCCATAGTTTACTCCTTGCCTTTAGTGGCCGCAGAAATAAGCTCTGCCGTATCAATTGAAGGAGCACCATCGAGCATACCTTCAGGAGTTTTGACGCTATAGTTATCTTTCTCTACCGGTTTCTTCAGATTTTCTTCAGCGATTTTTTCAATCATTTTGTTCATGTCGAACTGATCACCAATGCCGCTCACTACGTCAGCTACCAACTGCATCAACTGCTCAAACGGCTGGTTCTTTGCTGCGGCTTCAAATGCGGCCATATACTGCTGGCGGGCAATCTCGATTTTTTCGCGGCAAGCCTTGTTCAGTGTAGTCAGAATATACTTGCGCGGAGCCTCGTTCATCAACCTGGTCGTTTCATCAGAGAAAGCCAGTTTACTCATCTGGTCCTGGTCCATCTCACTGGTTTCCAGACCAGTAAACATGATCAGTGTTGTAATTCGGAAAGCGTAGTCATACAGCGCCGGCTCGTAACGTCCATCGCGCTCAGACAGGCTTACCACGCTGTCAACAAACAAAATTCGTTCAGCCAAAGTCAGATTATTCTTTGCATCCATAAGTATTAGTCCTCCTGATTTAATTTATTGTTTTCAAGTTCCATCTTTACAGCTGTCGCAATGCACATCGCGTCAGCTTCATCAGACGAAACATCTTCTCCATAATAGGTTTTCACATAATCGATGGCCTGCTGCTTTAATTCTGCACGCTTTACTCGACCCTGTTTAAATCCTAATATCTTTCGCCACTCGGATGGCTTAATGATCTCATAGGGGATATTATTTAGCTCGCATACCCCCATAATCGCTCCTTGCAGTTGTGCCAGCTGGATCAATGTTTTTGGCGAGCTTTGCAGTGCAACATCTTCGATCACTACAAGGTCTGGACGATTGTTCTTGATGCGGCTCTGGATCATCTGGCGCATCATTGTCGAGCGCTCCAAGACATCCTTGGTTTTACTCAGGTCGATCAGCGAGTGGTAAACAGTGTAGCCATCAATGGTACAGACACCCGTCTTGCCGAGAGCCTGGTCAAAAGCAATGATTTTTATAATAAACACTTCCTTTTTCTTTCTGGATGTGGTAAAATTCAAATTTGAAGAACACCTGCGTATCCCTTTTGGGAATTATTAAAACGGCGAGAATTAGTAGGGGCTTCCCAAAGACCAGTAGTACAGCTGCTGGCAGAAAGGAGGCCCATATGATGATTGACTTCGACACCATGTCTAAGTTCGTTCAATTCGTAGCTGCTTTGGTGACTATCGCCAAGTTTGTTATGGAAGTAAGCCAGCCCCGGGCATAAGTGGGGCCAATTGTCCAATTATTCACTGAAGCTCCTATGCAAATTAGAGAGCGGAAAGTCGCCACGTGGGTGTTCTTCTTATTTGTGAGTTTCCTCATATCAACGCGCAATTGCAATAATTGTGCGCTCATAAAAGGGGCAGAAAGACTCTGCCTCGTGTAAATGCTATGTATCAGCCCTCGTTAGGGAAGATGAGAGAGAACATGTCGCCATTCTCGTCGGCCAGAACGTCGAAGGTCATGGTCAGAGAAACGGGGTCGCCAGTGTTCTGCCAAGACAGCTCGAAGCCGGCCTGAGGAGCAGCCTTGTACCAGATGGGATGTGCCTCGATGATGTCGTCGCTCTCGGTCTTGTAGGGAATGGAACCCTCGACACGATAAGCCTTGGGGAAGTGACGGCTATCCAGGTGCACAACCTGAGCGGCTGCCTGCTTTGCGTAGTAATAAACAATGTAAGCAGTATTCTCAGTTGCTTCAGCAACGGTAACCTCAGTGCCGCCCTCAGTAACAGTAGCGGTGACCTCGGTGCCCAGATCGTCATCAGCCTTAAAGACCTGAATGGCGGTGGTGCCAGCAGCAGTAGAAATGGTCAGCTTACCAGCCTCGGTGCAGGTGACCTTCTCGCGCTTCAGGAAGTTTGCGGTGGTGCCCAGGTCGTTACCAGACAGCATCTGGAAGACCTTGACGGGGTAAACCTGTGCCTCGATGGTCAGAGTGCCGGTACGAGAGCCGTCAAACTGCACGCGGTTAGGTGCGCCCTGGCCGCCGGTTGCGAACACGCGGTCACCCTCAAAAGAGGTAGAAGTGACGTTAGCCCAGTCAACATTCAGGAACAGCTTCTTGGTGGAGTAGTCGACCAGCATCAGATCGGCGACCTCGCGGTTGGCGAAATTTGCATTCTTGTTAGCCATAATTGTTATCCTCCTATAGTTTCGTTTTCTTTGTCAATTCGCTCTATCCATTTCGAGGGGTCATATTTACCGCCCCAAACGGAGTAATTCATTTCAGCGATATTTAGTTGTTTTGCGCGTAATAGTTGGGAGAACGTATCTCGTATCTGTCCAACTGTCAGCTCAAAGATGTTTGAATAATTCAAACTTGGATGAAAAGTGCATAAGAGAGAAATCATGTTCGGCAGCTCGAAATTCGGGTCTGCCTTTTTTGTTTGTTTGAACTTTTTCTTCTTCTTTTGGAACTTCTCATAAAACAAGCGATCTTTTTCAGTCTTGAATTTTGGAGCTTCTTCCGGGATGTCGCTTTCGTCGATATCAACCATCTGCAGGCAAAGCTTTGTTACGGTCGAATAGTTGTTTCTGTCGATATAGCCACCGATAGAAAATCCTTTTTTACCGCTATTTTCTTTGTCGATAAAAATTGCTCGATGCTGCTCGTCCCACTCCAATTTCCCAGAAACAAAAAGACCCAGAGCCGAAATTAGTTCAGCCCTGGATTCATCTGTCGATGTAAGAATATCGAACATTGCAATATTTGCTTTTTGCTCACTTGTCATTTGCTCCCAGATATCTGGCATCTTCATCATAGTTGCCGCATCATGGTAGTATTTTTCTGGGGTATATAAAAATAAGGTCAGTGCGTATTGATACTGGGTATAGCCAATCTTCAAAATATCTTTCAGAAAAGGGGAGTGGATTCGCCCAACGTCTTTTAGCTGCACACCATATGGACTCAGATGATCAAGGTACGAAATTTTTCTCATCAGCGAGCCCTCCTAAAAGAGCCGACCTGATAAACAAGCATTCGTCCGTAATAGCATTGCGCTGGCTTATAGATGCTGCTTCCAGCCTATTCAAGCGGTCCAATTCCAAATTCTTTGTTTCCATTCAGAAGCTTATCAATATCACTGGCTAAAATATCAATGCGTGTCCCAGCCTGTCCTTTCCGATGATATGTCTGCATAAGGTTTTTACTGCAATATGCAAATACGTAAATGGTCATCATCGTAATAGAATCACCGCTGGTTTGTTCTGGCACGACCTCAACACACAAAAACGTTTTTGAGTTTTCCTGCGTATCTGGAACATACTCATACTTAAACACGCATCCACCTTCACCCGACCCATTCTTACCAAGCAGAAGAGTTTCGGGATCGTCGATATCATCTGTATTGCCCAATAGGACATCAAGGACATTTTCGTCATTGATCAACTTGGAAACGACCCGATTTTTGAATACCCCGATCTCATCGAGATTCATATCAGATCACCTCCAATTCGATCTTTTCGGTAAGGCCGGCTGCTTTAACCGTCAGTACCACGACTTGTCCAATCAACTTAGAATCATCCACACAAGTGATCTTGCATTTTGCACCGGTCGTAGTCGTATTACCGCCTTTGAAACATACTCCCGCAGGAGTACAATCGCCGGTAAGCGTCCATTCTGCGCCGTCGTACACTTCGCCATCGATTTTTGCAGTAAATAGCTTGCCAAATCCGCCCGTTGGGATGGATGGTTCGCCCGTAAACTCTATCGAAAGCACTCTGTCGTCTACGATGTTATCGTCAGGATAGGTGATTTCCACGTTATCGGAAGCATCTTCAGGCACATAATTGCAGATCATTTTCTCTGCATTGTCTGTTTCTGCGTTGTAAAGATCCTGTTCAACGTTAAACGAGAGGAACCCGATCTGGTCATTATCATAGTCAATTCGGCCAGTCATCTGGTCAATCGACGTGATTCGATAGGTCTTTGGTTCTCCATTGACGATCTCCAACATCAGCCGTTTTCCAATGTTCAGACGGGCAGAATACTCGTCGAACGGGGTTTGAATGCGGAATTCACGGGTTGAATAACTCATTACCTTATTCTCACTCAGGTTGGAGTAATACGGCTTTTCCACAGTTGCCCATAGAGATACGATCTTTTTTGTCTGGTCATCCTGCCACACGATTTGTTTCTGGCAGATCTGAATGCGGCCGCGCACGGTAATCTCATCGTCTGCATCACGTTCTGTAATCAGCCAGTGGCTCTTACCCCAGTACATAATGCTGCCGATCTCAAAATCCTCACCAGGTCTTGTGCGGAATATTTTCTGGTTTGTAACAGTAGATGATATAATATTTACCCAGCGGGGTACGTCATCTATCGTTACTTCTTTATAAGAAGGATTGACTGGCGCTAAAAAGCGCGTATCATGGAGTGCCTTATTGATCACCCTGTCGCGCTGTGTCTCTCCATCCTGTTTCAGCATGGCTCTATATTGAGATCTTGTCATATCCCACCGCCTTACTGTGTCCATTCAGAAACACTGTTTGACTTAAAGGAATACAAGTTCATCTCAGCAGTCAATTTACGCTGCGACTGCGCCAAAAGGTCTTTCATCTGCTCCAGTAGCTTAGCAGGGGAGAAGAAAGAAAAGTCCTTGGTGCTCATAGCGTTCTTCAAAGCGTCAGAGTTGTAAACATACGGCTCCAGCCAATGCACAATCATGCTCAACGCCAGAATACTCTGTTCCTTGCGGGTCAGAGTAACATTGAACTGCTGCAGCTCATCATCATAGTCAGTCAGGTCTTGCACGCAAATGTCAGCAAAATCATCAATGGCGGCCTGAAGCAGGTCGCTCTCTGCATCTGCAAACATCTCGTCAGTATATCCTTCCTTGTCATAATCTCGAATGCGCCCACGACAGCGGGCATAGATACTTTCAAAAGTGGTTGCCATGACCCGCCTCCTTTACATCAAATTGTGTCTTCCAACTCAACAGACAGGGAGTCCTCCAGCGCCTTAATCGCACTGCGGCTGTCCAGCTCACCGGTTTCGATCTTTTTCTTAGCCTCAGATGCAATCGCATCCTTGGTGCCGCCCGGCAGTGTCGGGACGATCTTCTTAATCTCATCGGCGGGCATTGTAAACACGTCATTAAAGTTGTCGGTGGTCAGACTATTTTTGTAATAGCGCTCAACGCCAAGCTTCTTGATAATGGCGGGATCATCGATCAAAATCCAATTTTCCTCAAAGAACCGGCGCTGATTACCGCGCATAGAAACCAGCTCGCGATACTCCATTTCCTGAACATCGCCAAAAGCTTCCCACTCAACGGTATAGCCTGGATTCAAGGTGGACTTATAGATCAGATTACCAGCTGTGCCATTGCGGCACTCCACCATGGTCTCGTTTGTAATTTCGACTACGGGCTCGGTTGCTACGGGAGTAGCAGCTTTCGCGGCTGTAGTCTTAGTTGTACGTCTTGCCATTCGTTCCTCCTATTTAATAAAAGAAGCGGCAGGGTTGTTGCCCCACCGCCATTCAACTCAAATTATCGATCAGGCCATCTTGTATGCGCCGAAGTCACGATCAAACACAATGGCAATGCCAGTGCGCTTCATCATCAGGAACTCCTGGCTCATATCGGCGTTGTTCATCGGGGTACCCATCAGCATAGTGACATCACCCTCGGTAACGCGCTTAATGGGCTTGGTGTCGCCAGCAAAAACGTACAGGGTCTTGTCATCCAGGATGAAATCGGTGGTGCCGGTGGCGTGACGCTGCTTCACAGCAATCAGCTCAGTACCATTGAAGCGGCCAAAGTGACCCATTGCGTACATATCTTCCTTGGCGGAATCAGACACAACGGCAGTCTTGATCTGACGCAGAGCCTTACGGGTGCCAACAATCACAGCGGTCTCGCCAGTAGAAGCCTCAACGTGCTCGATCAGGTCCAGCAGCTTGTCCTCGTCAAAAGAGCCGGTCTCAATGTAAGGAGCATTCAGCTTGCTGAACATGCCAACGAATGCGGCGTATGCAGAATCCAGCTCATCCTTTGTGAAGGACTTGGAAACGATATCAACAAACTTGTTAAAGTCGATACGGCCAGCCAGAACACGGTTCAGCTCCTCGTAGATTTTGATAGCGTGCAGCTGAGTATTGACGGTGATGTCAGTACCAGCTTCCAGACGCTGACGGCGCACGCCCTGAGTACCCTCGGCGATATCGGCAACAGCAAACAGGCACTCGCGCTCGATGTGGAACTTGGGAGTATCGCCCAGAGCCAGGTTGCGATCCTCGACCATGTTCATAAAGAACTCGTCGCCCTTCAGACCTTCCTCAGAAATAACATTGACCAGCTCCTCAACAATAGCGAACACCTTGGAGCAGCTGCCATCACGCAGAGCCTTAATGTCCAGCTTGGTGGAACCGCCATTTGCCTCAACCAGAGCCTTGCGCAGAGCCTCCTGGGTGTCGTTCACAGAATAATCACCAGCAACGTGGCCCTTGTAGCCATCGAGAGCCAGCTTGACCAGATTAGAATCAATAGCCATGGTATAAACCTCCTATAATAAAAATGGCCGCCCGCTTTAAACGGACGGCTTTATGTTGATTTCTTAAAACTTCGGAATCACTTCAGGGTGATCATGTAGTAGGTATAGCGACCATCGCCAAAACCAACAGTCTCAACGAAGTCAATGCAGCCAAAGGTCTTGTCATCAGCAGCTTCCTGAATCTGGATCTTGGTGTCATCGGCAGCAAAACCGACATACTTGCCCTTTGCAGGAGTGCCGTTAAATGCCTCGGCAGTAGCAGAGAAGCCACCCTTTGAAACATTCAGAGCGTAAACGCGCACAGGCTTGCCAGCCTCATTGACCCACTCGGGCAGATAGTGTGCCACGGTCTGATCATAGAACAGCTCAACGCCAGCGGTCAGATACAGGTCAGCAACGGTGGAAGTTGCGGTAGGAGCGGTAGCCTTGTAGACCTCGCGACCCAGCTTCTCGCCCAGAACAACCAGCTGAGCGTTATCGATCTCAGCAGCATCGGACTCCTTGTAGAAAATAGCACTCTCCAGCTGAGCACCATCCAGGGTGCCACCCAGCTTGTCAATGCGCACAACAGCATGCTTATTATTAGCCATAATTATGTACCTCCTAATTTTTGGTAAATTACTTATTGCCGAGATAGTGTTCGATCAGACCACCATACGCGACATCTGAACCGTTCTGGGTGCCACCCACGCCAAAGCGGACAGTTCCTTTGTTGTTTTTATTGGGAACATAAGAAAACTCAGCACTCTTGCGGCCAACCAGCGCATAGCACTTGGTCTCCAGATCGGAGTAGCTGATCTCCTTGTTCTCTTTCAGTGCGATATACTCAGCATCTGCGCCAAGCTTCTCGTCAAAGGTGGCAAACAGAGCGTTGCGCTTTGCTTCCATCTCAGCGGCTTTTGCGTCAGCTTCAGCCTGCTGATATGCTTCTAGCTTTGGTTTGATCTCGCTAACTTCATTGGCCGCTTTAGTAAAGCTGTCAGACAGTTCAACAAGTTTGTCAGTCAAAGTAGAAAACATAGTGATTAGGCCAGGCATTACGTCGCCATTATCCCAGTCCTCATAAATAACTTTTTTGCGTTTAATATTCTCGTACTCCAGAACAACATTGTCACCGTTCATAGAGTAGGGAATACCCATCAGTTGATATGTGCCAGAATCGGTTACAATAACTTCGCTGCCCTGAATATCAGTAAGCCAATACTTAGGAATCATGCATTCATTGTCCCAACGAGAAGGAACCTGAACCTTAAGCAGCGCATTATAAACTTCATCACGAAGCTGATTAGCGGTCAAAGTAAATTCGCTGGACGTAGCGGGTTCGTCTTCTTCGGCTGGCGCAGTATTCTCAGCGGGAACCTCAGTTGTTGCATTTTCTGCACCTTCTTCAGGTGCGGCGTTTTCGGCAGGAGCAGCCTCAGATTCGGTCTTTGTCGCAGTATTCTCTGCGGCGGGAGTCTCAATCTCAGGATTCTCCACAGCGCCTTCTGCCACGGCATTTTCAGTCATAGCAGGATTCTTTTCATTTTCATTCATTGGCGTTGTATCTCCTTTCTCCTTATCGGATGGATTATCATTTTGCGCAGTATAGTTCTGCTGAATTGCTTGATACTCATAGAGCCGGTCGCGGATCTGAGCAGTAATATCTTCAACAGAAAAAATGGCAGTAACGCAGCTGCCTGTCATAGCGGGCTTGATACTCGGATCAGTCGTAGACAGAATGCAGCAACCGTCAAATTTAAAAGACCCCACAGGAACGTTGCCGTTCTTATCTGCGGGGCCACAAGCCATATCGGTCAGCTCAACACTGTGATTCTTCGTACCATCGCGGGTAAAAATATCTACAGGATCGCTAAACTTTGTCCAAATCAAACCATCAACACGCAAATACTCCCGTTCAATACCGGTGCCGTCATCCTTAACGATCCAGCGAGGATTACAAGATTCAGGGATAACACCATAAGCTTGACCAGCATAGACGTATTTCACGTCTTTATCGGTGATTCGCAATTCATGTTCATGTCCTTTAAAATCCTTATCTTCCTCGTCAAGTTCATCTACAACATAACCAAGGATCGGCGTATTACAGATTGTCGGTACTGCTTTGTTGATCGCGTCTTTTGTAAAACTTGTCTTATTGAGGTTTGCTCCAGTGTGCATTACATCAATGCTGACATCAATGAAGCGAAAATCAGAAGATTCGTATTCGCCCTTCTTAATAAAAGAAACCGGATATCGTTGATTCATTCTGTTTTCACCTCCTCGTCAGCAAAATAAAAGCCCTGGCGAATCGCAACCTGCAACTCAGCCAGAGCATTTTCAAACACAGAATCGTATACAAAAACATACTTGTTTGTTGGGTCTATTCGTAGCATCAGAGCGCCACGGTCGGTCAGGAACTTTGCCATCCCGGCGGAGTGTGCTCCGTGTACGATAACTTCATAAATCTCCTGACTCATCTTATGCCTCCTGTCTATCAGCGCTTACATTGCCAGCATCAGACAGGCCCTCGCCCTTACTTGCGTTTGTTGGGCGGCCACCTTCATCCCCGGCGGAACCGGACTGAGTATTGGAGCTCTTGAGCGGTGTTTCACCAGCACTAAGTCCCAGGATTTCATTTTCAAGATAAGTCATGTTCTCATAATCGCTGCCCGCATAACCAGTAGTTGCAAGAGCGGCGGTTCGAGTCGGCATACCATAGGTGGCATCCTTGAGATATCTTTCATGCATCTCAGTCACGTTATAATGAGTGACTGGTAGGAAGTTTAGGCGGAACTTATAAGAACTGGAAACGCTCTTCAGCTTGCGATTGATCCAGCGTTCCAACTGTCGCATCACTGCAAACACGATCTCCTGGTCATTCACAGTACACAGCTGCAGGGTAGTAGCAGAAGGATCTTCGCCACCGCCGAACAGATTCTTATTCACGCCAGCGCCTGTAAAGAATGTGGCCTCAGCATTTGAGACCTCTTTAGAGTCACTGTTCACGCCGCTCTTTTCAAAGTTCCAGCTACTGATCTTCATGGGAGTAAGAATTGCGCCAATATTCGGCGGAAGTACATTACTCATCATGTCATAGAACTCTTTTGCTGTATCATAGTCGATCAGGAAAGAGCCGTCAGTATCATTCACTGGAATCTCCATTGCCAGCGCCTTATAGTTATTGGTCTCACTTGCGTTTTTACTGATGGCACGGTAGTCTTCAATATCGGCAAGCGCACTAAACAAACTCACAAACGGGGGAATGGGGATATAATCGTGCTCGTTTACTTTGATGCAAATGGACTTGGAACTGTCCAGCTCCTGCCACTTGTAGTTCTGCGAGTCAGCCTTATATTGGTTATACATCGTCTCAAACTCTGGCGGATAGTTGGGCAGCTTATCTTTGTTGGAATCAAAATAAGAAAAATCAAAAGCAAAGTTATAAACGCCGTCCTCAATGCTGCTTATTTTACAATAGTCTGCATCAAGATTTTGAAAAGCAAAACTGTCATTTGTCTCCCACGCATAGCCATAGTAAACGTCATCGCGGAATGCAATTGTCAGTATCTTCGTGGCTTCGTGCGAGATATTCATCAGCTCAACTGCTGTTACAGCAGAATAATACGCCTTCTTAAATTTATTGGCGTTAATTGTCTTAGAGCGATCAAGTCCATACGGAGAAATCGTGTAAGAATATGTAGACATATTCGCAAAATACTGAATCAGTCGGCGATAGTAGTTTGAAATATTGAATAGATATTTACTCATATTTCGCAGCTGCTTCTCATAGTTGGCGGGGTTGCCAAGATAGGTGACGATCTGATCTTTCGTATATTTTGTATATGTCGGATTTGTGTCGGTACTCGATGCCAGATTACGGATACCGATATGTGACAAGTTCGCATAAACGCCATTGACAAGATCCTGATATGTTACATAAGAGGTCTTACCATCTTTGGCATTTGTTACGCGGACCTTTTTCTGCATTTTATCTTCAGCCATTACAGTCCTCCCTTCTTTAACACAGGCGCTCTAAAGTTAAACGTGAGCGAAGTTGGTTTTTTATTCTTCTTCTCCATGCTTCGTTCAACTTGCTGCGCAATGTAATAGTTGTAAGACAGGGAAGAGTAGCGGTCTTTACGGCAGCCGGATTTCTCCTTGACCTTGATAACGTTATTCACAGTTTCGTAGCCCAGGTTCACGAGTTCGTTTACAGCAAGTCCGGTATTGATATATGGCATCTGTAGTGCGGCTCGTTCAGTAGGCGACATTTTATCATAGCCTTTATAGATTTTGCGCAACTGGTCTTCACATCCGTACTCACTCTGAAGCAGATGGATACGTCCTTGCTGGAAACCGCTGCGTAATCCAATGGCTACATCGCTATTAAACTGGGAGCTGCCCATAATAGCCTAGATGACCTTGCGAGCATTTTTGTCAGCACAGCGAGATGCGATTTCTTGATTGTTACAGCAGCTAATCGCAGGATACGTTTCGCCTGTTTCTGGGTCATACATATCGCGCATTAACAGGTCGACCAGAGGTAATCCAACGCCTCTACAGTCAACCCCGATATAATCACAGTTGAAGTAATCGAAATACCGTCGTAGTTTTAATGCTTGGTCTTGCGCACTCATACCCTCAACGTTCTCTGAATAGACAAAGTTGCTGGTATAGCGCCCTGATTTATTCGGCAGCATACAGTTCAAGAAGATACTGGTTGCATCGTTGTCGTTTTTGCGGCTACTCATCAATGCAATATCGGCAGTAAGAATTCGCACTTCGCCATTTTTCTTTTTCGGCACATCCATAGCAGCTTGATTAAGTAAAAGATTCGGTGCGTAGAACGCCTTTTCAATGACGCGCGTTTTGTTGATGTCATCAAATTGGAATAACCCACCCTCAGTAGCACCAAGCCACTTACATTCATTCTCCATTGCAAATGTCAAATCAGAAAAACTGGATTCACTCATTTCGTCCTCTACAGCTTCCTTCAACAGCAAGCCGCTCTTGATTGACATTTGATACGGGAAGGATACACAGAAATATTTCTTATTAAAGTCGATCATATTTACGAAGTAGTCCTGACATTTTTCATAGCTCCAATGGTTTTGGAACCAAGCGGAACTTAGGTAGAATTCTTTGTTTCGCTCTGCAAGATGTGCATATTGTGGCTTGTCCAAATATCCAGGATGACGAACAATATTCAGGAACTTCTTCAAAATCAAATCGATAACATCTTTAGAAAGCAATCTATATTCATCACAGATGAGAAGTGTAGCTCGACTACCACGACTACTATCTGTGGCAGTGACTACTTTGATATAGCTGCCGTTCTTAAATATAATCTCTGCTTTTTGATTGTTGATATCGACCTTTTTGATTTCAGAGCGTAGAAGGGGACTATTGGGGTAGATCTCCTTCATTATCTTTTCATCCAAAATACTGATAGATTGGCTTCTTACCTTACAGGCAATACAAACCTTGGAACCAGGCCATAGAATACATGTAATCACACAGAAAACTGCGGTTAGAAATGACTTACCAAGGCCACGAGCAGCAATGAAGCAGAAGCCGGTGCATCTCACCATCAAAAACAATAGTAGCTCTTGGAATGGCTTCAATGTCAGGTTTAAATAGTCTTTTGCAAACCGCTGAGGATTCGCTCTATAGAATGATGCCCTCATGGCAACTGCGTTCATTATTTTTTCTGATTTTGTATTCGCTACTTCCTTATCTGTTAATTTCTCTTTACTCATGCGGGACCACCGCCTTCGCCAATACCGAAAATAGTTTCGCGGAGGCTGGTATCTGTGGCATCGTCCTCATTTGTCTCTGGTTTATGGGCAGTATATCGTTCAAACTCTTCGTCAAATTCGTCTTGATATGGATTCTTTAAGTTGAACATCTTAAGCAAAGTACCCAGAACCCATACTCTGAAATACTTACCGATATTATCAACGTCCTGCCACTCTGGCGACGGCTCTGGAATCGGTTCTTCCTCTTCCTATTTCTGAATCAGCGTGCCAAAAGTATTCGTTTCAGCCAATGCGTTATCGTTCGTCTGATTCGGTTTGATCTGAGCGGACCCCATCAGGTTCTGCAGGTTGTCGTTTGCTTCTTTTATTTTCTTTGTGTCGCCAGTGGCATCAGCCTTATCGCAATTAAGTTCTGCCTTTGCAATGCGTTTGAACAGAATTTCTTGTGCGGCCGTCTTACATTCATGTCTAGTGATAAGATTTTGATAGTGCTCATCAAGGAATAAATAATCTTTTTCATCCAGACCAGTACCCCAGAATTTTCTCATCTTCAGAGTGACCTTTGTACCCTTTGTATCGCCGGCAGCCAACGCATCCTTTTTCTTCTGATCGATTACATCATCATAGGATTTACCAGCGTGCTGGCGCATATTAAGCCGTCCCATGTAGGTGTTGATCTTCAAAGCGGATGCGGTAGAATGCTCAGAAGCCTCCAGCAGCTTATCATCAACATAGGTGTCAAACATCATAGCCAGACGATCGATCGCCTCGTCCTCGTCGTTATATTTCTTGGCGTAAAACTCAAACATGCGCTCACGACACTCATTGCACCATGGGAGATATCCATCATTACCCATAAACCATTGGCTCTGCGTTTTTGAGAAATTTCCCTTACGCACATCATAGATCTTTCCGCAACACATGCACTTGCCACCGCTCCAAGACTGTGGGACCTTGATACGAGGCGGTTTCTTATCTGCGGCAACTCTGGCCATAGCCAATCACCACCGTTCCATCGTCCATCATATCATCGAAGCGATATTTAATCTGATCCTATAGTTTTAAAACTTCATTCAGTTTTTTCGTCTTGCGGAATTTTGTATATACAGAGCCGGTTACCGGGTGCTCTCCAATCTCTTCGTAAAAAATTCCCATAGCACGAACAAACAGCGCTGTCCGTCTGGAATAGCAGTAGAAGTAATCGCCTCCTAAATCTTTGTGATATTTTTCTTCCATCTCTAATTTGGAACCCTCCTTTTTAATTTATTTTTGTGGGTACAGGTATACGAGTCGAACGCATCCAAACACAGCTTATGAGGCTGGTCAGCACACCGGCGCTGTCACCTGCGACATATAAAGCTCGCCTTTTCTAACGAGCTGTTTATTTAACTATTGTTGAACTTATCTGACAATTCTTTTAAGATCTGATAAACCGTTTTCAATTCTCCATCAGCATTTCTAATATCAACCCCTAATTCTTTAAGACTAGTTTCAATGTCTTTATCAGGGCAAGCACAAACAGTCTCACATTTAGAACCTGCTAAAACAGAACAAATGTCGTCCATAATAATCTCCCTTATAATAAAAAACGCCCTGAGCGGTTAAGCCCAGAGCGCTTAAATCTATTAAATTACGATGTTAAATCACTATCTTCACTGGCTTCTCCAGCTTGACATCATACAGACATTCAAGTCCGCTATCATCGATTACAGCCACTGCCTGTTGCGGCACATCATTCTTGCGCAGTCCAATTGCGTAGGAATCGCTGCCACAAACGCAGCCGCTCTCAATAACCTTCGTACCATGCACCGTTGTCATGCCGTTTGTGTGGCGGTGACCAAGGAACACCATGTCGATTGGCTGCTTCACCATCAGTGTCAGGTGCTCAACGACGTTAGCAGGGGAGTCCTTATCTCCATGTGCGTACATCACAAGACTATTCCTAGCCTTAAAGCCACCAAAGGTCGGATCAAGCTTCTCTGTTTTAATATCAATGCCAGCCAGATTTTGCAGTCGTGCCTTCATATAGAACGGAATCAGTGCTTCAAGTTCGTCACCTGCTACCTGATCCTCTTTGCTTGGGAATACTCGTGAATGATTGCCACTCACAGAATACACGTCAATATGCTGGCATACCTCGTACAGTGTAGCAACAAAATTACTTACCAGCTCTGCAGCAGTCATAACCTGCTCAATGCTGTTTTCATTGTTCTGCACGCGGGTATTAACATGGATATGCCCATTGATCAGGTCGCCCAACAGCAGCACATGAATTTTTTCGGCTGTATGTCGCGCTACGATATTGAACACCTGTGCAGCATAACTCTCAAGCCGAGCCTTTAGAATATCCTTGTTGAACTTATTCCACGCCGAATCAATACCCGCGCCAGCGTGTAAATCAGACAAGCACACAATCACATCGTGACCGCTGTCTTCGTACTGCACAACATTCAGAAAATTGTCAGGGTTATACGGAGCAACATTCTTCAGAATCAATTCCTTAACGGATTCGGCACGAGCAACATCGCGATACACCTTGTTTGTTGCATTGCGTTCATCTTGTAATTTGATTTTTTCAATCTTCAATCGCTGCAGTTCGTTCTTGATCGTTTCTTCGTTGGCGTGATCAATAGCGTAGTCATAACCATCTTTCCACGACTTATAGGTCTTGCGGTATCTGCATTCGCCATAGTCTGAGCCGGTTGCTTCATTCAGCAGTTCTGCTGCCTGATTCTAAGTCAGCTTACGTTCGCTGCATGCCTCACCAATCCGCATCATATATTCATCAAAGGTCTCGCCGTCCGCTTTCTTAAATTCGTCCATGCGCCACCTCAGATCTCAAAATTGGTGTTGGTACGCTGGGTGCGGTTCAGTTCGCGTAGCGCCTCTTCTGCCTCGGGATTGCCAGGCAACTGAGTCAGCACAGACTTGATTTCCTCCGCATACCAGTGATGAACGGTACGAGTGATATGGACACCGGGAATAACCTTACGCAGATACTCTGCCTCACGCTTAGTAATTTCAACCATTATAATAAATCTCCTTTGTAATTTATAATCGAAAGGGAAATATACAACACCCTTTCATATATTAAGAACTTAAAGTTCATTTCGGTCGTTTGTTTCGATTCGCATTCTTTTTCGCTAGACGTGCCTGTTCTTTCTTTGCCGCACATCCTTTGCAATATCTGCTGGCATTTGGCTTTTCTGAGTGATACTGTTCGCCACACACGATGCAATAACATTCCTTCGGGTCAAATAGCTCTCGCACTATGGCGCTTAAATTCAGCCGATTGTTTTCAAGCGTCACATTGAACGTGTACGCAATCGTGTCATTCTTATCAAGGGCAAAATTTGGGTACTGGTATAAGCATCCAATGTCGTCAGTGCCGGTTCTGTTCAGCAGGTGATAGTCGTCAGAAATCTCTTTCATGCCCCGCACTGTATTATAGCCGTCGTCCTAGTTCTTCCCAGCGCAATACATGATCTCTGTCTGCTCTTCAAAGCAGCCACCAAAACGTTTCATCTTGAACTCGGTATCCAAGGCAAAGGTATCGCTTCCATACAGCCGGCAGAAGAATATTACCCCAAACAGAACACGTAATTGTGCGTAGTTGATATGATACTTTCGGCGCGCCTCTGTGATATAGTCCAGATCTTTCTGATAAAGCACAACTTGATGTACGTCAAGTATGGGCGCGTTATTTTTACGGCCTCTGCTGAACGTCTGGATCAAGTGGCTACGGTCATAGCTGACAGACTCAGGATTTTTCATCCGCTCATAATAAATGGTGGCGCATTCAATAGGGGAGAGGGAGGTTCGCTTCAGCAGATTTCGCAGCATCAGATTTGACTCGTGATAGTCCTGCCAATGATCGAGCAGCATATTCTCATTACAGTAGAAAGTTGTATATGCCATTTAACCTCCTTACTCGATTGGTATAATTTCGCCATCAATATAGCGGCAAAGTTGTCCATGTGCATTATAGTATGGAGACATATATCCACTATGTAGCCAATAATATATAACTCTTGTATTCTCATCATAGATAAGTTTCGTATTAGAAATACTATACAAAGAACTTCCATTATAAACAGCTTTATCGCCTACATTGTTTTTACGCGGAATAGATGCCCAAATTCCAATACCTAAACATAAACATATTATAGCTATCAAAGTGATGATTGTTATTTTAAAACACCGATAACTCATTCTGTTTCATCCTTCCCATCAACTGCTTCGTGAACATAATTTGAAATACGCTCGAATTCGGTATAATCAAAATACATCTCACCGCAATCACCGCATACCATCGCCGTGATATCCGGCACATGAACCATCTGATTTTTATAAGTAAATTCGTGCTCCAGTCCAGTCTGCTTTGTCAACAAGCCGCCACAGGTAGGACACTTGGTTATTTTCTGCAGTTTCTTTGTTTTCTTCTTAAACCAACCCATATTATTTCACCCTCGCTTCATGGATTTTCGGTTCAGCCAGACTATATCGCTGGCCAAGGTATTCGTACTCGCCGTTCGGATCGTGAACTGGCAGCTGAACAGGAACCGGCTTGATATTTTCGACCACACCAGCGCCGGCCATGTGCCACAAGAACTTCTTGAATTTATTGGGATACTTCTCGTAGCAGAGCACTACAAGAATATTCGCCAGCTCTCTCACATCAGGACACACCAGCTTGCACTTGTTACGGTAGACATTGTAGATCGCCTGCCAGTTCGTTTCATATGTCTTGGCCTCTTCTTTGGTAATACGCGACTCAATGTCCTTATGATATAATTGCCAGTTGCGGCATTTCTTTTCGAACTCAAGTTGTTCCTTACGGCATTTGTTGAAGTCCAAGAAAATGGCCTCGATCTCGTCAAAGACTGCCTGATCATAGGAGACCTCTGGATCGTACATGATATGCCAATCAAAGCTACCTGCAGGCTCTTTGCGCCACCGTACACCGCGCTCCCAACGCTCCAGACTCATGCAAAGCAGGTTCATGTTGCTATGTGCCTTGCTGAGATTATGTAAACGTGCGTAGTAAGGGCCTGCATACTTCATAAAGTAAGGTAGAGGACGACCATAAGCTGCTACATTACGCGGGATCGGATATAGAACACCTGTTTTAGCATAATCGATAGCTTTTCCGTTGCAGATGCTCAAAAGCGAAATATTATCGTGATAGAGCTTCTTGGTCTTTTCCATGGTCGGAACCTTATTATGGTATGCAGTTGCGTAGTTTGAAATTTCGCCAATAGAACTCTTCAATCCGCGAATGGTGCAGGCGACTTTGTTCTTCACAATATCACATTCTGCCAACGCAGTGATCTTATCTTCAACATCAAGTGTGATGGGGATATTATCAGGAACACCACTCATCATCAGTGGATTATCGATGATTAGAACCAGGTCGCCGTCAAAATCAGAACCATTGAGTCTGGAAGCCACGATGGATTTGATATTCACCATAGCAACATTCTGAAGATGGCTGCAGTATTTGCGGGTGTATTCGTTGTCTACGGCCTTGGCCTTTACATGTTCTGCAACAGAGATATGGGGATTGCGCTCAATTAAGCGGTCTCCCTCCATCACACCACGACGATCAAAGCTATAGAACTCACCGTCTTCAAGGCAGCCAGTTACAGGTAGGCCACCAATGTGCTGTAACAGTGCAATAAGGTCAGGAGCCCAGAACTTAAAAGTAGCATTCATCCAAAGCCGACCGCACTTCATCTCATTGCGATATTTATCAAGCAGCGAGTGAATATAATCTTTGATTGCAGGCTCTTTTACCATCACTGGGTTACGCAGGGCAGCAGCCATGTAATGATTCATTGGGTCGTTGTTCTCGGCAAGTAAACCAAGGAAGCAGTATGTATAAATCGGGTCGCCTTTGACAATATTTTGATACCAGGTAATGCTGTCGTCAGCTAGATGCTTAAAAGACTCATTGTCAAGCTGTAGATCTTGAATGACCTGATAGTTGCTACGGGTGGAAAGCGGTTCTTGTTCAAGCGTAAAGTTCCATTTAGCTACACCAAGGCAATTATCGTACTTCTTGAAAAGTTCCCAGTATCTCTCCCAGTCAGAATATGTACCAGTTTTCTTGAAATATTTGAGACCCTTGTACATTGAAGCAGTAATAATAATCATTGGTTCGCTGCCAGGTGTTACATCATATTCCATGCCCCAGATGTCCTTGATTTTTGTAACGCCGTTCTCTTCAAAAAAACGCTCGTAATCAATCTCGTGTAAGCAACCCTTGATATATGGAGCACGCAGAATCAAGCTGTTCATCCGTTCAGAAGTGCCGATACGCTTTTCAAATTCGCGCATGATACTTGGGTGGCAGATTCCAGCGCCATCAAAGGCGTTGATATCAATGTCAACTGTTTTTGTGGCGATATCTTTCTGAGTCCAGGTGCGTTCTTTGCCTGTTTTACGGTCATTAAACGTCACAGTCTTGTCTACTAGGTACTCGATCCACTGATTCTTGATCGTTGTCATATAATCTGGAACAACAATCATTTTTGGGTACCAGTTCTCCAGGCAATGGCAGCTGCTCAGCATCAAACCACGATAAGCATAGTACTTGCTCAGGACGGTTGGTGTCTCAGAAAAATCCAGCTCCATACTTACACGGCGGTCGAGTTCAGGGTAGATATGTCGCTCAACAAAACTTAACATGCTCTGACGGACCATACTTGCACTACGTTCACAGAACAGATATTTCTGGCCATTAAATTTGAATCCATGCTCTACTAAATGATCAATAGCATCAGGGTGGTTCTGACCGCCTGTTGCATCAACAAAGATAATAAAGCGCTGGAATTTATTCTAGTCATCGGAAATGAGCCGAATCTGTCTGAACAGCATATCGTCGCCCTGTAAGACCTTATACTGCTCCATCTCTTCTGGTGTCAGTTTAAAATTATAGTTATGAGAAACGATATAATTCAAGTTAAATTTTAGTACGCTATATAATGGTGGACTAAACAAATAATATCACTCCTCAATGAATCAAATTATTCCAGTGGTCGTTAAAGTGGTCATCGCCGTCATCTTCGCCATCGCTGCCGCCCATATCATCGTCGCCATACATAATCTCATCGTAGGCCGCCAGACACCTGCTGATAAACACAACCAAAATGGGCGTAACCACCAGGGCAGTAAAGAGCACACGTCCTAGAATCTGATATGTAAGCACAAATACAACAAGCATTTCTGCGATAGTAAACATCCAATCAACAAAGTCAACGGAACTTAAAACACCAGCGATAAGTACCATCAGCGGAATAGAGTTAACGCGGATCTCCTGAATATCGTCTCGCTCTGTATCATTCTCTCCGCCCGGCTTCTTAGGCTCTTTGTCCATACTACTGCGTACCTCCTTAGTCTTCGTCGTCGTCCCACATTGTGCGCCGCTTTCGCCGCTCTGATTGCCGCTGGCGTTCGCCGCTTTCCTGAGCCTTCTCAACTTCCTGCAAAAACTGATTCTCAATCATACGCTGTTTGCGGGCGTTACGCATATAGCTGCTCTTAGACACCTTATCACGCTTGCGATCACTCATCGTCGCCGTCCTCCTCATCATAACCATAATCATCTGGGCAGTACATCTCGTGAAATAAATATCGTGTCAAAGAAGGGGACATAGGCGTACCATCTTCCATCCACAACGTATCATAGAGCGATGCATTGCCGATCAGTTCCTGCTATTCTGCATATACCTGAATCGCGTCAAGGATATCCTCGTAAGTTACATCATAATCGCGCACAGCATCAGCTACGGCAAATCCGATATTATAAATATCCTGTTTTGAAAAGTCGTTTTCTTTCATATAGTTCCTCCTTATAGCAGCGGCTCACAAATACATGGCCCTGTCAGTAAATCGATTTTATGTTCAAGTTCTGCGATTCGAGCTTGTAATTGATCAATCGCAGTTTGATACGAAATTGTTGTTGCTTTTATAGTATCTATACGTTCTACTGCAAAATGCGACAGATTATTTGCTTCATCGGCTTTAATAATCGCATGGTTCACTGTATCGTGCATAGAAAATAAATGATTATCTATTTCTTCAACTCTTACAGTTAGCTCTTGTTCGTCCAATATTTTCATCTCCTTTACAATAGACTTTCACAATAATATTCACTATTTGTATTGATATCTCCATTTATCAGTTTAAGATATCGTCTGTACATCTGTTCAGCATAAGGCCCAGCAATTTCGAATTCAAATCCGTTATTTAATAAGAAAAGTCTTACTTTCCTTTTAACTACAAACGTTTCATCTGGTTCTCCATAGCGGCAAACCGTCATATCGTCTTCGTCTATTTGAAATCTAAAATTATCAAATTCTATTTTACAATCATTTTCAATTTCGATATGTAATTGTAGGGCTGCTTGTTGTTGTACTTCTTCACTGATATATTTTTTCATAATAGACTCTCACAGTAACACTCATTGTGAATAGATGCACTGTATTCTTCTTTTAGAAATTTTTTCGATACATAGTCTTTGATAAACTTTTGTAAAGTTTCATCAGTAACTATGGTGTCATAATCAACCCATTTGTCGAATTGAATAGTGTGATGTGAATCGCCATAATTTACAGTGTTGATAGTCGATCCATTTTCAAATTGAATTCGCACAGGTTGCTTCCAATCCGATGGATACATGTATATCTTATCATCAGGTATCAATAATTGATTGTTCATATCGTGCCTCATAATAGTGATTCACAGACACACTCGTTCTCTGCCTCGACAACATTAGGAATCGCAATCGTCCACAGCGTGTCGTGTCCCATTCCATAGTATTTTACTTCCGCTTGAACTTCACGCTGGTTACCATTTGCGTCAATGTAAGATACAATTTCGTTTGTGGTTCGCAGTGGTTTATCGCTTGGCAGAGACCATGTAAATCCATCTTTCGACCAGTCAAAAGTAAACTCGCCACTGTTGACATCATCGGGATATCTGTATTTACACCATCGCAGCGTGCGATCATCATGTAGCGCATCAAATTTGTTCATTGCTGGCACCTCTGTTATACCAAACTGTTACACACGCATTCATCCCGCTGCACTTCTTGAGGCGTAGTTGGCGGTGTAAACGCAACCTCGCTCGGATCGTATGTCATCAAAGAACAGGCATCGATTCGCACATTCGGGAAGCACATGAACTTAAAGCATCGGTCAATATCATCAACAACAAGTGGCTTATCCTCTAAGTGCAATCCACGATAATTATCGGGAGGACAAGTAGTTGTTATCACGTGAATACTGTATTCTCCGCGAGCTCTGCTTTGTAAATCTACTATAAGGCATTGATGATCAACCCTATACCCCTAATATTGAATATCAAGGTTCCTTGCGATTTCCTTGATATAGTCCTGTGCACATAATATAGCCGTCCCGCCCATCGGCACCAAGATGTTACAGTTGTTCTTGACAGCGTATTCGCAGATCGCATATGTACGTCCACCGCCTCGTGGCGTTAATATTCTTTTCATATTTCACCCCTCCTTACAATAGCGGTCTGCACACACATTCGCACTGTTGATCAGCCAGAGCATCATGGATTACATCGTCCAGACATTCGGGTGTGATGGAGAACTGCTGGAACAAGTCAAATTGATTGTTGTTCATCAAATAGTTCATGGTGATCCGCCGCATTTTATTCTCTGAAATATACTTCGCATCCTCTTCACCATACAGCCGCGCGATCTCCTTGAAAAATTCAAAAGTATCGGTCAGCGCCAGCCTATCGTCAAAATAGAATGTCGTATATTGTGCGCCGAATTTATCTTTATTGAATATATTCCAAAAATCTTCGGGTGATTTACAGATTGCGGTCTCCTTGCGATGCTTTTGCACAGTATCCATGCGTTCATACCAGTCACACACTGTGTCATAGATCGATGGTCTTACGAATAAAACGCGCATTATTTCTTCTCCTGTTATAGCAAAGTCTCACAGACACATTGTTCGTTGAACAGCTGTTTGTCATATTGTTGGCATATTTTCAAAGCAAGATTAGTAATCCATTCTGCGTCGTCTCCATGAAGTACCTTATAATTATCATCGATAAACGCAAATACAGCAGGTCCCGTTTGCTTATATAGATGATAATAGACTCCTGCTCCACCGACAAAATCCATGAAGAATCCTGAGTTGTCTTTTAAGCCAAGCAACAGAACATAAGTGTCAAAATATCGAGACATCTTATAGGTCAGATACTCATTGGTTGTATAAAATATTTCTTCACTAGCTTTACTCATCTGTCCCATGCTACTATGCCTCTGTTAAATGGTGTAATCAGATATCGGTGTGTAGCTATATTATTCAATTGAGCTTGCAATTGGTTTAATATAACCATATTGTCAGAATGTTGGTTTTCTATATATTTTTTGAATTCCTCCAGTATCTGTTCTGTCTCAACTTCTCGAAGTCGGTCACACAACTCTTTCGCTAAACCGTCAATCGCTTCATAGTTCCAGTCGCCAGTAGGAGAGATGTAATCCATTGGTCGTAATCCGTCTATTCTTACTTCTATCATTCTGCTGTGCCCCCTTAGTCTAACAGGTCAGCCAGTTGTGCGGTCTCGCTGCGTTCTGTCTTGTTCAGGTAGACATATCCAAAGTGCGGGTTGCCAGCCAGACACTGAATTGCCTTACGCATACCGCTGTTATTTTCAAACACGGCCTCGTCAGTCTGCTTCAGATCGCCATCAAGCCACAGCATAGATCCTTCACCAACACGGCCGAGTAGCAGCTGTACATGCTCTTTGGTCAGATTCTCAGCCTCTGAAACCATAATAATTGCGTTCTTGTAGTCGCGGCCACGAATAAATCCAAGGTGAGCTACTTCTACCTGCCCATTATTGATCCAGTATTCCAAACCAGCTTCGCCGCCCAAGTGATCAGCCAGAGGTCCAGCAAAAGAAGCAGCGCCGAGCTTCTCTAGTAGAGTGCCAGGTAGTGCACCCAACTCCTTGGTATTCTTGACTTCGATGTTATTGCGAATCCAGATCAGCTTCTCAACCTTGTGCTTCTCGATCATATCAATGGCAGAGGACACCATAAGCATTGTCTTGCCGCTGCCGAATGTTCCAGCCAGCATTTTAACTGTAATATCGTCGTTCTGCAGCATATCAAATGCGAGCTTCTGTTGGTCATTGAGTGGTTTTACGTCGCCAGTGAAGCGATTACTGATCTTTTTGTATTTGAGTGGTACATATTTCTTGCCATTCCATCGTAGCCAGCCTACCGCATTGCCTGCCGGCATATCATCGTCTACTGTGTCTGGATCACGAACAATCAGATAGCCATTCACTGGAGTGTCAAACAGATTCTGATATGTATAGCCTTCATCGTGGGTTTGATATGCCATCGCCATGGCTTCCTCGCCGCCTTCATCAAGAGTGACTTCAGTCTAGCCAGTGTAGTTATTATTGGCGCTTGCTGCTGCATCTGGATAGGAGAACTCGATCGGCAGATCAAGAATGCCGCTGGCGATATTGGCGCAACTTAGGTCGCTGGTGACGAACCTGAAAGAATCAATGTTGGCCTGGATCTGTCGCTGTGCTTCCGGGAGTCCGGCTTCAATCGCGTCATTCAAATTGCGCTTCATCTCGTCCAGATACCAGCGGGCGGTTGCCATGATCGTCGCGTCGTTGTTATCGCTGATCGGTTTGCCATCCAGGATATAGAACAGGGAAGACATGGGGACTGCCACTACCATAAAGGTGTTGTCGTCGTGATGCTCGGCCAGCAGGCGGGTTACAGTACGGGCCTTATAGCGGATCTCTTCGCTCTTCTTGCCGCTTGTCTTGATCTCTTCCAGCTCGTGCAGCGTCATATCGGCAATCAGAAACGGCTCTGTTGCACCAGAAGCGGTTGCACTGGCAGGTTCGAAAGCAGCAGCTCCCAAATCAAGAAGCGCGGAGGTGTCATAAAACTTCATTAACGGGTTATCCTCCTTTTATAATGATATTGTAAAGTGTGATTGACTACTGAAAATATAAGCTCGCAGCTGTGGAGAGAACTGCGGGCTTTTTCTTTATACCTTATTATACACCCATGGCGCTGTAAAAGCAATAGTTTTGTGCAAAATACCGGAATAAAATAATCTGTTGTAAAAGTAAATAAAATATAGTAAAAATAGCAGAAAAATTGTTAAAATTAAGCAAAAATGAGCAAAAATAATGCATTTTAAGCGTTTCTACGGCGCTTTTGGGACGCTATTATGTGGCGATCGAGGCACAACTGCGTGAAGATTGGGGTGAAAATCACGTTCGGCATGGAGCGTTTTATAACGATAATACGTTGTTTACCGGAGACAAAATCGGGGCTAAATATGGGTGTTTTACGGGTGCGCAGATAGGGGAGATGATGGATGGTTTTGGGGCGATCAACAGGTGATTTTGGGTGCTGGTGACTGCGAATTAGGAGCAAATGCGGATGGATGATTGTTGCGTGGAGGAGGCGAGTGGGAGGCAGGTGAGGTGTGAAAACCGGGTGATTTGGTACGGGCTGGGGAGATGGAATAACTGGTACGCACGACCCAAACTCGACCCCCTTTCCAATTTTTAACATCCCCCCGGTATGGCCCGAAAAGTCTAGGATTCATGCGGGTTTTCGGTGAATGCTACCTTCCGTTATTAGGTAGTATTCGAGTGCTGGAAATCTGAAATTCTGTCTGGATTTTTACAACTGCCTGTTGTGCCTGAAAATTTCTTTGCTGTTTTTTGTTGTATTGTGTTACCATGTATTTTTGTGGCTGTACTATATAGACAGGCCC